TGTTGCACTTGCCACATTAAGAGTAGATGGATTAACCCATGATGGGGCAGAAGTGCCACCACTCTGTAATATGTAACCAGCAGTTCCAAGAGATAACTGCGATAATGTTCCACTTGCACTTGCATATACAATACCGTTTGTAGTCCAAGATGATTTTCCCGTACCACCATAAGCAACGCCCATAGTTCCAACTGTCAAATCAGCCGAGCCATTCCATGACTTTCCATTAACACTCAATGTATGAGTAAGTTGATTAGCCTTACTAGCTATAGCAGTGAGAGTACCATTAACAGTTAAATTACCTGTGACTGTACCACCTGAGATTGGGAGATATGTACTACCTACAGCATCCTTACGAGCATATTTATCTGAAAGCTTTGTACCATTTTCATAAATAGTACCATCTTTATCTACCTTGAATAGATATTCCCAAGTAGACTGAGAAGAAGACGGATCTTTAACTCTACGAATATATAAGAATTTATTATCCCATTCGTTCTTAGAGCCGAAGATAGGTTCAACCATACCCATATCATAGTATTTCTGTGTTTCTTTATCGAAGACATAGTTACCACCATTGATGGTTGTCCATCCCGATTGAATACCGAGACTACCATCTTGAGACATAAGATACCAATGACCAGCCGTAAGAGCAGCGTTACCCTTAGAAATCAATGCACTATATTCTACACCGTTCACAAGTGCATCATCTTTGTTCCTAATATTATCAAACTCAGCAGAGCCAATATACCAGTTATTATTGGCATCACCAAAGTAACCTGCATCAGCATTGACTGTACCTTGATAAAAGGCATTGCCAACTGAATCTAAATAGAATCCAGGTGTGTGAATTTCTCCATTAGACAAATCAAGAAACGTACCAAGTGAACTATATGTTCCATCGTTACCAGCTACATAATTGTTTGACTTCAAGGCATCTGCTTTGAGCTTTCCACCTTCAATAATCGTTGCTGAACCATCAGGAGATTTGATGATGAACTGTTTTGTGATTGCCGCAACAGCAGAATCTGTAAGAGTAAGGGAGGTGGAAGATGAACCTGATTTTACGAGCCATAAGAACTGATCCAAGGACTGTTGTGCCTTTGTTTCGGCTTCTTTTGCAGTTGTATTAGCTGAAGTAGCAGTGGTCAATGCATTAGACGCATTTGTATTAGCTGTATTAGCCTGTTTTCTTGCTACAGTAGAAATAGAAAGAGCACTATTTAATCCATTAGATACGATAGGAGTAGTTGTCTCTTGTGTATTGTCGTCATAAATAACAAGTGTTCTTGTCCATATATATTTTCCCTCAGACCATTCTGGTTCTTTATCCGACCAACCTTCATTTGGTTGTAAAACGTTGCTATCAGAAATGGCATACTGAGGAGTAATAGATTTTACACCTTTACCCTTTACACCATTTTCACCTGGTTTACCATCTTGACCATTAGCACCTGATATACAAATAGCTTTTGCTGTTTGAGAATTATCTGTTCTGTCCTTGTAGTATGTAATAACTTTCTGCCACACATATTTTCCGCTTATCCATGTAACACTATTTGTTGTCCATTCGCCACCAACTAACTCTGTAGCAGAATCAGATTGGTAGAAATAGGTTGTTACATGATCCACACCTTTTTCGGCAATTTCACGGATTTCATTAGTTTCAACCTTTAAATCTTCTGTAGCTTTGTTAGCTTTATCAGCAGATGCTTGTGCTTGATTAGCCGATTCTTGCGCTTTATCGGCTGCCTGTTGAGCAAGTGCTACTAACTTTTGAGCTGTATCAAGGTCAATGATAACCTCTGATATGGTCTTTCCATCAGAACCAACTTCTGTGCCTTTAATCTTCAGATATCCACCGTCAATTGTAAGACCATTTTCGTCTATAACAATAGACTTGTCTTCATTGTAGATTTGAAGTTCCTTACCTATTATAAGATTACCAACTACAGTCTTAGCGATGATGCCGTAATCTTCAACAAGATTGCCATTGATATCAGTATATGTAAAGCGTCCAACGCCTGTTTCAATTGTCTCCCAACCGTCTTTGGTGAGATATAGTCCGTTGTTTACAATCTTTAACTGCTTTAATGAAAATTCATTATACACATCATCCCAAGATCGAGCTAATAAACCATTTTTTGTAAGTGTTACTGTTTGCTCTTTAGAATTACTGAATGATATATTATCACCAAGTAATCCATTATTTGTCCAATCTGAAACTGTTTTTGTCGTACCTTTTGACTTATCTACTTGATCTTTAACAGAAGAGTAAGATGTAGACATAGATTTTGCTGACTGTAATACAGACTCTACATCTGAATAACCAGAATAGATTTTTTCTACAGTAGAAAATTCTACAGGTATTTCTGACAGATTATCGTAATCAACCTGATAAGAGAGCAGACGAAGCGAGTATACCTTCTCGTCAATTCCGACCTTGATAAAATTACCAACTTCAAATTTATCTACAATTGGTTTGAATTCTGGCAGAGCAAGTAGATTACCCATTGTTGTGTTAATGGAATACTGTAAGTTTCCTGCCTTATATAATTCTCTCTGCGCCGCCTTAAATAATTCGGTGGCTCTCTTGATAAGTTCCGTATTATTTAATCCAGTAGAAGAGTAGTTTGAATTATTATAATCATCTTCACGCCGATAAGAATAGAATAAATTCCATAAGTCAGTACCGAGATATTTCTGTAAATCTAACTCTTTTTGAATTGACTGTTTCAAAGTTTGCAGAACACCAGTTGACTTGACTGGATCAAATATAGCTTTAACACTATTTAATTCGCTAGTTCTTGTTTTGATCTCATTATTGATCCACATCAATCTGTTTGCATAGAATTTTTGATACTTCTTTTTAAGCTCGCTGTTATTATATTGTACATCTACAGAATCTTCTGTAAATCCATTTGTTACTATATCTTGGCAAGCTTGGAATTCTGTATACATATTAGTAAGCTCAGTCAATGAATAATATGTCAATTCCTTTTTAAAATCTGTATCTGATAAATCAAAACTGGTTATCTGCTTATCTTTGAGTTTCTTTGATTCAGCAGTCATACGCTTGATTTTTTGCTCAATATACTTCTCATTATTTTCTAATACTGTACAAGTTATATCAACAGATCCTGTTAAATATTCTTCATTTTCGTCCTGCTGAGTTAAACTTGTAATTGTAACAGTACAGGAATATGTTTTAGTTTTCGTGGAAGAGTTGTAAGCAGACAGCGATTTCGTTTCAACCGAAATATCATAATATGCTGTGCTGCAAAATACTTGACATAATTTTTCCAATGTATTTCTTACTACACTGGATTCAATTGAAGATACTTTTGTTACAGCAACTCCACCCAATGCTTTGATACCATTTTTTATTGATGTTAAACTATCCTGAACCCCTAGTCCATTTATATCAATTACTGGCATCATACTATCATTAATGTAGTAATATAAATCAGTAGCATCATACCAAGCAGCAATGAGAGATGAATAACCAACAAGGGGATTAGTTAATTTATTAAAACTGACTTTATCTTTATCATCGTCTGAAACATTAGCAAATTTCTTGGTTACGGAAGTAACGACATTATTGTAGTTTGTAACTTTCGTAGAATCCAAAGCCATTTTTCTTGTTTTCTGAATTTCGTTGTACAGTGTATCATATGACTTTAATTTATTTTTGAGATTGTCAGGCATATCTGATAAAACATCGTCAGAAAAGTAATAAATATACTGTGATCCGTTTGGATTAATATTACGAATAGTAGCATTCATTAAATCATCTGCGCCAGTCACATAAAAGCAGTTCTTTAAAGAGTCTTGATTTGACTCCAAAGTAATACTTTTTGTTAAATTGGTACTGTTGATTAATACATTTGTATCTTCGCCATATTTATTAATTACTTTTGTTGATCCGCACTCAGGACATGTATCAAGAAAATCTCCTCTGTATTTACATGCAGTGCATGTGCTATATAAATCATATACTGAAATAGTTCTTTGTTCAGAATTAAAAGAGAATAAACAATGATACGCTTCGGCAATATCATTTTTTAGTGCCGATAAGGTATCTGTTCCATCAAATGTGAATTCGTGTACTGTTGATAATTCCCTAAGAGTAGAATCCACATGAGCAATTGAATAATGTGGTGCTTTTTCTAATACACGATGCAGAAGAGAAGCATGTGTAAGAATATATTTCTTTCTGGCAATTACAGAAGCAGTTGTTGGATATGCTGTTTTATCTTTAAGATAATCATATTTTGACTTTGCCCATATTTTTAAATTATCTTCTGAATCATAGTCATTAGGATCTCGATATAATACAGTTGGAAAGTTCTCATCGTACAAATCATTTGTCATGTCAGTTTCCGTATTAATCTGTACTCCATGTAGATTAATATTCGATAATTCGGATTCACACAATGCTGTACCTGTAATAGATTTTAATAAATCATCTGGATCTTCTTCATTCACCGAAACAGCAATTTGAAATCGTTCTTTCAGTTCAGGTATATATATAATTCTAAAATCCACCAACTGATCCCATAGTGGATGTTTTATTCCATTGTTAAATTTATGTATTTTAAATGATATTTCATTTGCATCATTAAAATTGTTTTTATATGTTAAGCCAGAGACATTAGTAATTCCTCCATTACCGATTGTTTCAAAATTTTTGTGCTGTAATAGGAGAGTAGGAGTCTCTATTAAACCTTGGCTATTAAATAATACTTTCGCCATTTACAAAATGCCTCCTTATTTTAATTTTATTTATTATCCATTTCTTGATTCATCTGTTCGTGATATTCATTTGCGTCAAGTTGTAATTCATTTATCATGTGTTCGTAGTCAGTCTTGAGCTGTTTACACTCATCTAATAAGTCTTCATATTCTTCCTTCGCTACGAGAGTAGCTTCGATCTGTGTAGCGAATTTTCGCACATTATTTTCCCGTATATACTTACGCAATTCTTCATTTTCTGCCTTTAATTTTTCAATTTTCTTTGTCTTGGATGATTTATATCTCACAAATATCCACCTCCGATTTAATGTGTTTTGATGAGAAAATAAGCATAATAAAAGAGAGGAATTGTGACATTCCTCCCTGTTACTATGTTAATATTTAATTATTAGTATTTCCGTATTCCGAGAGAGTTGTGATTTGATGATAAAGATCCTACTGTAGTATCTTTAAGCATATTACGAACTCCACCCGTGTTATTTTTAATAACGTCCTTCATAGAACTAGCAAACTGCTGTGGATTCTGTACTCCCTCTAAGTTTACATCACCAATAGTGATATTGATGTCATTATCCGTTCGATTAGTAACAGGCATATTTGGCATTCTAAATGCATTACCAGTATACATATTACTAAACATCATAGGATTCTTTGCAAAATCCATCAATGTCTTAGCTTGTTCAGCAGTGAATATCATATCATTCTGACCAACAGATTTCAGTACACCCTTAGACACATCATACTGTAACTCTGTACCGTCTTCACCAAGATTAGCAATCATATCATAAGGAATACTCTCTGAACCACATCTGAATCCTTTAATACCAGATTTGTGAAGTGTCTGCCAGAATGGTGAAGTAGCTTTATTTGAGAATGCGTAACCAGTCAAGTTGGCAAGATGTTGTAATGCTTCCTTTGACAAAATCTTACCAGTTTTACCACCATACGATTTCCATATAGCTTGATTAAAAGCATCATAATCAGATATTTTTTTACCCTTGGCAGGATTAATTAAACTGCTATTTATGAAATGCTGAATCTCACGTACCCTGGACTTTGACAACTTTTTACCTGCATCTGTTCCAGAACTTGTCGTTTTTGAAGTAGATTTGTTTTCAGAGCCATTTCCACCACCAGAAGCTGATGTTCCACCAGAAGAATTACCAGATTTGTTCCCTTCAAGTTCTTTAATCTGATCTTGTAAATTTTTAATGCGATTCTCAACATCCTGTTTCTGTGCTTTTGATGTTACCTTTTCTTTTCTTAGTGCTTTAATCTGCTGATTTAATGCATCTATCTGTTCTTGTTTCTGTTTTAGTTCTTTTTCTTTTTCTTTTTCACTTGTTGTCTGTGAATCATGAGCCGTTTTATCATACTTTGCCCATGCCTTTTCTAAGAAGATCCTAACTCCATTAACCGCATCCGTTGTATTCTTGGTAATGTCGCCATTAGCATACATTTTAAGTCCATCTTTTGTAGCACTATAACCAATAGTAGATAATGTCTTGTTAATGACATTATTATCACTTGACCAATTCTCGTTGATTGTATCAATAAGACCTTTGAATTTATCATCCAATGTGTCAATGATATTCTGGATACTTTCGTCCAAATCATCCTGGAAGTCTGAGAGCATATCCTGCGTAGCAGAAACATACTGGTCAAACTGCGTATCTTTGAGATCTTTCTCAGCATCTTTGAGTGAAACATTTAATTCCTGAACTTTTGCTCTTGCTTCTTCAGAAAGATCACCAGAATATGCCTGAAGTTGCTTACGGATATTAGCAATCTGTTGAGTCTTATCACTAATATTGTTTGCATAATCATAAGCATTCTTTTCAGAACTAATGAGATCATTATATTGGTCGATCAAATCAGAAATATGATTCTTGAGCGAAGCGTAGCCATTTTCAATGAGATCGATCACGGCATACTTTTCATCTTGTGCCCCTGCAATTGCATCCTGATATGATTTAACCAATTCTTCTTTGTGGGCAATCAGTTTTTGATTATACGGATCGTCCGCAAGTTGTTTATTGATCTTCTTAATTTCACTCTGATACTTTTTGGCTTCCGTTTGGTAGACTTTGTAGTTAGATACATGTAATCCGGCGACAGCGTTACCTTCTTTTGTTAAGCCACCAGTCTTATCGGATGTCAAATCCTTACGAGACAATTCATTGATAACGAAGTCAGTCTCTGTTGTAAGATTCTGTAACTTAGAAACATATTCATCTACACGATCCCAACGTACCTGTAAAATCTGGTTATTATATTCGGCAAGTGCCTTTTTCACATCATTAATGGAATTGGTTGTGTCGTCAATTTGCGACTTCATGTCATGCCATTCCGTACTTCCTTTTTTGATGCTTCCATTAGCTACACTGTCGTCTAATTCTTTGATCTGTTTCTTACGTTTTTCTATAAGAGAATCGTATTCTTTCTGTTCGGTCTTTTGTAAACGAACATACCAATTAGCAGAAGCTCCATTACCACGCTCCTCATATAAAGACATTTTGGCATTTAACTCTGTAGCGGTTTGTTCATATTTATGACGTTTGTTATCCATCTCTGTTGAGATATTGGAGAACTTCTGCTGTGCCAATTCCGCTTTCTGTGTAATAGCGGTCTGCTTATCTATTTCAGACTGTTTTCTTGCCTGATCTAATGACTCACGAGCATTATTATAACGGATACACGATTCATAGAAAGAGCGAGAGATATATCCTTTTTTATAGTATTCTGTGATCTTAGATATTAATGGTGCAGAAATTGGTTTCTTAGATTTTGCCTGCAAACGTGCCTTTTCAACTACATTTGATACTGCTTTCTGACCTTTGCTTCCCAATCCATTATAAGCCGTTGCCGTTGCAGACTTATTCATAGTCTTTCTAGCCGACTTTACAGATGAAGCATATTGATCAATTTCAGCTTGATTATTCTTAGCAATTGTATCATAGCCAGAAGCTTGTTTATTAAGATATTTGTTCTTAATCTTTGCCGTAACAGCATTATCAGATTTTGAACTATTCAAATCCATAGTATCATTTGTGGCATCGTCTTTGTTACTATACTTCTCTGTAATATTCTTAATCGCATCGGTGTAATTGCTAGAGTAAGCTGTTGCGTATTCCATCCTAGCAGTTTCAGCATTATCAAGAGCTACATTGTATGCATATAACCGATTATACACATAAGTAGAATGTGCACTGATTGTAGATAAATCCGCATCAGATATTGATCGCTTGTTCTTAATCGCTTTCTGAGCATTTAACAAAGCAGTGCGATATTTAGTATCTTTCGTTCCTTTAATAGCATTAGTAACTGAGCCATTTGCCGATGCAGCCACCCCATTTGTATCACGGGTTACATTTTGCACATAGTCACGATATGTTGCGTTCTGTTTGCCAAGAGAAGAATTAGAAGCATTAAGCTGTGAATTTTTTGCTCTGGTTGAATTAGCCACTGTACCTGTTGCAATATCATTATATCCTGTAATGGAATCGAGTTTAGCGTCACGCTGTTTATCACGGACATCTTTCAAATCTTGAATATAGGTGCGAATATTCTTGTGCAGTTCTTCTAATGCGTCAGAAGCATCCTTGCCTTTGTTATACCATTCCTGATAAGCGGAGACAACTTCCCGAATCTCGTCTGAGTATTCTGAAATATTCATGCTACCATCCGCAACACGAGTCGCAATAATATTGGCTGTTTTCTGTGAAATAACTTCACCTGCTACAGCTTTATCCAGAATTTGACTTGCCTGTGCATAGTATTTATCTCTAGCAGTTTCTTCGTAGCCAACCTGTACATTTGTTGCATCTATAGCATTGTTGTAATTTTTGGCAGAGGATGAATACTTCTTGTCGTCTAACTGGGATTCAGCCTTTGAGATGTATTTACTAATCTTATCCGTCTGACGTTCCAGTTTGATTTCTATCCAGTCGAAGAGAGTAGAGAGCCAATCTTGAAGTTTTTCAAGTGGGGTTTTCTTTTTGGTGGACGAACCTGAACTGCTTGTTTTACCAGTTTTGGCAGTTTGTTTTGGTATATATTGTGCTGGTGCGTAGTCATACGACATTTTTGCATCAAGCGCAATCTTAACCTGATGATTTAATTCCTTTTCAATCTCAATAGCTTCCTGGCTACTGGTTGCATTTTTCATTCTTTGATACAAGCCCATATAACGGGTTGTACCCTCTAATGAATCAGCCAATTTTGCTAAGTTCTGAATACTACCAGATGTCCAAATAGATGACTTATTTGCTGCGACCTTCTGAATCGCATAATTCTGTAATGCCGTTGAGTCCTGTCCTGATGCGTTTGCCTCATTAATTAACGCTGCAATATCTCCTAATGTAGCATTCTGTAAATCAATCGAAGCTAACTGGGAATATCGTTTAGCATCTGTCGCTGCGTTGATATTGGTGGACAGATTCGATAAAATAGCACTCTGATTTTCCTGTGCTTGTGTCAGCCAATCTGTTGAGCCTGCCAATCGACTATTAACAACCTCATCGGCATTAACAACACCAATTTTTTCAAGTTCTGATTTTACATAATCTGCATTGTCTTCAGTCAAGTTTTTAATCAGGTCAGAATTATCTATATATGCCGTTGCGAGCTTATTCAAAGCTTCTTTACCAGCAGATATATCCCCCGGCATAGAAGTTAATGTATCCTTAAAATCTTCAAGAGCAGTACCACCATCAAGTTCTCCAAACTTTTCATTCAGTCCCTCGATCGCATCAGCAGCTACACTTGAACCAGATACAATTTCATTATAGATATCTTCAAAACCAGAGAATGAATCCTTAATATCCTTTAATGGGTCAATAGGATCGGCTTTAAATGATGCATCTAGCTCATCCGAATTGATATAATCCTCAATTTTCTGTTTAAGATATTCAACATATTCTTTTGCAGTCTGGTCAGTAGATTGTTTATCTATAGACAGTTTATTCAGTATATCCAGATTATCAGGAGTGAGAGAATCGATAAAGTTGTTTAAAACACGTCTATCACCTTCTCTTGTGTCTCCAAACACACTCAAGATACGGTCTTTTTGTTCCTGTGCAGTTTTTGTAATTTCAGCATCATCTGGTTTAAACCATGAAGAGAAATCGACTTCTGTATGATCAGTATCGTAGTCTTGTATGATCTGTGCATATCGGTCAAAATCAGCTTTGGATAGATCTTCGTTCAGGACTTTGTTCATAGCATCGACAACTCGTGTGTCATCTATACTGGCAATAGAATTGATAATACCATCCTGTACTTTATCCTTGAACATCTTATCCCAGTCAGTACCATAATCAGCCGTTTCGTCATCATAACCAAGATTAGAAACAATTGTATCTACAATCCCTTGTTTAACAGAATTATTCTTGGCAAAATCCTGATAAGTAGCATCACTATAAAGTGACTGCGTTACATACTGTCCAAATGATTTATTTTCATTATCAATTTTAGTCTCTAAATCAGATATGGTCTTTTGATACTGTTCATAATAGTCTTGATAAATTTGAGTGAATTTTTCTTTTTCTTCAGAGGTTAATTTGACATTAGTAGTATTATGACCCGTTTGGCTTATCCATGAATCATAATCCATCTGATGTTTCTGCATCATCTCTGACAGATCATCAAAATATGTAATATATGATTCCCCAGTATTACTATCATCTAATTTAGCAATAGCTTCCTGTGCTTTCTTTTGCTGTTCTAATGCTTCGTTGTATTTCTTAACATCATCGTTCATATCCTGACGATATGATTTAAAGATATCTGGCATCTGTTTTGTCATATCTTGTGCAGCAACAGCTTTTTGTTTTTCAACTAAAGCGTCTAATGAAGCAGTAATAGTTTGAACATCACCATTCAAATTCAGAATTGCTTTTCCATTATCTGTGTAATGATTAGTAAGTGACGGGAAAAGTTCTGAAAGTTCTGTACTGATATTTAAGAATTCTTCATAATCATCGTTAGATAATGAACCCTGATTCTGTGTTGCTTTTCCAAGATTTCCAACTCCCTGTGCGAGTTCTGCATAACGATCTTTAACTTCATTTACCTTTGAAGCAGTAGAGTTCATTTCGTCTTGGATAGATTTGAATTCACTACGGGCGGTTTCACCAAGTTCAGATATTTTCTGTTTAGCTTCTTCCTCGGCTTTTCCAGAGAATTCTTTAAACAGTTGTGAAATGCCTTCAACTACTAATGACGCAGCAGCACCAATAATCATGCCTCCAATAGCATTGATAGTTCCTGCAAGTAACTTACCGCCTAAATTTTTAATAGATGAGCCAATATTTTTTAAATTTTTACCAAATGAAAAACCATTCACATTATCATAGTTTGCAAGCGTAGAATATAAATCACTTTGTACTCATTATATTCAAATAATGTAAATGGCTTCTCAACATGTAATATAATATTTTTATTAATGATTATGATACAATTGGTACATCATAATATCCATCTTTGCGTAAGAGTTTTCTTATGTAATCTAATCCCTTTTTAGTCGAATATGTCACAGACCGTATTTTCCCATCATGACACGGTGTTTCTTTTACGGCAAATTTCCCTTCTTTGCGGAACCTCTCGTAGGGAACGTTCACCATATCCTTATCATAGAACAGAACCTTTTTACCACGAAGGTAAGCGAATAATGTGTATTCACCAATTCCCAGTTCTTTTGCAACTGTATTCATTTGCATCAATCCTTCAGTGTTCATCAAGTCATCATAGAATGTCTGTAACTCTTTATTCTTCTCTATTAATTCATTCACTATTTTACCCTGTAAATCTGATGAGAGAGAAGAGAAGTAGTAATTTACCATTTCCTGCTCTTTACCATAAGGTATTGCTGCACCTGTTAATCGAATTGATTTCAAATATTGCTTAATCTCTTTTTTTATCTTTTTGGCGATAGGCTTGCGAGACTGCATACACACTTCATATAATCCATCTTCTGTTAAAAACCAAGCATCTCTGTTCTGACCTGATAGGAATAATGTTCCCATCAGCTTTTCATCATCATCCACAGATTTTACCATTTTAGAAGTCTGTGAATGTTCAATCCAATCAGCAACATCACTTGCAAGAAACAATGGTGTTTCAATATTATCGTATACTTTAATCTTTTTCCCAAGAATCTCAGTCTCTTGGATGACTGTTAAAACTTCATTCATCTGTATTCCTCCAAAATTTCATTGATAAAATTTTGAAAGTATAGTAGACTATAAGAGTAAGAGAACATCTTACCATATGTAGAAACTCCTGTGCATCCGTCCAAAGATAGCAGGAGTTTTTTATTTTCTCTTTAAATTAGACTTAATCTTATCTATCGCATTCTTATTAAACAGATAGCTACCTTTTGAAGTTTCTCTAAAATCAGTTTCGGGCAACTTCAATGCTTTCGCCATTCTAACAAGATATGCAGGTGTGATATCTAATTGTCGAGAGACTTCGGCAGTAATAAATACTTCTCTTACATCTGACATCTCTATACCTCCTTGTTACAGTATTAACTATAACACTATAAAAGTTAGATGTCAATACATTTATATAAGATATGAGTGATATTTATATTGAATACAATATATGATTTTGTTATACTAATAAAAAAGGTGGTGATATAGTGTATAAGATAACATTTTGTCAATATTGTTATGAGCATGGTATAGATAAAGCAGAAGGAAGTAACCGATGTGCCGAATGCTTTAATGGTCGATTCAATACCGAAATAACAACTTGCCCGATTTGTGGTAACCCAACTAAGAAAATGGAAATAGATGTTGTTGAATTCAATACAATCCTGGATATCTCCGGCGAAACATCCTTTATTCTCGCAATGGATGAACTTAAGCAAAAAGATCCAATCGAGTTCCAATTAAAAATGTCCCAATTTAAGACGCAACTTCAGCAGCAGAATAGCAATACCACTACAGTTAGTAATACTCCAAAATGCCCTACATGTGGCTCAACCAATATCAAAAAAATATCAGGATTAGCCAAGGCAGGATCAGTTGCAATGTTTGGAATATTATCTCGAAAAGTTCATAAACAATGGCACTGCAATAGTTGCGGAAGTGAATGGTAATTTTTGTGCCATAAGTATTGCTAATTCACAAGCGATCATGCAAAAGAACAAGTTGGAAATAATATTATATAGGCATTCATATAATTATTTGACGTATGGATGTCTATTTTTTATATTCATGATCACAATAGATTACATTTTGGTAATTTTTTACAAAACATATGTTTAATCTATTAGTCCAGATGTATTAATGATAATATATAGTTATCTTATACAAATGAGGAGGTTGATAGATATGAGTGAAATAAGTATAAGCAAAGCCACATATGATCTAGCATTTGAATACATGAAAGAAAATCAAATGTTGAAAATATCAAGCGATAATACGCTCAATAAGAGAATGGAAGAGTTTGAAAAGGCTTATAATGAAATATATTCTGTATTAGATAATCAGAATATATTAAAGTGATGGCTATAATTGTTTATTAATTTTCGTATCCGAATTCAATGCAAACTTCTGGATTGAGTTCGGATATTTTATTTAGATCAAGATTCTTTATATGCTTGATTGCCTGATCTAAGTCTTCAAGTCCATTAATTTTTATATTTAATTTTATCATATTATTTTTCACCTCGATTTTAATATTTTAGACAATTCTACAAAATGGAAAACATATGTTCTGACTATACTTATCAATAACCAAATGGTAAAATATTCCATATAAAACATGACGACAAAAGAGGAGGTATAAATTATGGACAAATCAAACGACCAGTTCCCCATCTTAAAACCTGAAACGAATGAAATTCTTTTATCACGTTGTAGGTTTGTTGAAGTTAAACAACGACATACTATTATGACAATTAATATAAAGGGAAAGATAAAAATCGATACAGATTCTCAAACAATCTATTATCACATGTAATGAAGAGGAGTGGTAATACCATGGATAAAATTCAAAGCAAGAACTTGAATGATAAACCCATTGTAGTCAAATCAGACGTATATAAAGAAAAAAGCAAAGAAAATGTAGACGGAGAGAATGTGTATGTATATACAAGCCTCAAAAGAAGCGTTGCGAAATTAAGAATAAAAGAAAAGACCATTTATAAGATTAAAAGTGTATTATGTCTAATACTTGGTATCGTGCTGGCGATGTATTTTTATATAAAACCACAGAATATTAAGACATTTATTAGTTCACTGAAAATTATGGGCTCAAATTTAATAGATACTATATTATTATGTGTACCTATGTACCGTGAAAGTTATATTTTTAATTATAAATATAATTATTCTCTTATCTTAATTTATTTTTTATGTATCTTATCCTCATTTTTTATAACTAGTTTAAATGAATTAGATAAGCATTATATTTTCTGGGCAATAGTTTTTATTATAGGAGGAATAAATATAGAATATTTGATTGTACCACACCTGGCGAATCAAGGATCATTATTCTGGATAATTTCAACATTTTCAATTTTAGGGTTTACATTAGCCCTTTATTTTGTTCTTTTTATGATTATAACAATATTCCAAAAAATAGTAGATACAATAAAGTGATAATAGAAGAGAGTAGTAAGAAATTACTGCTCTTTTTTGTTTATGCAAAAATAATACAGAGCCATAAAATATGACTCTGTATTACCTCTTGTGTTAAACGCATGTTAAAAACAATTGTTTCAATTCCTCCTGATGTCACATATCTATCAGCCAATGGACACCCATTTCTGTTTGATATGGTACAAGTCAAGGCTAATGGACACCCATTTCCTTGTTTGTAAGGAGTATTATATCAAATAATAAACTTGTTGTCAATATTAAAATAATTTTACCAATCCATATGAGTTAACATTATTTTTATAACCATCATATATTTTTGATTCTAAAACATTCCACATAGAATGTTGAATGTTATACCCATTGATATATCTTATACAATTATATGCAACGATATCTGCCATTTGTAACCCAATACTGTTTTCTTCTTTTACCGTAAAACTCGTTGTGGTTATATATTTATCAATTGCTTCTGGAATGTAAATATTAGTGCCATTTTGTAGAATACTAAAATAATGTTTTTGTATTTTTCTATTCTGTGTTTCTTCTCTTGATTCAAATACTATACTTCCACGAGCCTTATTTTTTATTAAAAAATGTATATAACTATTTATTATAGAAGAGAAAAGTATTTCATATATATCATGAGAAAATTCAGGATATTCATTAAGATACTCCTTCACATTAGTATATGCAGTTATTACTTTAAAATCAGTCTCATCAATACTTTTTCTTAATGAAGTCCAAAACTTAATTTGCAGGTCGGTATTTGAGCATAAGATTTTAAAATCTTTTTGTCTTTTAAGAATATCAGTATAATGAAATACAATGTTGGAGTTTCCTAAAATAGATTTTGTGTTCTGTATAGATGGTATCAAAAATTTTTTATAATTATTTCTTGATATTATAATACCACCAAGTAACAAATATGGATTTGTTTTTGTTTCTGCACTTTCATCTAAAAATAATATATAATCTGAGTTTGTCATAATATTCCCCCATCATTAGTATTTAATATTACTATTATACACCAATAATTGACACAATTCTATCAGAACATATGTTTTATAGATATATTTCCAGTAATATTGTATAATAAACTATATATTTTACAATTCACAAAATCAGCAGGAGAGGAGAGTACCATATGACGAAAAATTACAAATTACATTACCACCCAAACTTAAACTTAGAAAAAGAAACAACTATTGAATTAAAATCAGTAGAAGAAGTGAGAATATGTCCTCATTGCGGCATAGCTACAAGCCCTACATTTATTGATGGATATCTTATTGGGGATAACAATAGCTATATACAACCAACCACTTATATAATATTTCATTGCCCAAGTTGCAACAAACTATATATCGCAAAATATTACATACCACACGACTACTATATAACAAACGACATGATGCCATATGATTTTTCGCCCATATTCCCATCATGCACATATCCAGGAAAACACATATTACCAGAATTCACTGAAAATATAAAACAATTGTCACCTATGTTTGTAGAAACATATAGACAAGCTTGCTATGCAGAAGAAAATGAAGACACAATTGGGTTAGCTGGGTTAGGTTATAGAAAAGCAATTGAATTCTTAATCAAAGATTATCTTATTAAGGTAGATCCAGATAATAAGGATAAAATTATTAAAATGCAACTAGGAAAGTGCATTGATAAATTAGATGAAGATATTCAAGATATCGCAAAAGCGGCTACGTGGTTAGGTAATGATGAAGTTCATTATTTTAAGAAACATAGCGATTATGGTATTGATGACATGAAAGACTTTATACAATGTTTGGTAACAGATATAGAAAGATATTATGTTAAATTGAAAGCAAGAGAGTTCGTCAATGCGAATGATAATGCTACAAAATAACATTGGATACAATTATTACTACACAATAAAAGACACCTTAGTTGGTGTCTTTGTTTGTATTTAACATATCGATTATTCCGTCTATATCTGGTGTCATAAAATGTTTATTACCAGATTCACATTGTTTTAAATATTCCTGGCAAGATTGTATTATATCTGATTCGTTATCGTCAATTATTTTCTTTACCAATATATCAAATGATTCACTTATCAAATAAGATTGTACATACATGTCATCAATTGGAAACAATTTAATATAATGTATTCCATGCGAATGACGAGGTTTTGTTTTTGGGTTTGGTGGTAATGAAAAATATTGACCTTTTGGCGTTTTGGGTGATATATTTGAACGAAGAGGTACAACAAACTTATGATATTGTTCCTTATACTTCAATTTTACAATTAAAACACTTGGACGACCATCTTCGTTAAACATAAGTTCCTTATGCACGTTGTTTTCTTTACATTTATTGAAAAATTCATTAGATATTTTAACTAACCTCATCTTTTGCTCCTATAAAGAAAGAGCCATCTCTGGCTCTTTCTAACTTACAATTGGATAATATTCTAATTTTACATCCCGTTATCCACGGAGATATACTTACAATTGAATGATATTCTAAATTTAAGTCCCGTCATTCACGGAGACAAACATACAATTGAGTAATATTCTTGCCGTTACTCACGACTTACTAGAAACCATTTCTGATTTCTTACTTATATTATATATTGTAACACATAAAAAATGTCACCAAAACAAGAGAAAATTTTTGTGCAAAATTACTATTTGCTCAACATTTCCCTTATTTCATCAAAACTCAAACCTTTTTCCTGAATCAGCTCGTCCAACTCAGAAAGTCTTTGCTGATGAATCTGTTCTTCAAGTTCTTTCTTTGCTTTCTTCATTTCTTTTAATGAGTTTTCCATATTCTCAATTTCTGTTGTTATTTTTGTTAATTGCTCATCTAATGTGAGATTTTTGCGTCCTCTTGCCATAATAGACCTCCTGCCTAACTTTTTGAAAAAAGTATAGTGCAAAAAGCCTTTATTTTCAAGGGTTTTCGTATTCCATAAATCGACAAGAAATCGAGATTTGCTTGGAATATATGTTCTCTCTACCAGAATATTCCAATATGATGTATAATACACTTACACTCTTTATCAAAATGAGTTGAACTTTGTCGATCAGTTATTATTTACTACAGGATATCATAAGAATATAATATTCTCATAATGGTAGAATAAAAGTGGTACATCGATATGATAACATTGATATGTATCATTTTTTTATTGTTTTTCTACTCTGTTTTACAAAGTCAGCAGTAGAAGAGTAATATAACTCACTATTTTTTCGCACTGTATAGCTACAGTTGAACTTTTTCACTATCACGCTCAATGATAGGTGTTTGACTATACCTTCGTGGGTTATTACAACCTACGCCCTCTTGGTAGTCGATGGGAGCGGCACTTACCTAGTTGGCAGTACGCCTCTCTGCTGATTAGATCATCGTGCTACATTACGAGTCACACGAGCCATTCCAGTCCTTGTCTAAGCCTTACGAATCTTAGAGACTGCGTAGTTCACACACAGTCATATCAGAGGTCTACAGTGTAGTATCTGTAGTTGATTTTACTTATATATCTTCCTTGTTTAATTACAAGTTCTTTGTGTTTTACCCAGGGATTCTCACCTTGGCACGAGATATATTCTGAACCTTGCACATATTGCTTACTACATTTGTATGTGTATATAATCTTGCACATTATATACTTGCATAATTCAGCTTTTTTTTACCCAATACAGCACCAACAGCTAATCCAGCAGTGGTCAGTAGATTGAGTGAACCAGTTAATTTCTCAACTTCTGATATCAATGAGTTAAACAGGTTAATACCAGAAATAACATCATCAGAATTAATAATATTCGCAACCACATTATCAAAAGTGTTGGACAATCGATTCAAAGAACCTTCCCAAGAATTAGCCGTTTTTTCTGCTTCTTCTTGCATAGACCCTTCTCCATCGGTATAATCTTGAAGCATCTTTTCATAGGTTGAGTAGTTGGAAAGAATAGCGTTCAATGCGTTAGAACGATATTTCAATTATATTCAGATAGATTCGCAATATCTATCTAGTTGTTGATTATTTATATAAGTAGTTGATTAAGCTACTTTTTTATTATAATTTTCTACAAAATGATTCCATTGTTCTTCCGTGTTGTTACCGTAGCCATAGATTTCATGAAACTTCATATGAATTTCTTTAGTTAGACACACACCTAATGGATGATGAGATTGAATTTCTCTAAACGTTAACAGAATCTTTTTCAATTCTAATTTAGAATATTTATTTATATTATCTTTTACATCAAGATTTAAAACCTCTAATGCTTCATTTAAAATCAAATTAAACCCATAGATATGATGTATATCATCAAATCTTTTTCCAGATAAAACACACCTATACGAACATTTTTTCATAGAATTCTTTTTCCATTCGATATTATTTCTTCTGATATATTCAGATAAGTCTAAATAACTAGATTTTTCATAAGTCTTCATCAACCTGTTTCTAAAGCGGTAACAATTAATAGCGGAAGAAGAACGATGCAGTTTCTTTCCAATTTCCTTGTCTGACATATTATTAAAATTATTAGCAATATACATTTTTTCTTTAGCTGAAAAACAGACATCTAGCTTTGACTTATTAGTTAATCCTAACTTTTTCGCTTGTCCAATTATAGAATCTCGACTACGATTTGGCAATAATATTTTCATATCATCTACAGTATGAGTCGAATAGTTTTCTTTCAAAATTTCTATTTCGTTACTACTCCAAAAATTTCGTGTTTTTAATCCGAGTTTTCTTGCTTTAGATATAATTGCTGCATATGTATATTTATATTCGAATAACTTTATTAAGTCTGTAATGTTGCCATATAACTCAGAATAACATTTTATTAATAATTCCTCGTCTTTTTTGTCCCAAAAATAATTATCAAGAGATATCCCAAGCTTAGACATCTTAGTATGAATAGATGTCTTTGTTAAATCAGGAAATCTTTTCTCTATTGCTGTCCAGTCACCTTTTGGATAATGTACTTTTAAAAATTCTATGTCTTCAAATGAGAATCGATATGTAGAATTTACATAAACACCTAAAGACTTTAATTTCCCGATAATAGTAGCAGAATTTCTTTGATATTTAATGGAGAGTTCGTATGGCTTCATTCCATTTTTATAATCTTCAATAATATGATTTACTTCCTGTTCTGTAAAATTCTTCACATTCCTTTTAAATATTGTTATACCAATTGATTTAAAATGTTTTTGAATTGTTTGTTCTTGAAAACCATATTTATTGGATAAATCCACAAGACACATACCATTATGATAATCTTTCAACATGTTTTCAAATATTTCACTCGTTAATATTTTTCTCATAACGTCATTTGCTCCTATAATAGTCTAATTATTTCTTTTTTTGTATTTCTTTCTCATACTAAAAAAGAAGTCTAAGGATTTTTGTAAATCTTGACTTCTTTCAAATAACCAATATTCGTTGTTATTTTCGTCAAATCTTGATTCTTTGTCAAAACCAAGAGAATATAAGAACCTACACAACCGTACAGATTCGCATTTATATTTATTATTCAATATTTTTCACCTATTCTTTTTATAGAATGTAAGAGTAATCAGCTCTCATAAAAATCAACAACATCTCTATTTTTCAATAGATGTTTAGACTATTTCTTCATCTTCACCATTACGTGTTAAGAGTGACCTTTTCGATTTAAGGGATTTTCACCCACGCCATTTGCGATTGCGCCCTACGATTTTTGTCATAGATATTCAGGATTTCCACCTTTATTCTCTAGTCTATGACTCGACATGAATCTAGTCGTTGAACGTTTACCCTCGGCTCAAGTACCGTATGATCTACGGAATACGTTAGGGTACTTCGCTGCATGAACAGCCAATCCTTGCGTTTTAAAACCATCATATAGTAGTTATCCTCTATATTGTGGTGCAAGGCTCTTCCTATATACATAGGAGATAGGATTGTCCTATCGAGGCATTACCTGCAATTAAATTCATTCTAGTTATACATTTCTGTACAACGTGGTAAATTTTACCACCAACAGAGTTTAATAAATTTGCACGCCTAACATCAAACTCGTCAAGTTTATTATATTCTTCAGACAATTCTTTCAAAATTTGCATAGGTGCTTTTAATGATTGTACACCATCTTTTACAGTTGTTAACGAAACACCTAACGAATGACAAGCTTTTTCATATTTATTCAAAGATTTTTCATCAATAACTTCTTCGCCATCTCCGACATCACCCTTTATTTGTCGAAGATTCATTAAAATTCCTTTAAATGCATTACCCATCTCAGAACCGCCTTGCTGAGTAACTGCAACAAGAGTGCCAATCGCAGCGGTAGTTTCTTCAACACTCATTTGAGACGAAGCTGCCTGAGAACCAACAACTTTCATACCTTCGGCTAACTCTGTCATATTAACCGCATTATGGTTTGTAATATTATTTGCACCGTCTAATGTTTTTGTTAATTCCGTAACACTACCATTCATATCATAGGCTTTATCCGTTGCTATAATATATGAATTAGCTAAATCTGCTGTCATGTCACCTGCACCTTGCGCAGCAACAGATAATTTTGCTATCGACTCTGCATTTTCGTAACCAGCTCTGGAAGCTTCCTGGACACCTGATAAATAATCGGTTGCTTTTTTACCATATTTAGAAGCGGTTTCAAAAGAATCAATCCCAATTGTTCTTAATTGATTCTTAGAAAGTTTATCATTAGATTTACTTATCTCTGTTAAATAGGTGTCTATATCCTTTAATTCAGTAACAGCCTCTCTAGTTGCAGAAACAATTTTCATAACTACAGTGCTTGCAGATAACCACGTACCAAATGAACTAACAGCTTGTCGCCATTGATCTTTAAATGTCATGCCAAGCTTACCAAACACTCTCATTTGTGATTCAGTTTTTGCGAGCGACTGGTTAATCTGATTCCATCTATCCAACGGAACATTGCCACTACTTAGATCTTTTATATATAATTCTAACTGAGTTCTCGCTTCCTTGGTAATAGCGGTATTTTTGCTTAGAAAATCCTGAATTTTAATAAGAAGAGCAGTAATTTTCTCATCAGATACAGGCTGTGCAAATTTATCATATGATAATTTTGCTTGATCAAGTTGTACTTTTACCTTTCCGACTTCTGTTTCAAAATTATTAAAAGTCGATACTAATTCACTTCCAGACATGGTTTGCATATTTGCAAGAGTCTGCCTTAAAGAATTAATTTTGTCTTGAGTTTCATTCGAGTAAGCATTGATTTTCTGAAATCCAGATGTCAGTTTATCTAAATCTAACTCATATCCACCATTTATAATTTTGTCATATTTCGCTTTTGGGATAGATGTAACAGACAATTTCTGAACAGATTTTAACACTTCGTCAGTTTCGGCTCTAACACCTCGTAATTCTGCTTTCCAAGTAGTTAATCCTGTCTGGGTATTTACTTTTGAAAGAGAAGAGAACATCTGTTGAATTTTATCTTTTACTTCACCAGACATCACACCAGCTTGTTTCAGTTCGTTCGTATATACCTGAAGTTGTTTCTTTTCGGATTCAATATTTGTTTGTAATTTAGTATCTTTCTCAAGTGTCTTTGCTTGGGCATCTACTAACTTAAATTCTGATTCTAAATTGCTCATATTATTGAGATAGCTGGTCAATGAACTAGTATCAAATACAGAATTAAGCTCGTCTTTTAATCTGGCGACCTTATTTTGCAAATCATCACTATAATGTCCAGACTGTTTCATTTTCTCTGCGAAAGTATCAAGTTTATTACCTTCGTCAGTTTTTACAGTGCTAATGTCTTTTGTTCTAAGTGATGTAGCAGCATATTCAGCATTTTTTAGTTTTGCAATTAAATCATTTAAAGCAGAAATTTCTTTTCCTACATTATTATTAGCATCTGCAAAAGTTGTTTTCGTTGAATTCCCCAGTGCTGTGATTGCATTCTGAACCCGTGTAATCGCTGTCGTAAGACCATTAGTATCAAAATTTGTGTTTGCTAAAGTTCTATTTGCTCCTGTATCATTCAAACTGCTCTGTATGGAATTAAGTATGTTTTGCGCTTTTGCCACAGCAGTTTTTTGTTTATCAATAAATGTGTCAGTTGCAACACCTGCTTTTTGTTGGGCAGTAGTAACAGAATCTAAGCTTTTTATTAAATGTCCAGTTGCAATATCATATTGCTCTGTTAATTTAATAGCTTGACCAAACTTATCTGTACCAGAAATATTTACAGACAAGATATCTCGATCTCCACGCCTTCCAGTAGAGTGCGAAACAGACTGATCTAAAGTTTCAATTTGCACACCTAAATTTTGTATACTGTTTGCTATCGTGTTAATCTCATTAGAACCCATAAACTGATTACGATTGATCCTAATATTCTGTAATGAACGCCTAAAGTTGTCTAATACACGATTATTATTTAAACCTTGATTTAATCCATTTTGAAGCTGTTGCCCAATCTGCTGACCAGTTCTTTGTGCATTCTGAGTAAGTCCATTACTGTTTATACTGTTTCCAATATTAATGTTGATTCCATTTAAAGCAGAGTTAATATTGGAAACCATTTGATTAATTGCATTTTGATCAATATTGACATTCTGTAAATTAATCTGTGTAGAATTTAACTGTTTGGTTAAATTAGTAGCTACATCTTTTCCTAGTTTAGCTTGAATTTCTACTGTGTTAATTTGCTTTTTTAAAGCTTCAATGTCTTGATTGAGTTGCTGTTTAGATTTCGTTCCATCCAAACCAGCAATTAATCCTATTTGAAAATCATTTAAAGCCATTTTAATATTCTCCTTTCCGAATTTTATTTTTTTGTATAAAAATAACGCTCACGAAAGGAGCGTTGTAAAATAGAAGATAGAGTTGTTTGTGTTTGCAATTTTAATATATTCGATTATTTAATAGGAAGCCCTACTTTTTTACAATTTTGTTTAAATAAATTTGTTATACTTCCATATCTAACATTTATTTCCTCTAAAGCTTCATCCCAATAATTGTGTGATCCACTAACAGTTCCACCATGAGAACCAGTATTAAAATAATTTAAAACATCATGCCCTGTAACGTTATTATACGATTTTCCGTAATATCTTGTGACAAATCCAGAGGGGTATCGATATTGCAAATATTCATCATCAAATCCAACCGTGAATGTAAGTTCGCCTCCATTTTTAGTTATGGCTGACGCACTAAGGGATTCCATTAATTTACCTGTTCTACGATAATAATCTGGTTCGCTTTCATCAGGTTCTGAAAAGACAGGCTCATTATAATAGTCAACTACCTTTTGTGAGACAATTTCAAATACAATATCTCTAGTCATTTTCATAGCATTTTCAATATATGGCGATAAAACTTTATTCAACTTGTTTATGTTATTTACCATTAGATGTAGACCTTAAATTATAAATTATTCTCTGTTGTATTTAGTTATTATTAGTGTCATTGTGAATTACTTCCGCAAGGGTGGTAATAAATTTCTCTTGTAACTCATCGATTGGGGTATCTTTAATTGACAAATATAGGGCTTGAATTGTATCAATAATATCTGACTTTTCATCCATTACCTTTTCAATAGAAGAGTACAGTGCTAATTTAATTCTGTGTTCCTTAAGCTTCATTTTAATATATGTAATCATAAAAATTTTCCTCCATTAATTATATTTTCTAAAAAATGTTCCTGTTTTATCTATAGAGTGGGCTACCATAGAACTAATTTCTCTAATCATTTCTGTCCCACATTTCTTACAATAATGACCACTTGCTGTATACTCAACCATTGGCATAATTATTGTTTCTTTTGTATTGCATTTAGGACATATGAATGGATAATTCATAATTATATTCTCCTTTACTTCTTACATTTCTTAGCTTCTCTCCGAAGTCGTTGTAATTCATCATATTCGATCCAACCAGTTGCTTTTGTCCAAGATAACCATCTTAATACAATATTTGGATATTTATGCTTGAACAATTTCGCTTTAATTTTTGAATCAGCAGTAGCAAGTCCCTTGGTGTCTATTACTTCAAAATATCCATTAGTATAATATAAATCAAAATCCGATATGTAATCTATTGCTCTTATAGTTTTATTCATATATTTAAAAGGTTCTTGTAAATTATATTTGACTTGCAATTTATAATCTCTCAAAGTGCCATTTTTCATACCTGTCACTACCACGTCCTCGTAAAAACGTTTCTCTAATTTACTCATAAATGTTAGAGTTTCGCCAGTTTTATAATCGATAGCTTGTCTATCTTTTATACCTTTGGCGGTGGTAGCCACTTTAAATTTTGTACGTGTTTTTGATATATTTATCACTCCTTTACATAACAAAAGAGCAGCTTCCGAAGAAACTGCTCTTTCTAAAACATATTTATTTAATTTTTTACATCGCTAATTGCATAGGATATAATTCCCATTTACCATTAGGATATTTAGTTACATTGTCCATGACAACCTTATGTACTTCTTCTAAACTTCCCACATTTTCATCAACATGAATCACTTTACCACCCAAAATTGAAATTTCCTCACAGATTACATTAAAGTAATATCTTTCCATACTTATTCCTCCTCATTTAGATATACAAAATAACTCGTATATATCAACTTTAAGGACACGAGATAATATGATAGCATTAGTAAGAAGTATATCACTTGTATTATCATTTTCTATTTTGTTAATAGCTGCAACCGATAAGCCGGTAAGTCTTGATAGCTCTTGTAATGTGAATCCTCTTTGATTCCTGTAATACCACACTTTGTTCTTCATAGTAGTAATATGCACAAGTATATTTTGTTTATACAAAGCTTATCATAAATAATTTTTACTGTGGTAGAAATATTTATTCATCTTTGATCGGTAACGACATAACCTCTGGTATAATTTTACCCTTAATAGAATGGTTGCCACCAGAAGCAATATAGGTATCTGCTAATGATTGAAATGTTTCTAATCCTGCTTTTGTAACATATCCTTGTTTCATAAATTTAATATGAAGTTCATAAAGGTCTGCCCCATACTCGATAATTATTCTTTTTCGTGTGTCTTCCTCTGCCGAATCTAATCGACTAGCAATTTCTTCAATACCTTTAGATATTTTAGAAATCTCGTTATATTGCCATTTATCATGTTTTTCTAATATTGTCAATCGGTTCTCAATTGACTCCCTATCTTGTTCGGAGCCTGTTTTGATTTTGTATCTCTTTTTGAAGTATGTATATACATCTAAACATTCTTTAATAGCAAACAGAAATAAAAATATAGCCAATATAACATTGACATAATTTATCTTCAAAGCAGCTTCTAAATATTCCATTCAAGCCACCTTTCTAAGAACATAAATTCTTGAATGTTGATTTCACCGCTTTAGAAACTCCACAAGCTGCTTTCAATCCGCTACCAAATGTACCAGGATATTCAATCCCTTTTGGGTCTTTTCCTTTGAGTGCACATAATATCTCAAGTGCGGTTACTAACCACTGCCTTTCACCTACTTTAACATAGTGTGATCCAAAAGCTTTGTCTGTAGCAGAACCCCAAATTCCGTCAACTGACAGTTTTGCTCCATAATCCTTATTTAAAGCGGTCTGAACAACCTTAATGGCAGCTTTCTTTGTTTTATTTCCCCAGATACCATCAGCAACAATATTACAACCTACAAACTTATTGGCTGCTTTTTGTCCGTTTGCCACGATCTTCTTTTTTGTCTGATTAGATGTAGAAGTAGAAGAGTGGGTTGTCGATGAAGGTGCTTTGTCTGTCTTATATGTAGGGCGATAAACTCCAAGAATAAGAGATTTATGTCGTTGTTTTTCCAATACAGCACCACCATTATCCTGAGATCCATTCTTAGAGGTATTACCTTCTACGGCATAAATATAATCGCCAGACACCCTAGTAATGATGCCAATATGATCCGCATCTGAAACTTTATCGAAATTATAAAATACAAGATCACCTGGTTTATATTTGTTGGTATAAAATTTATGTTTGCTTTTCGCCCAATTCATAAGAGTGGTACAACTTGCTGTTTTTTTGCCATCATAAAACTGATCATACATGCCTTTTTTATTAAACAAATACCACTGAAAAATGCAACACCACGGAACGCCATTTACTCCATATGCTTCACCAAATTTCGTTCTATTGCTATTAGCTGGATATTCTTTTGTATTAATAAACGATCTGGCAAAAGTAATCATTTCATTTACTGTACATGCCATACTCACACCTCCTTCTTCTTATTTCTTTTCTTTTCGTCATTAATAGCCGTTTCAATTAAAGAATCGAGGTATGCATAAAAATCGCTATTTGCTGCATTCAGTGTTTGATATACGAAAGTTGGAAGTGCTTCAAGTATTTTTGTTTTTGCAAGTTCTTTGACTTCCTTCTTCTTTTCATCTGTCCAATCATCTGTCCCTTTAATATTTTCAACAACAGACTGATATACTGCTTTCACCATTTCAACTACTATGTCGTATAGTTTTTTTGCGTGTCTATCTAATTTCTTAGCTTCAAGCCACTGTTTGACATATGTTGCAACATTTACAACAATTGGAAGTATAATCATAGTCCATAAAGTCCTAAGAATCGTATTCCAATCTAAGCTACCCAATATATCTTTCATAATTCTTTCTCCTTTCCAAACAAAAAAGAACGGGTTTACCGTTCTCGTCATAGTTACTTATTTAATTGTCTTAATATCTCAACACATCGTTTCAGATTACTACATAAATAATCCAATTCGTCCTTTGTCTCATATCCACTAAATGTCATACGAATACCACTATGTATTAGTTTTTCATCTAATCCAATAGCTATGAGTGTAGAAGATGGAGTTAAGTCACCTGATGTACATGCAGAACCAGTTGATATCTGTATATCTGCTATATCTAGTAATATCATTAATGACTCACCCTCAATGCCTTCGAAACAGACATATAGATTGTGTGGTAAACGGTCTTTAATATTTGTACCAATAATATGTGAGTCTTCTATATTATTGATAATGTAATCATGAACATAATCTCTATTCTCAGATGTAATAGAAAAGTAGTTATAATCCTCAATTGCCTTACTAAGTGCTGCAATGCCTATCATGTTTTCAGTACCACCAAATAATCCTTGTTCTTGCGAACCATATATAAGTGGTTCTAATTCAATTGATGATTTCTTGTATAGAACACCAGTACCTTTTAATGCTCCAAGTTTATGTGCAGAGAATCCTAAACCATCAACATTCAGTTTCTTTACGTCAACAGGAATTTGACTGATAGATCCTGTACAATCAACATAAACAACAGCATTGTACAAGTGGCATATATTAATAACCTGTTGTACATCCTGAATTGTTCCTATCTCAGAATTGGCGTATTCTATAATAACAAGTTTTTTCATAGGGTTCATAGACAAACACTCTTTGAGATCTTGAAAATCAATTTTTCCTGTATGATCAACTCTAAGAGGGCATTTATATTTGAGAGAATCTACACATTTTAATACTGATTTGTGAGATGTAGGAGAGTATAAAACCGTGCAATGATGTTTATTTGTATAACCTTTAATAAACAACGTGTTATTGGCTGAACCGCCTGATGTAAATATAATATCTTTAGAATCTGCATTAATGAATTTTGCTACATTATTTCTTGCAATGGTAATAATTTTCTTTGCTTCAACACCCGATTGATATATTGACGATGGATTCTGATATGTATCCAATAGTGATACTATATAATCTTTAACTTGTGGTAACAATGGGGTAGTGGCTGCGTAATCAAGATACATACAACCACCTACCCTTTATATTTTTCTGAAGCATACATTTCTGATAAAGCGTCCCAAAGTCGCTTTTCTTTTTTATATTTCCATACTGAAATATCATCATCATTTGTATAAACCCATGTATATCTAATCCCTTTAGATTTCAAAAACAAAACTTCATCTAAAAACGATGTAGCATATTCTTTGTCCCATTTATTTTTCTTTTCCATAATTTTCAACTAATCGTAAAAAAATGGGATACATTAAATCCACAAATTGTATAGTGGTAACGTATCCCATTCTCTATCCAATCTGCTCACTTTCTTGTTTATTCTCTCTTTTAACTATTTTTCGTGATGTTTTATAATTTATCTGTTTAACATCTCTTTTATAATCTTTTACCTGTGCTGTATCAGAATTGTGATTTGCACCTGATTTGTCAGTAATAGGTTCAGAATGATCTGATGGTGTTCTTTCAGCAAGGACTTTTGCTAAATACTTTTGTCCACACTCATATGAACAAGCTACCTTGCGCCAATGGAACACTTTTTCATCTGTTTCACAATCAGAACACGGGGTATACATTTTTCCGCAAATTTTACACGGCTTTTGTACTTTATAACTCATATTTCACCATCCTTTTTTATATCGAGAAGAGAGGAGTATAATACTCCCCTCAAAACGATTTAGTATACGATGAAATCCCAAAGAGCTGTTGAACCAGAACATCCACCAGCCAAAGATTCAGCCTCGATAGCATGAACAGTTGGATCTCCACCCATTGATAACTCAAACTCACCATTAAAATCTGCTCGATTAATAATGAACTGACCGTGATATACATTGTCGCACACGTCCTGACATGTTACATCAATATACATCTTCAGAACCTTGCTATAATGTTCTGAATCATTTGAAATCTTAGCGGCTGTAACTTCCTCATCATAGAATACTGCGATCTCAGTTCCGTCAGGAATATCACCAGCAAAAAATGTCAATTCCTTCTCGGAATATGCAAACTGACCAGTAGCATCTGCTGTAGCATTCTGCTCATAAGACTTTCCAAGTGAGCCTGATGGATTTTTTATGTATGCATATCCAATTTCTGCTCCTGTTGTTCCAACAGGTGTGCCTGTAAGTGTTGCTTTATTGCTCTTAACAACAACAATTTCTGGCTTTCTAACCTTGAACTTACCCTGTTCAACCGTAGAACCTGTCTGTGCTGCCAAAGCACCTCCGACCAGTACACCATTTGTTGCAGATACTGTAACTCCCTTATTCTTTTTCAATGAACCAATCTTACGTCCACCTCTACCTGTAATATCAGATTTTTCCTGTGTATTGTTGATAGATCCTTCCTGAATTTCATCCATGATAAATTCAAGCTGATCAGCATTATTAAAACATGTAATCTGATCAATCTCAGTAATACTAAGCTTATTGATATCAATCTCTGCCATAAATATTTCCTCCTTAAAATAAATATAAAAATAAGACCTCTAATATAGAGATCTTGTTTACTAATTTTGAATCCATGATAGACTTGATTTATCTACCATTTTTGTAGGATCGACTGTTCCTGCATATACACCAATCATAGTGTTATCAAATGTGATGCTTGTCCTAATTTGTTGTACACTTTGATTGAATTTATAAATAGACAAATCCATTACATCTTCATAGTTGTATTTAAATTCTGGTCGATTTACCAATGCAATTACCATTTTTTCAAAGTATTTATTATATGGTTTATTGGCATTTCGCCGCAATTTTCTTTTTTCTTTTTTTAATAAATATACTTTTGCCTCTGCATTTCCGGCTTTACAATGTACTTCTTCGATATTGTTTATTTTACGAATTGTTTTTGCTATATTGGTATATAGTAATTCATCAATGATATAGTCATTACCTAACTCTGGGTTAGATAGCACTGTTGTATTGTTGAAATCATTAGGTATGATTGAATATCCTTGTGTTTTTAAATCTCCAAACACTAAAGATAAATCATTGGTCGAATTTAAGATAAACATTAAAGAAAAGAATTGATAATCAGATAATGTCTCATAGTCAATACCCATATCATCTAATTGTGCCATGTACTGATATGGTGTAGATGTTAACGAAGTGACTAAGCCTAAATAGAATTGTTCATGATCTAATACTTCACGAACTGTAGGTATGTTGATATAAAGATTTTCATTTAGATAAATTCTGTTTGCATTAAGCCAACTTTGCCCACTATCATAAAAAATCTTTTTTTCGGGTATTTGTTGAATTGAATTATTTACCATATCTCAACCCGTTATTAAAATCTTTAACGATAAATTTTAATAATCTTCCTTTAAATTTATGCTGTGGAGAATATGGAGTGTTACTTACTAATTGTAAAGTACCACCAATTCCTAAAACATCATGTTCACTAAAAATATTATCTAATTCGCAAACAACCTTGTCATACCATAAATAATCAGTTCCATGTTCTGAGTATCTAATTACATCTTTGTGAGATAGTATAAAAAAATATACAACTAAGTCCTTATATACATTATTTCGTGGATCAATTGTTGCGCTGATTTCAAAATTAATATACCTTTTTGTTTCATCTATTGTCTCCGGCACGAATTCATGTGGGTATACACAATGAAAAAGCATATCACTTTCTGGGTCATCTGAATCTTCCTTACCTAATAATTGAATCAACTGGGAGGAATCGATGATAGCATCACAAATTTTTCTCCGATATTCAATAATTTCATAACTTCTTGATTTGCCCAATAACATCACCATCCTAATACTTTTCGACTATCTGAATTGTTTTTTCAGCCAAAACACTACCATCCAAATTAACAACCTGTAAAATAAAAGACTCATTAATAAATGAGTCATCATTTGGTACTGTGATTTTTATTTTTGTTTCAGATTTTTGTATGCAATCTTGAGAGATATCCATTTGCATTTTGACGTTCCATTCCCAATCGGGATTATTGATTTGATTTCCATGTGCATCTTTAAACTCAACACTCCATACTTTAGATCTTCCAATCCTAATTGAATCAGTTCCAGTAATTAAAATGATTGTTTCATCAACTGAATCGGTAGTAGAAGTCGTTGAAATATAATCACAGATACGCAATTCTTGGTTGTCTTTTTCATTATTTAATTCATCTTTATCCGCTATAAAGCTCAATATACTTCCATGAATATCATCACCATAATCATATAGAACGTCATCACTTCGAGTCAGTTTAAAAACTTTTCTCGGATTTGTATTATGTTTGTCAATAAACACACGTTTTCCCTCTAATTCAAGCACTTCCTCATCATATGTAATTTTGACTGTATAATTATTCGATGTCAGGATAAGAACATTGTTACCTGTTTCACCGACATCATACTTGGATGCAGATTGAATATTACACCAACGCTCAATAATATTCCCATTATTATTTTGCCAACGGAGCTTATAATGGCAAAGGCACATAGTCGCTTTTTCATATATACCTTGAGTACCTGGATATCCATCTATTAGCCAATATCTACCTTCGAACAGAACATACATTCCTGCCTTGACAGTTTTTGGAGTAAATAATCCTATACGTTCCATAGATTTTAACTGTGTATCCCCTGTATTGCCCTGTACAACGCAACGAACTTCTTTTGATTCAGACAAATCATGGTTATATACAATAACGGTCGTAGCTATATTTGTTTCTAATACTTCAGAAAAAGCATCATCCTTATAATCCGTAAAACCTTCATTTTCATACCCACCAATACTATTTGGTTTGGTAGAAGAGGAGAGTAAATACCATTCTTGTGCCATAATACCTCCTTAAATGAATGCTGTTGGTTTCTGATTTTCGACAAGATCTCTACAGTTTTCTGCAACATAATCAAGATGAGACTTTTCAGATGTTTTTGTTCCATTACTTCCATCAATCGATAAGTCCTTCCCAACAATACTAACTCTTTTATTAACCTTTGATACTTGCCTTTCTTGATACAACTCTTTCATAAATGCAGCTAAAGTAGATATTACTACATCATCTAAAACGCAATCAAATTGTTCTAATGTGTTATCAAAGAGTAACGGATCTAGTTCTAATGAATATCGACTAATAGCTTTTCTTAACCAAATAAGCTCAAGATCAAACGGAATTACCTGTTTATCGGCAAAAGAAGATTCAAAAAAATCAATTACATCTTGTGCCGTTGTCATCTTTTCCATGCTATCACCTCATTGATTTATGGATTAATACCAGTATATTTAACGCAAAAATCTACCTTTTTGTAATCATTGATACCTAATTCCTTGATACATTCAATTAAATATGCTTTTTCAGCTCTAATCACAACATTATTCATAATTGCCTGTTCAAAGTCGTCCTGTTTTTTATCGAACATCTTTTTAACTGAATTCTTGGTTAAGAATGCCTGCTTTTTATTTTCATTCGGAATATCAAAACTTAATTCAGATCTTGTAAAATCATCTTCAATATACCATGTAGCATGAGAGCCAAGAGAATCAATACCATTTAATAATGTATTACCATTTTGTGCCTGTGCAATAATTTCTTCACGAGAGAGTAACACAGTGCCCTTTGGAGGAATACTAATATCTCCATTGGTCGTGTGCCTTGGAGCACCAGTAGTCCACGGAGCAATACTTCGTACAGTGACTTTTTTATCAAGACGAGTATCTTCATCTGTAATTGGTTTCTCTATGATTTTTTCCACAACCCTTTCCACAGTTTTAACAGGCGTTTCGTCTATTGAAGTATCATTCTCAACTGAAACATTGTCTGTAGATTTTGTGCTATTATCTGTATCCTTCTTTTTATATGTCATAATTTTCTCCTTATCAACTATAAAATTTTTTTCAACTAATATCTGTATTTAATCTCATTATATAAAGCTATAATCTTATCCAACCGTTCAGATTTTGTAAATATATAATATTTAACTTTTGTTGTTGGATGAATTCCGATATCTATGTAAGGCACATCAAATGCTCTAATAAAATGAGATAGTTTTTTTGAATAACAATAAAAATTATTGTTCATAGTTCTCTCCATATAACTAAAAATATAGAGGTGGTATTAAACCACCCCTATGTATCCATTAGACTGTTAATGAATCAAGATTCTTATCATGAATAAGTCCAATTTCGTATTCTCTATTTGGAGCTACGAGAGCACCAACGGAGAGATCAAAACGAGACATAATCTGACCTGTAGTTACATCTGTACCTGTAAAGGATGTAAGACCACCACGAGTAACTGTGTAAATAGGAGACTGACCACCAGCAGGAATAACATATCCAAGACCAGCAGGTAATATTGTTTCAAAATTATCTCCGTCTTTGTTAATAGTAGTAAGGTCATACGGATTTGGAAGCTCTGAAAGAACTGATCCATTATACATTCCCATAAGTCCTGTATCATGAATTTCATCCATTACCTTCTGTGAAATGCCATTAACGGTTGGGGTTGTTCCAGTATATCCTGCAAATGCATTAAACTGTGAAATAAACGCATAATCACCTGTAATGGTTGGCTTTCCAAATCGTCTAACATTTGTAATGACCTTATCTACATTTGTCTTTGTAAGACCTGCATCCTCTGCAAAATATTTAACGCCCTTTGCATTCTTAATGGCATTATAGATTGTTTCAACAACATACTTAGTAGCCTTGTTTCTAATCTGAACTCTTACCTGATCCTGAAGTTCATTTTCATCAGTCATATCTCCAACAGCAGCCTTTCTATAGTCAACTGCATAACCACCAGAAATATTAACTGTAGCGATAGGAACTCTCTTCTTTCTGATAACTGGGAATGTTACATCCTGTCCAGCAGCCTGAATCTTTGGATCGATATTAGCGAATTCTGGAATTTCAACCTCGCAAGAATCATTAAATCCAATAGCTTTGTAATTACCATAAATAGAAAGTAACTTGATTTCTTTCATCAGAACAGGCTCCATTGCGAAACGTCTAATCTCATTAAGTTCAGACATAGCACCCAAATCTCCATTTGAAGCCTTGGCATTAAGTTCCATAATATATTTAGCAGCGACATCTGCTTTCTTTCCATAAGGAGCTAAATCTTTACCCTGTGCCATAGCAGAAAAGATCTCTACAACAGGAGAGTTAGCTTTTACCTTACCACTAACAAAATTAGCGTCTTTTCTTTCATTATTTAATTCAAATGTATAAGACATATATAAATCCTCCTTAAAATTTTTAATTAGGCTGTTGCACCATTAACTAAAACAACAACACCCTGCTTATTACCAATCACGCTCTTAACTTCCAGGTTAAGTTCTGTGGATACTGCACTATTAACCTCAAGCGCACCGTCTTTTGTTGCTGTAAGTTTGTCTCCAACAGCTACAGTCTCTGGGAGAGGATAGTCATAAATTTCTAATTCCTTACCTGCAAGTTTTGTGAGATTAAGAACTCTAACATGCTCACCCTTTGCGATAGGATACTTAGGAAGACCTGAATTGTCTCCTTCCTCTGCCTGCATAATAACTTTAGTACCATCTTCAGCACTTGAAAAAGAACCAGAACTAACTGTTCCAAAAGAACCATTAAATGTATCTGCACCAGCTACAGCGTTCTCAAATGCGTACTTGTGCTCAATCTGATCAAAATTTCTAAATTTAATCATAGTTTTTAATTCCTCCTTAAAATAAAAATAGCTCAGACACACAAATTGCCTGAGATTAATGGTTGATTATTCATAATATAAAAAATTCTTTAAAAAATATTTGTATCTTCATCATCTATATGAGACTCAGAACAAACCTCTGAAAAAATATCTTCAACAGAACCATCGTGAATTGAATTCTGTTCAGCAATCTTTGCATCAGACTCAGCCTTCTTCTGAGATTCAACAATATTCATGCAAATCTTTGATTTAATAGAATTAATTTCAGATGTGACATTTTCTAAATCTTTCTTCTTTGTAGCTGCGTTGATTTCGGAAGTGAGCTTATCAATATCTTCCTTTGCTATATCCTTCTCATCTTCGTTGAATTCCCCTAGAGTAGTGTCTAACTCTCTAAGTTTCTCAGCTACTTTTGCTTTTGCAAGCTCCTGTTCAAGAATTTCTCTTTCAGCCCAATATGTTTCATAGTCTTTCTTTAACTGATCGAGAGTAGCCTGAATCTGTTCAACAGAAGCATTAAGTTCTGAAATCTTAACATCCTTTTCAGCAAGTTCAGAATTCTTTGCTTCAATAGTGCTGTTTAATTCTGCAATCTGTGATTCATAAGCCTGTGACTTATCATTTAATTCAGAAATTGTAGAATGAATAGCAGTCTTCATGTCTTCAATTGTAAATTCCATTGTTTTTTTGTCCTCCTTATTTTGTTTCTTTTCTGCGACTTCAAGAACAATAGCATCGTCATCCGCTGGTGAAACGGATAAGATAGCAGATCCAGAAAATACATACCTCATAGGTGATCTAAAAGCTTCCGTAGGTTCTTCTTCCTCAAAAACTATCTTATTATCATTTTCCGGTATACCCATTATTTCAATAGAAGTACAAACCTTACCAAGTGCATAATTTTTTCTTACCCACTTCACAAAATTTGGATAGCGTTGTGCATATAAAAAACCACTTCCGACTAATACCTCTATATCGTTTCCATCAGCATCTTTTACTGTTTCGATTGATACTTCATTGCAAGTACCAACTACTTCTGAATTTTCAAATATAGGTTCAGGAAGACCATCAGAATTAATAATCTGTCCAGTCAAACCATGACCTAACGGGACTTCTTTTGTTTCATCTACAAATTCAGCACAGAACGGCATTCCAATTGCACTTTCCATGGCAGCTTCGACATATTCTTTCTTCCAATGAAGTCCATTTTTATTTGTATCTTCAGTGTTATCATGGATTTTTAAAAGAGCGACTTTAATAGGGACACGACCATTCTTGTTTGATCGCTTTGAAATTTCGAGGATATTTCCTAACATATATTTATCCTCCTTGTTAAGTTGTATATAATAAAAGAAGCCTACAATTAAGCAGACTTCTCATTATTATTAATATTTAATTGCTATTTGGTTGATGGCTTGGGTTGATGATTTCCATTATTACTTTGAGACTTTATGGTGTTTTCATTCGTAGGATGATTTTCCGAAGGTCTTCCCCCTGCTTTATCATCTTTAGAAATAGTATTGCTAGTAAGATGGGGCACATATTTGTCAAAAATCTTATTGTCGTATTCTTCATCAAGAATATTAAAATAAATATCTGGATTTATACCTGTACTTGCTATTAACATAGTCATAGAACCACTTGCCTGTAAATATAAATTCTTCATCATATCGAAGAATTGTTGTCTATTAACCAAAGATGTTGGGAGATAATATACTTCAACCCGATTACGTCTATCTTTAATTATATTTTCATTTATTACATAATTAAGTTCAGTTTGCAGTTCTTGAATCCACGTATATATCTGGGCATTAATCAACTCAAGATTATTTTGTTGAGAAGAGTAATTTCCACTTCCTGATCCATTTAATAATGATGCCGCTACACCTAAATCCAAAGCAATTTTATCTGTTAAATCAGATTCATTCTTATTATCAAAAATATCGGTAGCGTCAACATCTAAGGTATCTATTTTTGTACCTGCTGACACTGTAAAAAACGATGTACCCCCACGATTGTTTTTGGTCATAACAGCTTGCTTAACTTTATTGTGTTGGTCTTGTTGCTGAGTTTTAGTTAATGCACAGCTACCTTTGTCTTTTCCTTCTGGTAAAGTTTGGAATATTATCTTATTATTTAATTCTTTCAAGACATTTCGTTTAGTATCAACGAATTCATTCTGATAAAGAATGTCAGCAATAGCAGCAATTGCAAGAGGTCTTCCCCAAGGTTCACTAATTTTGCACTTGATTTTATGGGCAATGGTATGTTTATTATCTAATATAAGCCAATTGTTACCTGCAAAATTTCCTTTTTCCCACTGTAAATATCCATTACGAATTTCAGAAGGATATTTTTTCAGCTTACGATTTCTCTCTTCCTGAGTTACACATTTCTCTTCAAAGTACCGTAAATTAAAAGCAATAACATTTCTATTATTTTTTCTACCTACGATTTTGGTATATTCATATGGTAGCGGAATAATAGAAGCATTCATGCCCATATCACACAGTTCTACAATGTTTTCGACATCATAATCAGACAATGCTTTTGTATTATCATTTGGCTTTTTGGTTACTTCAAAATAATAAAAACAATTGCCCTCGTTCATATCCGTAAAAAGTGCATCTCTAATAAATTGTTTATCATTGATATTTTCAAGGGTAGACAGCATTAGATCTTTATTTTTATTTAGCTTAGTTTTACCAAATAAACGCTTTTTACCATAAATAACTCTATCTAAACATGGGAGTGATACCATATAGTCAATTGAGTTAGTTACAACACCTTCACTGTTGTAAACAAACATTGCAAGTCGTCTAGTAAGGTCATGATTTGCAATTGGGTCTTTGACAATAGCTCGGATTTCTTCTGGTGTGAATTCATCATATAGATGACATCCAAATATATCCGTTGACAAAACTCTACCAACATAACTATTGTATTCATAAGTTTTTGATGGGGTAGTAGAATTAGTAGACTGAGATATCTGTGTTGAATTTGTTTCTAATATTTGCGTCTTTGGAGGGCGACCTCGTTTACGCTTTATTTGTTCTTCTGGCAAGTGAGTGCCTCCTTTCTAAAGTGTTTAAATTTTTGTTAATTGATGAGGGTACAATAATCATAATCACTTGAACTTGCACCAATCAAATCATTTTCAAGTAAATCAAAGAAATATGAACCATATGAACAAGAAGTATATCTATCTTTTCGATTTTTACCTTGTTCATGAATTTTAATAATACCTGTTTGCGGCATTTTTTCGTAATTTAATTCTGCACATTCGCTTATCATAGCTTGTGTTTCAAGAAATGGGTTTTCATATTCCATTTGTCTATCCAAATCAACTTCATTAATATAATCTATATTTTCAGCAAGTATTTCTTCTTTTGCAGTATTGTAATTAACAAGAAAATCAATCTTATTTTCATTAAGATTTTTTCTGAATCCGATAGCAATATCACTATTAAGTTGCTGAGTTGCATTGACAGCAAATATACAAGTTTTTGCATTTGGATCTTGACATACTTTTGCATATTCATCGTTATTCATACAGCGTAGTGGAGAATATTCTAATCCTCTCTCTTCGTCGTATAAAACTTTTTGTAATGAATAAAGAATCTGAAGACCACCATTTCTTACATCCAATACTATGTAATTTGCGTTGAAATCATCAAATAATTGACGAATTCTTATGGCTTGTAATGTTGTATCTCCAATCTGATTTGATTCAATATAAGGATATTGTCTTCTATATCCTTGTTTTACTTCAACTGTATTATTTTCCGATTCATAAGTCATAGATTCTGGAATACCACGAATACAACTATAAACGGAGTTATCATTTTGATCACCTGCAACAAATGCTATATCGCAAGAAATTACTCTTATTTCATTATCTTGTTTTGGAATAGCATATTTGTTTCGTTTATTTATTTTTATATCAAATGTATTACGTGGATAAAAGACATGTTTTAGAATCTGACGATTCATTAACATAGAATAGGTAAAATATGATGATAAAGAACCTTTAACTCGAAGATTTAAAAATTCTATTTTCCATGTGATAGGATCTTGTTTCTGCTTTTCTTTTAGCATCTGTTTCATAGTTTTCAAGTGATGCTTAAGTGTAATGCTTTCGTCAAATGTAAGCAATACAGAACCATTATGCTTTTGCATTCCGTTATACGCTTGGTCAACAATATCCCACATCCAATGCCCATCGTCTACCCATGATGAACTAATATAAATATCAACAGGGTCTTCTTGTAAAACTTCGTTTTCTCCATAATAAGGATTAAGCATATATGGCTGATTACGCACAGTCTGAAATGGAGAAATAACAGAGTCCTCAATTTTCTTATTGATTTGTCGAAACTCCTCTCTGACAATCCCTGTACTTCTAAGTCCACGGGCATTTTCATTTGCTACAAACACTGTAATTTTAGAGCCATTTTTAAATTTTACAAAAATATTATTATCACTCGTACTCCAATCTGCAATTTCAGCACGTAGCGGTTTACTCCATTCACATAATTCATCAATTATTTTATCAGATACAATAAGTTTAGCCTGTTTTTTTGTTGAAGATCCTATACGAAATTTTGTACCAGGATACAGAATGCAACGACAACAGGCATATAATGCAATAATGAAAGATTTCGCATCGTTTCGACTTGCTATTATACAAATAAAATTTGATATACCCATAAGATATATAGCTAGTTGTTGATATAAGTATAAAGAAATTTTTAAATAATCTTGAACAAATCGATGCATATTCCTACGCCAAAAAGTACACCATGCTATCATATGTAGAACATTATTAGGGTTACTAAGATAATGAGTAGAAGGGAATTTTTTATATAATTCCATTTGGTTTTTATCGGCAGGATATTGGTTAGTCATCATCATCACCGCCATTTTCAGAAACAAAGAATTCCTTATCTCTTGTTTCACTTCCAGTCATTATATTTTCCATAGGTCTGCATACATGACGTTCAAAATAATTACCAATCTCATCATAGTCCTCGTATAGTGTTTTATCCTTGTAAAATTCTTCTGGGGTAAACTGCGAGATAGTAGCAAGAGTAACCCCAACAGTTTCATTATTACTATTATCTTTTTCCTCAATAGTTTTTAATCCAGCTTGTTTAAATGTCTTACTATATTGTTCAACAAGTGTTGCATATTCTTTAGAATCGCCATTCTGTAACGCATGTATTTTTAACATATTAATATTGCATAAATCTCGAATAAATATTTCCTGATTCGAGTCGGCATTAGGATTATTTTTCTTAAGCATTCTCCAATGTTCATCAAGATTTTTATAATCCATTTCAGTAAATCCAACTCCCCATCTATCAACAGCGGAAGCAGAAATAGTAGATTCTTCTGATTTTGCCTGCTCTCTCGAAGTAATAATCTCGTTCTGTTTTTGTGTATAATAATTTTTTAATGAATCAATATAAGTTTTTCTCCCATCACAGTTCAGATTTTTCTTTGCTGCATAATGAGAAATACGAGAACGAGAACGATGACCGCTATAAGTTTCCATAGAAGCAGTAAGTGCAGATACATCATAATTCCAACCTGCTCTTTGACAAAAATCTTTCATTGCATGTTCTTCATTATTAGAATACAAAGCAGTCATTTGTTCAACATAACGATCAGTGCACTCCTTACACCAAGGCAAATAACCACCATTAGCTTGAAACAATACATCATTACTTTTTTGAAAATAAGATTCTTGTTTTGAATATCCACGACCACAACAAGAGCATTTGAATTTATGTTTCTTTTCATCAAATGCAATAGGAGATCTTGGTATTTTTATATTTACATTCGTATCAATAATTGGAGTAGCATTCATGTTTTCAATTATCTTTTCATTTTTTGTTTCTTTTGGCACGAAGCCACACCTCCTTTTACAACTAAATAAGTCGATTGCTACAATAACAATCGACTATCTAAAATTTGTTCAATATCTTAAAAAGAGTGAGAGAGTAGTGTGAGTATCTACTATATCTAAGATGATCAGTCAAAGGCTTCTCACTCTATAATTCCAACTATCTGCAATCGAAACAGTAACAATCCTCTCATAGTTGGCTATATATTTATTCTCTTTTCTATCTTGATTTTAGGTAGAGAAAAGTGTATACTTAACCCATAAATTGAAACTTGACAACTGAATAGTATTTAAGAATGGAGGCTTCTATGAAACACCCAGTAAAAAGAATTGCTTCATACTTAAAAACAAAGGAACATTCCATTTATAATTTTTTACAAAAAAATGGCTTCTTTGATGAACTGGTTAGAGGAATTGTAAAAATGTTTTTCTTTATAATTATTCTCTACTTTTTCAAACAAGTAGTGTGGTAAGCAAGCCTTGGCACAATTTTTGTGCCATGGTGCAAGCGTTATCCGGATTTACTGGGTGTAAAGGGTGCGCAAATAGATACTATTCAGTTTTTAAAGAGAGGTGCAAGCCTCTCTTTTATTTTTGTACTTAACGGTCAGAGTTGGATTTGAACCAACGGTGCAAATATATGCACACTTTCTTAGCAGGAAAGCACCATAAACCAGACTCGGACATCTGACCATAATAAAAGAGCCATCTCCAAAGGAAATGACTCTTTCTTTAAAGCTTTTACCAATCAGTCGCCAAACCGGTTATAACTGTATAGAGCAGTAGTCTGGATAGCAGGACTCGAACCTACAACGTCTAGTTCCCAAAACTAGCGGACTACCAAATTGTCCTATATCCAGATAATATTTTTCAAATTTCTCCATATACTAAACCAAAAGTATCTAAGGAGAAACTATCATGAACGCTTCATATAAAACTGCAATTCAATTCAAAGATTTATATATTCCCGTAAAAATGTTAAAAACATCACACAATAGTTCTATAGAACTTAATCAACTCTGCAAAGACTCCAAAGAAAGAGTGCGTTATATCAAATTTTGTCCATCTTGTAATAAAGAAATCCACAATGAAGATATTGTAAAAGGATATAAATATGCAGAAGATAAGTATGTTATTTTGGAACAATATGATATAGAATCAATTACATCAAACAAAGATAGAACACTTTCAATAAAATATTTCTGTAAATCAAAGGAAATATCAGACCTACTCATAGATAAATCATATTATTTAATTCCTGAAATGGAGTCAGAAATCGAATATGAACTTCTTCGTAAAGCTATGACTACGAATAGAGTAGTAGGTATTGCTGAAATTGTATTGGGTACAAAACAAGAATTAGTTGCGTTGTTTGCCAATAAGAATTGTATTATTGCAACCATTTTATTTTATGAGAACGAGATTAACGAATTACCGATTATCATGAAGCATAAAACAGATAAACAGCAACTCGAAAATCTCAAACAAGATATCTTAGATAATACAAAAGAATTTGATTGGGAATCTCATTATGATAAATATCAACTCAAGTTAAGAAAATTGATATTTGATAAAATTCCAAAATGATATTGCCTTTCTCATTCCATCCTCGAATGGCGAGCTTTCATTTAAACTGCATAGGACGTATCCTATTGTTACAACAGTACCAGTCCGAAGACCGCAAAGGGCATAGGGCGGTAGTAAGTGTTGAACTTACACACTAAATTTCGTATGCATCCAAAAGATAAGCTTTCACATCAGGCTTACCGCATAAAAAAATAGGGCATAACGGACTCGAACCGATACTCATGGAATGAAAATCCATTGTCTTACCTTTTGACTAATGCCCCATATTTAGGGTGGAAAAGTACCACCCATTATTTTTACAGAGTATATTCTGTAGTTCCTTCAAAAGTATTATTCAATGCACGAATTTCAGCCAACTTCTCAGTAACAGCTTCCTTAACTTTCGTAGCAAATAATACACACTGAGCCTGTGCATACAGTTCCTTCTTATCAAGAACAGTATTTAATACTGTATCAGGGTATTTTGTTACATCTCTTTCAAAATGAAATGCTAAATCTTCATTGATAAGTTTTCTCTCATTTGTTACATCCGTAATCTCCAATTCAACAATAGTAGAATCGTCTTTTGGATCTGTTGTTACTTCTGGAACGCCATTATTAAGCTTGATATTTCCCTTGAACTGTATTTTGCTATACTCGATATACTTATTGTAATTTGCAAGTAATTCTTTTTCCTGCTCACTTGTCAAATCAGCAGTACCAAGACTTGTAACCGTAATGTCTACACTTACAATATCATTTTCTACATTAAATTTCTGATCTAATTTCATGAATTTGTACCCTCACTTTCGTTTGCAATTATTTGGTTGTATGCATCTTTGAAACTGATTACTAAATCCCTTAAAGTTTCTTTATCAATAGTACAGTCCAAATTACTCATATCAATATTCGGATTTGATACCGTAAATTCCAATGTGTTTCCATTTGGTGCAAATAAAACTTCCACAGATTCATTAAGCAGAAGAGTAATAGAATCAATTTTATTTCCATTATTCGATGTTACTCGTTTTACTTGACCGACTTTTAATCTATCATTTTCAATAGATAATCTACTTGCCATTACACATACTCCTTTCTTTTATTTTTCGTTTTCCTTTTAATCATTAGGTGTTAGGTGGGATTTGAACCCCCGATATTCAGAACCACAATCTGACGCTTTAACCTACTAAGCTACTAACACAGCGACTCTATTGGGAATCGAACCCAAATCTTCCGATAGACAGTCGGATATAATTACCTTTATACCATAGAGCCATAATTATTTTTCATAACCTTTACAGAGTGTTTTGAAAAATATAAAGTCAAGTATCTCTAGCTGACTCGGTAGGGATTGAACCTACGACATGCAGATTAACAGTCTGCCGTTCTACCACTGAACTACGAGCCAATAAAATCAGCATAAAGCACTAACTAGCTGATATTGCACTGTACACATGCAGTTATTTAGAATATGGTCGCTTATCAGCAACCTAATTCATGCTTCCACATTTTACTCATTCCTAACTCGTGTGTCTTACACGTCAAATGCATGATATGTATATGAGTAACCGTTTACAATATTATTCTCCGCATATTTTCAGTCTTCGGTGCAAAGACTTCTCGATAAGGTTTCATGTCTCTTATCCGACAATTAAGGTTCTCATTAACGTAGAGAAGTACGAACATCTTCTCATTTCTGAAGGTTGAGAGATACCGATAATCCCAGATGTCGGTAGGAAAGAAGTAGGACTTACAATACTACATGAATAGCAAATGCTAAAATGTGATACTTATATATTCTCTGTTTGGTTGCCCATTTAAGGGTTCTTTTATTTGTTCTCTACATTGTCGTCACCTTTTTATATATACCTTTCGTGCCTGTTTATAAGGACTTTATTTGGATAATGCAGTTATATCGGTCTGTTAGTCCGTCTGATTTTCACAGAGCCTTAGTGAATGCGTAACTCAGAGCATTCGGCTTACAATTATTCTCCATTTAAAAGTAAAAAAGATTAGGGAATTAATGTCGGTTTACGTTGACATAGGTTTTACGCTATTGAATGCCACCATCCAACGTGTCTGTAAAGACGCAACCTAATCTTTATATATAATAAGTTTTTCAGATTTATTTACTTTCTGCCTCATTTTTCTCTTTTAAAGCATTGATTTTTTCCATAACTTCTGCTTTAGTTTTAGGTTTACAATAGAAGGAACGGGTTGTTTCTGTCGATTTGTGGTTGGCAAGCTCGGCTGCTAAAGCTAAATCGCCAGTCTCTTCATAAACCAAATTTAGACGAGATTTTCGTTGGCAATGCGGACGATAATCAGAAATTTGAATGATTTCACCATATTTTCTCATTCTGTCTCTAATAGCACTGTCACCCATAGGTTTATATTTTCCTTTATATTTTGTAATTAACAACGAATCACATTCTAAATGGTCATAATCATTCTTTCTCATCTCAAGCCACTCTTGAATAAGTTCTTTTGCAACACTCCCAAAAACAACCTGCGTATGATAACCCTCTTTTTCCCTTATGTCAACAAACATATTATGTTCCAAGTCAAGCTTAGATAATTGTAGTTTTAACAACGCACCAATTCTATTTGCTGAGTCAAAACTTACTTCAAATAAAATTTGATCCTGAATTGAATACTTATCATTTTCAGATAATTCTCTGCGGATTGTCTGAACTTGTTCTTCTGTAAGGAAGTAAGAGTTCAAAATATGTTCCTCATTAGCTTTCTTCATTCTATCAAGTTTACCATCAAAAGGATGATACTTAACGAAGCCACGCTTCATAGACCAAATATAGAATGAACTAACAGCAGAGATTTTCATGTTAATAATCTTTTTATGATTCAGAAGTGTTTCCTGACAAAACATAATATAGTTCTCCATAATATCAACGGCATTTTCCATAAACTCATCTGAATATAAATCTAAATCGCCATAATTTTCACCTAACCACATAAGAAAATGACGAAACAATCCTTCGTATCTTTTATATGTAGTATCTTTAACATCCTGATTTTTAATAATATTTGATTGGAGATATTTCTTATATTTCTTCAAGTTATCAGGATTTATAAATTTTTCCTTATCCTTTGTAAAATATTTTACTCTTGTTACATGTGCCACTAAATCACTTCCTTTCATAACAAAATAGCGAGATAGTAGTTACTCAACTAAATCGCTATTATAAATATTTAATATAATTAGTGGGCAGGGTTGGACTCGAACCAACGAAGCCGAAGCGCCTGATTTACAGTCAGGTGTAATTGCCGCTATACGACCTACCCATACAAAAAGAGTGTGTAGCATACACCACACACTCTAAATATTTAAAAAATAAAATCAAGCAAATCAAATAATCTTCCAACCGAATTATATTCGTCAAAATCACTTAAATCAATCGGCTTACTAGAATAAAATTCACGCTTTTCATATCCATTAACATCACTTTTAACAGAAGTAAATCCGTGAATATTTCCGTTTTCATCTTTATCAAATGTAATATTTTTATGAGAATCATCACTTACGTCACTGCAACTGCAATTCTTACAATTACCATCACAATCATCGTCTACATCTTCAGCGTCCTCACCAATGTTGAATTCATGAATAATGCATCCAGAATCTTTATTATCCTTAACAAAAGCTGAACTCACATCTCCATGAATAAATACAATGTCTGTCTCATCCATATTGATATAAGTATCACTTCCCTCATACTTGGCAGCCCGAACACATACATTCATTTCAGAATCAATACTAAGAATAAATGCATCATCATAACCATCCAAATAAGGATCATTCAAATCGTTACAAGAAGCAAGTTTAAAATTCGTATTCTTAATAACAGAATTAAGAACATCTTTCATCACATCATACTTAGCCACAACTACAATTTCTGAACAATCATCATCATAATCTCTTGTACAAACATCCAACTTGTCAAAAGTATCTGCTAAAAATTCAGCAAAATCATTTGTATCTGTAAAACCAAATGTTTTCAATATATTTTCACCACCTTAGAATTAGAGTTGTTTTGCAGACTTTGACATCTTAAAGCAAATCTCATCATGCTGTGGAGTTACATACTCCTCACCTTTGCGATCACCCATCATAATTTTTCCTCTACGCTCTGGAACTGTCTTAACCTTAAACTTTCCAAGCTTTCCAACAGGAACTGATTCTGCGTGGTTTGCTGTTAATGTCTCTGTGATTACATCAGCAAAAGCATCAAGAATAACTGCGATATCCTTCTGTGAAGCTCCCTCAACTTTATTTGCTACTGCCTTTAATACCTCGTTCTTTGTCATTTTAATTTTCTCCTTTTTTCTCAATTATTTATTTTTTTAATACAAAAGAGGGTAGTGTCTCATTTGAGTACACTCCCTCCGATACATACAATTGTGACAGCAACATCACAATTTCTATACAATCGGACTAATTAAAAGTAGAAAATTAGCCCAATTTTCATAGTTACTTATGCATAATATAAAACCAAGTCACTCGTACTTGGTCTACTTTGTCTTGAAATTAGTAATTCATCAATATATAATTGTTCGTCAAGTATCAAAGATAGTTGACTGGCTATGAACCTGTAGCCTCTATCTGATTGATTTCTCTTTCAGATTACTTAATTCAAAATTATTTTATATGTCTCAGTATGTCCAAATAATTTGTCAAAACCATATACCTTAACACAAGCCTTACTTCCTTTGCATAGCTTATCACTATATGGATCAGAACCAACAAAAGATGGACTAATAAGAACCTCTGCATCGCCTAAAATTCCTTCATGAGATGGAATTTCTTTACCAGAATGATAATGTCCTAAAAGCACCGTATCATAGAACTTTTTATGTAAAATACTTATGTCTTTAATAGCATTTTCAATATTTTTTAACTGATGACCATGCATAGCAATAATTTCGTTACCAGGAATATAGACTTCTATAAAATCATTTCCTTCCTTTGCTAAATGAACAGTAACTCTTTCATTATTTACACATAAGTCTTTTATATAATTACCCATAAGATATTCTAAGTCTTCATCTGCAAGTTCTGATGCTTTGGCATTCAATACTCTAAGTTGAGTATGATTAGCAGATGGAGTATGATAATATGCAATTTTTGTATATGTAGACAATTTATTAAGCATACTCGCAATCAATCGACAGATTTCCACTGTAGCCTTTACAATTGAACTGTCATTAATTTTCAAGTCACTAAGTCTCAAAACGCCTTGGATTAAATCTCCTAACGAAACAATTGTCAATGTTGTAATATGCTTATCTTGTACAAAATGGATCAATCTGTAAGTTAAATATTCAAATCGTCTTTTTGCTTCCTCTGGTGAATATTCGTTATTGACACTGCAATAAGCCGCCCCATAATGGACATCCGCCAACCCTACTAGATAATTAATTTCGTGATGAATATTGTCCTCGATTGGATGAAATTCTGGCGGTGTGAGTGATTGAACTACATTACCAACATATTCATAATACATTTCCTGACGTGCTTCAGCTCTGTCAATTCTCGATCTTTCAACATTGCTTGTCTGTAACTTGATACGTTCCTTACGAAGTTCCTGAATCTTCACATCTAATTCACTATCAGAAATATTCTCTGTTTTATTTAACCCAATTTTATACTTTTCATATTCACTTCTCATCTTGCCACCAAAAGGAGTAGAAGAGGACTTACGAATGGTATCTGAATTGCAGTTAATTCCATATTTATCCTTGATTTCTGACCAATCATAGTCATTTTCACCATCAATTTTTGAATCAATATCTGTGATAATCTTGTCATATGTTTCAAGAGTTAGTCCATATTTTGAAAGTTCTTCTTTGAATTTTTCAACATTAAACAATCAGTCACCAACCCCTTACTCTTTATCAGACGGAACATCCAGCTCCTCATCTGTCTTTAATGCAACAGTAAAATCAATTACCTGATTCTTAAATGAAGTAAGCAGATCAGTTACCTTTACTTCCTGCTCCACATCATTCTCATCTGTATATGTAATGGTAGTACAATCCTCTGAGAGTGTACCTGCCTTTACTGTTAACTTATCTGTAGTTGTTCTTGTGAACTTTAATTTACTAGCTGCCATTTTCCTTTTCCTCCATAAAATTAAAAATTCCCACCAGAACGCTTTCTGCCAGGATTAAAATACATTTGTTTCGTTTTATTCTGTTTTACTTTGATATACTCACGAATCTTCCTAATATAATTTTCATCATAACTCAAACGAATATGTGACTCCAAATAATAACATCCACAACGAGTTGGAATTTTATTTGATAATACATTGTCTATGAGTCTATACGATGGATTAAGATTCGAGAGATGGGTATGCTTTTCTGTATCTTCTTTTCTACAGATACGAAAGCCATTTTCGGTCTTGTCTATATAAAAATCTTTATACTCAATTCTATTTTTCATAGGCAGAACCTACTTAACATACTTATTTTCGATGTAACGCTTTCCACCACAAGTCTTGTAATATCCAATATGTTCACCTCTGCGATCTACATACCCTCGTCTTGTGTTTCTAATTACACCTTCAGATAATAATTTTTCAATTTCATTTTTTGAAATGTACTTAATAATTTTCACTTCTTTCTTGATTTATTTCCTACAAAGTAGGATAGTAGTTGGAAATGTAGGATTTGAACCCACGACCTCCTGAACCCAAATCAGGCGTTCTAACCAAACTGAACTAATTCCCAAAATAAAAAATCCCATACCGAAGTATGAGATCCTTACTTAATATGAGCTGAGATATTTGACTCAATACACTAACACTTACTGTGGTTGGACACAGTTTATCACACAAGCGATTAGCTTGTAGTTAGCAACAACACCGATTTTGACATAATCGGCAAACTCTTACCACAAAGTATTATAGATTTTCTTTCTGCACATTCTTCCTTGCGAGATTCATAGGTTGCAGCCTATTAGAGTTGCACGTACTTGTACTTTCTCATATAACACCTTGCGAGTGCTATATGTCACCATATTACAGGTGAATAAGTTGTTTTTCTCTTTGCGGTCGCACACACTTTTGCTGTTTTGTAATTTTCTTTTAAATATTATTTACCTAAAATAATTTGATTTCTTTCAAAAGTATGTACTTATTATGGACGATGAGGTGTACATTTGATCATCCGTACCTTTTGAGTACAGCCCAATCATCACCATCCTGCTCGGATTGCGATCTCCTTACTTTTTGATTCCATCCCTGTTTTTCAACTTAAGAGATATTACCAAAATCCTACCAGCGGTTATACTTGCGGTATTCCCACCAATAGTACACAAATCATACCCACATTTCTGTGTTACTACAGTGCCTATTTCAAGACACCCACCAATCAACCATATTCGCCAACAGTTGTCCTTGAATAGAAGGTTGGGCGTAGATTTTATGTGTTTTCCGTTAAACTGTATTTCACAGTCGCAGCCTTATAATACGATAAGAACCACTTTATACATGTCGCCATGCTTATTTTGAGATTTAACATCTCCTGATCCGAAACCAACCAGTCCTACAAAAGTAGAAAAGCTCTCCCAGTAAGACTCGAACTTACGACTTTCGCATTAACAGTGCGATGCTCTACCAGCTGAGCTATAAGAGATTAAGAATTGTCAGTGACCATACCACAGAAACTGTAGCACAGCCACCGATCTATAAGAAGAGGAGTACAATATGAATATGTACCAATCTTAGAAATGAACTTTAGAATTGTTCAGAACCGCCAATGAATTAGTAGCGATGGAATCTCTTAGATTTTATCAGTTCACCAAATAAGCTGATTATCCGTAAGTTTACCAACTTAACATTAAAGTTAGCATTTATGGCTGCTTGCACCACATACATTGTCTCTATGGACTTTATTGCCTCAGTATGATACGAGATCTAAATCACTGTTCTGAATTTAATTTGTGTTATATTATGTCCGTATAGGACATTGTTATAATGTCTCTCGACAATTATATATTCTCTGTTTTATCAGCCAAGAAAAGCTGATTTCATTGTTTTAATCAAAATATCCATTTAACTTTCTGTTGTAATAACGAGTTATTTTTGGTTTTGTCCAAATTTTTGCCTCACATTGGATATTATCATATGTATGGATTTCTTTTTCTGGAATATATTTACATTCCAAACTTAATCCATCTAAAATTTTTACCACTGTATTATCAGTGGGAGTAGTAGAAGATAGGTAGGCGAATATACATTTCTCTGCCCTTTTGAATACTTTACGGACTGTCGCTACATTTATATCTTCCTTCTCTGCGATTTCTTTAATAATCTTTTCCTGTGTAATTGTCAAAAATAATCATTCCTCCCAACTGCACGAATTCGTTTATAGAATCATATCTTACTTTGTAAATTAGGCTTATGCCTATATGATATGTTGTTCTCCATATATAAACATTTGGAGTATAATTTTCGACCATTAGTAATGGGTTACAAAATTTTAAACATAATAAAATAACCCAATATTTATGGTCGAATTTTTAACAAAAGCCTAGCTACTACATTTTTTATTTTCTCTATATCTTCTTGTTTGTAATCTTCTTAATTCTCTATTATGTTCAATGTTACATTTAGGACATCTACAAGTCTTTACATTGTTTTTATCAACTTCAAACCACTCACCGCAATCAATACATTGAATGACTTTTGGTTCTTTATATTTAATATTATTCTTCAAATTCTCTACTACATATTCTCCATAACAGAACCAAAATAATTGTTTTGCACGTTTTTTATTCTTATATAAATACTGTACAAGCATATCAGCAATCATTTCTTCCGAATATCCAAGTTCAGCAAACTGGTTTCTAATAGAACAAGCTACATAATGAAGATTATCAATGTATTCATCCTTCATATTAACCATATAACGATACTTCTTGTTTAACTCATCATATAAATTAGAAACTTCTTTAGAGCATACAATATCGGGGTTTTTCATCATATCCTTATATTTTAATTCTCCAAGTTTCATACCTCTTGTATTAATTGATTTATTAGGAATACGAGAGTAGAGTTTATTTACAAAACTATCATTTCTATCATCAACTTGTGATTTTTCCTTGTCTTTGGCGTATTCAAAAAATGCAGGAAGTTTCTGATTGGTAAACTCTTTGATTTCTTCACCAATTGTTTCTGGAAACTCAGGCTTGTATAATGTTTTAGCGTAATCAATAACAAAATTATTCTGACAGCATAAACGCTTGACACAATTAGTTGCATGTTCTTTTTCCTCATCTGTTCCATTGATAAATACGTCATTATTCCAGATTTTTGAAATATTGTTGCTATAAATACCGATGTTTCCACCTGTAAATGCTGCATTTAATCCTTCATAAATACTCTGATTATTCAAAATTCTTGGTTCAGCTTTACGCATATTATAATAGAGTGGTACAACACCATTCATATTACGTTCTGCGATTCTTACAAAATCAGGATCAGCAACTACCAGTGATTTATCTCCATCAACATCAAACTGAAGAATTTTACTAATCAGGTCATATGTACTTGTATATACCGCATTTGTTGTAAACCATTCTCTGATTTTATCAACTCGTTCCTCATATACTTTATTCGCCACATTGAAACGAATAGCATGTTCTTTGTAGAGGTGAGGACTTCTTAGACAGTCAAGTTTATCATATTGTTTAAATAACCAACAAAATACCTCTTTGTCTGCCAATAATCCTTTAGGTGTATCAATGTGTCCAAACCAATACTCACAAGCTGCATAATAATCTGGAAGTAAGAAAGTATATTTTCCATTTACTTCAAGTTTTCCACTTCTATATTTTTTTAAAAGGCTATTCTTTACTTCACGGATCACGTCTTTTGCATATGTATCATTGAGTAGAGCAGGATAAATCTTTACCGCTTTTTGAAAAGCTGTCATATTTGTATTATAAGGTGTAATTCCAAGAATATCTTTCATGGTATCAATAGAGTTACAAATATTTGTGATTCGTTCTACAGACTTCTTTGTAAGCAAATCAATCTCTTCGTCTGTCACATTTGTGAGAGTTTGTAACATTTGATAATTGATTTTTGCATTTTTAATTCTATCTTCCTCAGTGTTACATCTGCCAGCTTGACAATGATATTGCTTAAAATATGTCTTATACTCATCCCATGAATCGTAAAACTTATACATCTTAAATTGACTTTTTGTAAAAATTATTCTAATATCTTCAGCAATTACATCATGGTCTTGTCCATAAATATCTGTGATAATAGGAGAGTAATTATTTACTTCAATAAACTTTTTAAAATCAAATACTCCCAATAAACCTTTCACCCACGGGGCACGAAACATTGTGTTCTTCGTCATTCCGCTTGGTAATATCATGCCAGCTCCATCAGTATGAGTAATCGGAACAGTACCAGTTTTTCTCTCAATCGAATAATCAGTTTCATCAATAAAATCAAATTCTCCTGGCACATTCGTCTCAAAATCATCCACAACAATGCATCTGTCTATATCAAAATCCTTCCACTGGTCAGTAGCTGAATTCGCCAATGCCATATATGCAAGATGTTTATTTACATTGTTTCCACCTTTTGAATTTATTTTGTCAATAGTAAGACCACACATGACTGTTTTTTCAACTTCATTCCATACTGATTCTTTAATAAAAACAGCTTTTTTCTTACGAATTTGACCAGCAGAAGATGTAAAGTATCTGTATTTTTCGCCATTATACATAAATCCATAAAAAGATAAATCTTTAAATACATCAAAATAATAAACTTGAACTACAATAAGAGCATCTGTTAATTCGTCTTTTTTAATGCCGATAATACGTGTAAGGGAAGATTCAAATACTGAAATGATATTGTTATCATTTAGTTCGTCTTTTCTTAACTCTCTTAATTCGATTTTTTTATTATATTGAATATTATGCGATTTGCAATACTCGATTTTATTCGATAGATTCTCTTTTTGAATTGTCTTATTTGATAAAAGATTCAGAAGTTTTTCTTTTGATAAATTTGCTTTCTCTCTTTTGTGTTTTATAATCAAACACCACTTCATATATTCTTTTACAGAATCATTTTCTTGTTCATAATAGTCTTCAACGGTACAACGTCTCCAATCAGAAAAATCATCTTTGTTGTAACCTTGCGTCACGAGTTCTTCTTCTAATTTTGGAAGCATATTATTTACATAATTTCTTTCACGTCTGTATTTACAGTTCATTTCATGTAAGTATTTTTCATGGTTGCTATAAAAATGACCTGTATCTACAGAATACATATTAATCTGTGTATCTAACATTTAATTTCCTCCATATGTAAATCTTTTAAAATATTCCATCTTTTTAGTGGTGTATCTATTAAACAAGGATCAATAATCTTGCCTGTTTTCATGTTATAAATTGCTTCACAATTTTCTTTTGATACATATGGAAACCAATTTATTTGTGGTAACTTTAATAGATGTTTTGTATCATACTTGTCGCTGTTATTATATAGTGGCTTATATTTTGAAATTAATGTTATTTCATATATTGACAAAAGATACTCGTCAGGAACATTTGCAATATAAATAACCAAATTTGATATACTTTCTCCTCTACATATAAAATACATGTTTTTATCAAAATAATTATTTATAACGCTATGAACTTCAATTCTATTATCAATATTAGTTGACTTCCCAATATACACTAATTCGTCTTTATCTATAATCTTATATAGATAAAAATTGGTTTCTTTTTCAACTGTACCAGCCATAAATCCTCCTTTTATCTTTTATTTATTATGTTTCACTTATATATTCTCCAAATGAAATTTCTATTTACTCACTTTCAGATTTTCCTTCGTTGAAAGCTACAATTCCAAATGTATCAACAGAAATTACCAATCCTATTGTTCTAATACATAAATTGTCAACCATGATTGCGAAAACAAAAATGAAAGTAATTGATATAAATGTTAGAAATTTATATATTAACTTTTTACGAAATCTCTTTTTATCAATATAATACTGTTTATCCTTAAATTTCACATACCAGAAATCTTGTGTGTTGCAAAATTGAGGTAATTTATCTTTTAGTTTATTTACAATTTTATTCATCGTAGTCCTCCATTTCTTTGTATTTAAATCCAAGCCAATTAATTACTCTGTCTGTCCCCAAACATCCAATACAGTCCTCATGCATATATTCTCCGTTTTCATTATCAAGATAGCGTTCACCTTGATAAATACCTTCGCCACAATAACAGCATAGATACTTTGGATGAGGTGGAGAGTAATAAGGACACCGATAATCATGTAGACCGTCATTTCTTCCACATATACTACACATATAGTTATTTAATTCTCCTTTAATACAGTTGTTTAAATTTTCAAGTTACAACTTTTAGATGGGTATTTGTTCACCGAATGGCGTAGAATTTTCTGTACAATGGTGTACATTAGAAATTCTGGCTAGAAAGGGTATCTCAGTTAGATTTACTAGCTTGATATTTTCTCATACGTTCAGCCGCCTGTTTTTTCTGTTCATCTGTAAGTTCACGTTTCTTTGCTCTAAAACTGATTAATGTTTTATCCTTTAATAAATATTTCTTACCTCTACCAGTATCTTAAATGAGAGAGTACATATCAGGACTTTCCTTGCACAATCTATCCAATTTAGTAATATATGTAGAATCTGAAGCATAAATTGTTGCGAATTTCTCATCACGCATTGCATTAATACAAATTTCCTGTTCTTCAATTGAAACTGTCATATTTTTATCTGCCATTGTTCATCTTCCTTTCTCTATAACTTCTGATATTGTTTTCCATTTGTTTATGACGTGAAAGATCGTCTTTCCAATCCGAAATAATTCTATCAGCAATATTACGACTGCCTTCATAATCGGTGCAAAAATCTGACATATAAATATTGCCTCCATATGTATTCTGGTATTTATGGTTCTTTGATGTAATTGTTACGGTTCTGTTCATTAATTAGTTCTCCTTTACTGTTTAAAAATTTATTCATTGCAATCAACTCCTTTGAGTGCTGCGTTAATTTGTTACATATGTTTATTCTCTGTTTTATTTACGACTTATTGCCGTTTTTGATTTCTCCAAATGAGTCTACATTGTAGATTTCCAACATCTTAGCAATAGCCCATTCAATTTCTTGCTCATATCCTTCTTTATTAAGTACATATATATTTGGTACATTTTGTGGTGGTTTCTTTGGATTAGGTTGAACACTACCAACTTCTTTTTTAATTAGAAGTGGTTCTTTGTCGCCAATAGAAGATGTGAGATATTGAATACATTGATTAATGGTATCTTTTGACATAGAAAGTTCTTTTGACATAGATTCTATACTTCGCCAAAAAGCTTCTGGTTTAATTTCAGGGTTATACATAGTTTCTTCATTATCTTTATTTTTGGGACGAATGAAAATATACGAATTAATATAAAGAAAAGCCATTAATATATTCTCTTTATTAATACTAGATTCGTTCATCATAATAAAATCAAGCTGAGAAGATGTGATTTTTGAGAACTTGTCAACAGCATCAAAATTTTCAGGAATGATCTTAATTTCAATGCCAGTATCATATCCAAGCGTGTCAAGATCCTGTTGAACTTCAATCATTTTGTTGTTGATCATATATTCCAGTACATCAAGAATTTCTTGAACAGCTTTCGGTCTGCGTTTGTGTGTCTTGTATCCGTAGAAATTTAGAACTTTTCTAAGAGTAATCCAACTATAGTCTTCGTAAGACCTATATTTATCAATAAGGATATAAGTAATATAGAATTTACGACTAACTCCATATTTAGTTTTAATGTTTCCTTGAATATAGTTATTTGGAAAACGAGTAAAGTATTCTGTTTTCTGTTGCAATAAAAATTCCTCCTTTATATGTGATATTTATTTATTCTCCATTTGAAATTAAGTGGAAGAGAACCTTGCGAGCGTTCAGTAAAGTAGGTCTGAACCCCCACATGTCTGTTTTATTTTAGAAATTGGTAGGGGATGAAACCCACTTTGCCGAACTGAAAGAAGATATATAACATTATTAATAAGACAGACTATTACGCTTGTATTTCGCTTACGCTTCATACAAGCTCTATAATTTTTTGGTTGATTGTTATTGATTGGTTTAGGTATGTGGTGTTTTGGATTAATATTTTCATTTGGGTACATGTATGATGTACCTATACGACTATTCTCTGTTACAGATATTTTTCTTGCCATTCATATCCACATGTATAACAGTGATATTCATAATAATAATGTAATGAGAAAAATGTTTCTTTTGATACAAAATTCAAATCTAACCCTTTTGTTTTACCTTTTTTTGGTAACTCGTTTATAATATTTTTCTCCACATATAAGACAAGTTTTTACGAATGGTATTTTTAGTGATTCAAAAATTTTACCTTTGCTCATTTGTTTTATTCCTTTCTGTTTGTTCCAAATCAACATACTTCTCTTTGTAAATATCCTCTACAAAGAATACTGGCAATTTGTCGTGGTACTTTCCATATAATTCCTCATCAGAAATACGAGAGTAGCATTTGTATTTACCTATTGGCGAATTAACTTCTCTGATATAATCTTTTACAATAGATTTATTTTCCTTGAATCGCTCATTTATTTTTCCACAAATAGTACAGTAGGTATATAAACCTGTATTAAGATGAGTTTTTCCTGCGAATGTGGATTTGTTTTGAATCAGGCATTCTTCATAATGATGTTTGTGCTTTGATTTGCGGTTACTCTTTGAGATATTACTTTCTGTTGACTTGAGATATTTTGGTATTTCATTTTCTTGTATCATATTTGATTCCTCCTTTGATGTATTATTCTCTCTTTATAAAAATGTGATTATTGCACTATTGTTCTTTTGGTAGTAAAATAAATATATCTAATTTTAAAGGAGGAATTGTATATGAAGAAATTGAAGATATTAAAGAGGATATTTAGTTTTGTGTTATGCATTGTAATGGTTATTACCGTTATTCAATTAGTACCACAAAATATTTATGCTGCCAATAAGGTTAAATTGAACTATACAAAGCTTACTTTGTATGTTGGCGAAGTAAAGAATTTGAAAATACATGAAGGAAAAACGGAAATATATTCTGCTAGATGGTCTTCTTCTAATAAAAATGTTGTGAAAGTTACTAATTATGGACATATAGAAGCATTAAAACATGGTTCTGTTAAAATAATCGCCAAATATAATAATAAAAATTATGTTTGTAAGGTTACTGTCAAGGATGCTTTAAAAGATCATGTAAGTTATGAGTTGATTGATATTCCTGAAAATGCATATTCGGGACAGTATAATAAAATGATCAAAATTGTAAACAATAATGATGTTACTGTTAATGTTAATATTTCTATTAAACAATACGATAAGGATGGATTTTATATTAGACAAAACACAAATGATTATATAGTAAATAAAAATACTTATATTATTGCATTAATGGAATATAATAATGGACGTGTAATAGATTTTAATAATCCAATACAATATGACGAACAGTTAAAGATATCTTTGAGAAGTGTAAATAGAGCAGATTCTATTGATATAAAATATAATATTTCTGATCAGTATATTGATAATGGTTGGATATATAGAGATATTGTTTTTACTTCACCTATTACTAAATCTGCAAAATATTCTGCGTTATGTTATAATAGTAGTGGAGAATTAACGAGAATAGTTACTGGTTATGTATATGTCCCTGCTAATGAAAAAGTAAAAAAGAAAGATGGATATAATTTGAATTTTAAAGATAAATATGATATCCAAAAAATAAATATATATTTCTATTGATCAAGTATTGGTTTATTGGACTATGGCTTTGGCTGTAGTCCTTTTTTATTGCTGTTTTATATATGGATATCTCTATTTAAAAGATGATTTGTGCGAAGGTTTTAATATACCCCCAATATGTTGAGATTCTTGAGTGTGACTTTTGATGGAAAAATCGTTATCGGTGAAAACGCTTATATATAAGGAAGAAAATAGGATTGTGGGTGTGATTTTAGTATGATGGGATTTTAAAATTTAGGGGTTGAAGTGAGTGAAATGGTTGAAAAATAAGGTTTTTGACGATATGGGGTACGATAAGTGGTTTGAGATGGGGAAATTGAGATTTTGCTTGATTTTGTTGGGATTTTGAGGATTGGGAGATGGTTAGATTTTTGAGTTGGTGTATGGATGAATCAGCTATAAAGTTTACTGCATTTCCAGCCCATCTAATTAGTTTTAACTACCCCGGGTTAGACAAAAACAGTGGATAATAGATATATATTGACCATTCTTTTTCTGATCATTTGATCAAGTTTGATGTAGTTTTTAAAACTATATGAGATAGTATTGATATTATTATTTTGTATAGTTTAAAACTATGACATATCGTTTAACATAGCTTTTATTTATACAAAACAATTTCTAATAAAATCATAAAAACATGTTGACAATCATACAAACATATGATAAAGTATAGACAAGTCAAGAACGAACCACAAAAAACAACAAATTAGAAAAAGTTCTTGACAATCACAAGTTCTTGTGATAAGATAATCTCAACAAAACAAAGAAAACAACAAAGTGCTAAGGCTCTGCAAACTCACATAGTTGCAATCAAAAGTTTTTGTTGACAATCACATAAACATGTGATACAATTCAAGCACAAATAAGAAAGAAGGTTGATAAACTGATACATATTTAACAATTCAACATGAATTAAAGCAAGCACCCACTAGCAGAACGGCAATTCTAACTAGCAGGTTGCAAGCTAGGAAAGTTCCCAAAACAATTCTAGCATATCCGCTTTAATTCCACAACAAAAATATAAACAGTTCTATTCATGTATAGGTACTGTTTGCCATTCCTAGAGTGACAAGCAAAAGACTAAAAGTGTGTAGGGTTGCTAGAGGTTTTAATATCCAATGTTTCCTCTATACAAAGCACTGCCAAAAGCAGGAACATATAGCAGACAATAGACACAAAGTCTCGAAAAAATAGTGTAGCTGTCCCGGTTTATTACCTTGGACAACAAATTATAGCATTTATTTTTAGCTATAAATACGTGAGAGAACACTCACAAGTGTATACGGTCAAAAAGCCTAGTTATTTTCTAGGAGTGACGTTAAAGCTGATTAGAAACGGCACGAACTTAAAAAACCGCGCTACAACAAAAAGCGTGATTGACTTAGGTTCATAATCATACTTACTAAGTCAATAAATACATAAGAGACAGACACAAGTATAAAGTGGCAGGTAGCAGGGTAACACCTGCTATTCTTGGTGTTGGGTAATTCCAATCCACATGACCGTTGTACCTCTGTGTTCTGTATATCAGAGTTATACATAGTTAGAGGAGCAGATCAGCACTACCAGTCTGCTCTTTTATAGTGTGCATAACACTATGACAATAAATACAATAAAATCATATAGCACCTATGCGTTAAATAGGAGAATAGGAGATACTATGAAAAACTTACAGATCAATTTCTATGCAAAGAACATCACAGAAGAGTCTAAGTCTGAACTTATGACAGCAGTACAGCACGAGTCTTGTAACATGAATATTCAGTTGCTTGATGATTCCATCGCTAAACTTGAGAAGAAGATTGCTAACGAGAACGGCAATTATTCACCCGAAGAAGTACAAGCTTTCCAGGTACAATTAGACTCTGCAAATGAATCACGGGCTAAGTTTGTAGAGACACAGACGGACACATTAGAAGTATACAATAAAGTTATTTCTGCTATGTCACAGAAAAATGCTGATCACTTTGGCAACTCTGCTGATGTTGTAAGAACTGTACTTCGTGTACTTGGCTCATGGGATAACTCTAAGCTTGTAAAGTATGCAATTATTCCTGCTTTTGAATCACCTGAACTTTATGAAGCTTTACAGACAATTCATATTAACTCCAAAGCAGGTGATGACGGAAACCTTGTAATGTCTAAAGAGGTAAAAGAAGCCTATAAAAAGGCAAGCGCAGAACTCGAAACAATCATCAAGAAAACTTTTTCTCTGCCTTTTGAAACTCCGTACACAAGCAAAACAAGGGTTAAACTCACCGCAGAGGACAAGAAGCTTTTGAACGATTGCTATATCAAGGGCTTCAGCAACAAGTTTGATGTAGACGATGAGAAAGGAACTGTCTCATTCAAAAAGCGTCAGATTAACACACTTGTCAAAGCGAAAAAGAATCGCAAGACAGGTGAAGTGACTTATGACTATTCAGGACTTGCAAGCACTATCAGCAATATTGTAATTAAGCATTACTTCGCATAAAAGCAACGTAAAATGTATAGTACGAAAGGCAGAATTTCGGTTCTGCCTTTTAATAGTGTGCATTTTAATAAAAGGAGAGTGAACGCAAATGAAAATGCAAATTAGACGAACACTTGGAAATGAACTTTACCATGGAAAACAATTTCCGATCAATACAATCGTTTTGCGTAGCGAAAACGGAGTAGAGATTTTCTGCTCTGATTTTAGAATGAGAAAAGGCGAAATTACTGTGCTTATTCATATTCCAGGTAGAAAGAAATTTCTCAAAACTGAAATGCGTAATGAATATACAAAGGCGATGTATGACTATACGCAGCAATTCAAAGATGATTCAAAACGCTTGAATTATAAACAAATGATGTCACATGATCGTAAACGGAAATGCGGATCTGGTGGAGTGCGTTTAGGAAAATTCTGTGGTCAAATAACGGATTATGAGTGTACAAAAAATCCATTACATGATTTTAGAAGAGTTTATTGCTAATCACAAGATTTTGTGATAGAATGGAGGTGTATAAAAATGGAGGTGAAATAAATTGATAGTTTATTATAAATTAGCGAATATTTTAAAAGAACGTAATATGCAATGGAAAGACTTATGCAAAGCAGGTATTTCTGTAAACACACCAACAAAATTTTCGCAAAATAAAACTATGAATACGGAAATGATAGATAAAGTTTGTGCATTTCTAAAGGTTCAACCCGGGGATATAATGGAATGGGTAAATGAATCAGATCAAAAGGAAAGAGAAATCCAAGCGAAAATTGATGCTCTACAAAAGCAATTAGCGGAAGTAAAAGCGAATAAGAAATAGCTGAACTTTAAGAGAAACTAAAACAAATGTAAGGGAGGAAACAACTATGTCAACAATAGAAGAAATGCGTAGTTATATGCTCAATGCAGGAATTTACACCAAGGCAGATATAGATAAAATCTGCGACTTAGAACAGCAGTATAGAGATGAATGCCAGGAAATAGCTTCACAGTGTAAGGCTGAAGGTTATCCAGCAAACGGAAGCAACTATGAACTCCGTTGTGCAGAGGTTCGTAAATATTATGATCATGAATTTCAGTTGATAGACGCAAATTATGATTTTGATGAAGAATAATTTGCAAAACACAGCACCAATCAAGCACCCAATTTCCGGGTGCTATTTTTATACCCAAAAACAATTAGAAAAGGAGAACAAATATGAAAAAGAAATTATTATCACTTATTCTTGCAACAGCAACAATCCTTACATCCTATACAGTAGGCACAATGCAGCCAACGCAAACAGTCAATGCCTCAACTCCAAAACAGATCAATGTCACAAATGCAATCCCAATTTGTGACATTGCTGGTTATTTCTATGACAAATATGGATATCTCTGCTTTGAGCTTAGCGATACAACAAAGCAGTTCAATAAGGCAGATGGATATTCATATTCAAAAATCTGTGAGAAACTTCCGCATCTTAAAGATTTAGATGAAAACAAAACATATCCTTTGACAGCGAAAGTAACAAAGGTAAACAAAAAGAAAAACGTTGTCACTGTACAGGATTATAGCGGAAACAAATGGAAATTTCGTGGCTGTGAAGACTATGAAAATGGAGACGTAGTATCTATGCTCATAGATAGTAACGGAACAGAAAAGGTAACTGATGATATTATTTTACAGGTCAGATACAGCGGTGCAGAGTGGTAAATAATAAGAAAGGAAGTAAAAACAATGTCAGAGAAAGCAAAACAAATTCACGTAACCTATTGTGATTATGAAGTAACAAAGGCAAGCAAACCATCACGGATCTATTCAGTCCGAACAGAAACACGGAAACCACACGGAATCAAAACCCACAACATGAGTAGAGCGATGTTAGCACAGACGTTAGCATCGCTTTTTAGTACAGATACAAGGAGGAAATACAAATGATAATTATCATTAAGGATGGTTATGATGTTATTGATAATCGTCCAGAAGCAGAAATCGCACAGTCAGAACGTGATTATTACGAAGATCGATATAACCGTGATTTAAAACGCAAACTCGAAGCAAACAAACATCCATTTGCAAAAAAATTATTAGCTGCATGTGGATTATTATAGAATGGAGAGTGAAAATCATGGCAAGAACATTACGAGATAATCAAGCATCATGGGACGCATTATTCTATGCGATTATTACAGGATGCACAGCGAAAGATGCATTATTAGCTATGGGAATTTGCCCAGATAGCGAAAATAATTTAGCAAGGAGAACAGAAAGAGAGGCGAAAGCAAATGCGTAAAGTGTTACGGAAACAGAAGATTATTGGATTGATCACTATTGGAGTTGCGATAGTTTCTCTTTTTCTTGTAAGAGAAATTACGATTGCATTATTTTTGATTGGAATTGGGTTGATTCCATTACTTAGTCAGGAGGCGATCATTAGATGAAAGGATATGAAGTACCGGATGGATACATGAGTTGGATCAATGGAAAATACCAGCTTTTTGAAAGCAAAAGCGAATATTACGAAACACTTTTAGAAAGAGAAGAGATCTAAATGGAAAGAGAAATTAAAAGCAAATTATTCAATGCATTGTGCAAACGATGTGGAGAACGTAGAACTTGTCATGGGATCTGCGTTGACATGAACAATGCAATGGTAAAGGCAAATGAAATTAAAGCGACTGCAAAATAATTGTGGTCGCTATTTTAATGAAAAAAATTATTTTAAGAAGCGAATAATATATTAGAAAGCGAGTGATGAAAATGAAACATCGGTAAAAGCGAAATGAAGCTATGCTATCAGGCTATACGGGCAAACACATTATAATAAGGAAAGGACAGATGAATTATGGCATATAGAAAGACAAAACAACTAAGAGAATTTGAACCGATTCTGTTACAGAATGGATACAGATTTACACGGTGCAAGGGAAGTCATTTCATTTATATGAATCGAACTTCTCATAAAATCATAGCAGTCAATAAAGACTTGAACAGAATGGTTCGTGAACGATTAATAAAAGAGAATAAGTTACAGGAGGTATAAAACTGTGCAGACAAGAGAAATTAAAGTAGGAACAAAATTCAAGCATATGAAAGAAGAATGGATCTGTACATCGAACGATGGATTCATATTTGAAGCAGATTGTTTGAATAAAAATTGTCCAATGAAAGATTTAATGCTTATTGGATCAAGCGAAGAAGTAGAAGTGATTGAATAGGAGGTGTAAGAACATGAAATGGACAGAGTTATTACGGAAAGATAATTATGCTTTACTGCAAAGCGAAAGTGATACACAGTATGCGGTTGCAAGTGGCTATGATCCAACGCAGCCTGAAGATCAGCAGTGGTCAAGTGGAACATATTTTACTTATTGGAATGACGCAAAGCGAAAAGCTGATTGCTTGCAAAATGCTTTAGATTGTTTTAGAAGTAGAACAGAAGAGAACTATGTAACCAAAGGTCAGAAATACCTTGAAATCTACAGAGAAGATTATAGCGAAGGCACATTCAATGAAATTATTACATCGCTTGGAATTGATAATGACAGAGTTGGAAATGCGATTGGTTGTTATTGCATTGTAGATGAAGAAAGTTTAAAAAGGTAAAAGAATGCGAAGAGGTATAGTTCATGCGATTAAGTGATTTATTATCATATATAAGCGAAAATGAAAACGTTTATGTATGGTTGGATGGAAAAATTGTAGCTGAATATAATGGGAGAGATAGTATTTCTCTTAAATATAATGATTTTGAGGTTGAAAAAGGAAGTCTTAGAAAGTGTGAAAATGGAATCGAAGTTACATTGACAGGAAATTTAATTGTTCCTAAAAGATAATGAGCAGGAAGATGTGGATTTTATTATCTCGATGAATGTAATAGCAGAGTAAACAGATATTTCATAAGGAAAGGAAAGGTAGCGAATATGGAAATTAAAACATTAACAACATTAGAAGAATTAGAAAGTTTAGGTTCAGCTCTTACAATGGAGGGACTTGCAGAAGATTCAATATCTGAATTTATTGATTGGATAAAACAGTATACACCAATGAAAAGTGAAACGGCTTATATTATCAAAGGAAAAACAATGAATGATGTATATATGTTAACTGGAAATAATAAATATCCAGATGATTGCACGATTGTTTCAATTAAGCTTGAAGATATGGAAAATAGTATGGCTGTAGTTATGCCGCGATTCCATATTGGTGCAAGATGGTTTGATGACATTGTTATGAATAATGCAGCAAGGGAGAAGTAGAAAACGTGTTTCCTATGGATTGGAGGTAAGAGAAATGGAAAATAATAATTGGATTCCTGTTAGTTCTGGTATTTTCCCAGACGATATGGAAGATGTGCAAGTGACATTTATTGGATATAACGACCATGCACCACATTGCGAAGCATTTGCTTATAGAAACGATGAAAAATGGTATTGGTCATTAGATGATTGTGAAGTCAATGTGGAAATTACAGCATGGAAGAAAAATTGTGAACCGTATAAGGCAGAGTAAGAAATTCGCATTTCAAAGGCAGATTGGAGAAAATATGGAAAAGGAAATAAAAATTGATTTAGTTCCAAAAGAACAGATTAATGAAGATTTTGATTGTGTAAGAATCACATGTGAAAATATCTGTGTATGGGCTAACTGCTTAGAGTCGGCAATAAAAGCATTTGATGAAGCATTAAGACAACACAGATGAAACTAAGATTTCTTAGGAAAGTAGTGAGGAAAATGATAACGGAAAATACACGGAAACAGTTAGCAGATTACAGAAAGCATGGTAAGAAGCTCAAATATCTTATCAATTATCTCATGGGGTTAATTGAGGACGAAGATGATTTCGAGGAGATAATTATAAGAGAAATGAAAGCTCTTGCATTCAACGAGGATGAAATTATTGAATGTCTGGAATATGATTTCGGATTGGATATGAGTTGGCATCCAATGAGTGTAAATTATGGAAAGTAAATAACAAGTAAACGCAAAGGCAGTTAGGAGAATAATCTACTAGCTGCCTATTTTATTACAAGAAAGAGAGGAAATGAATTATGGAATTACGGAATAATTGGTATAAAGCAGATAAGGGAAAACATTTTGTACTTACAGAAAAAGGCAAAGAAGAGTGTACAAGTTACAAGCATAAAACAGTTGGTAAACCTGTAGACGAATATGATTATGAAGCAGTTGAATGGTCAGTTGATAAAGGATATGTGATCGAAACTGATATTCCAGGATGGACAAAAGGACTTAAGGGATATGAAGTTGTGTATTACAACGGAGAATATAGATTATCAGCAGGTAATCCGCAAATCTTCCCAACACGCAAAGCAGCAGAAATTTATAAAAAGCATTATGAAGCATATGCATGGTTCAATAAAGATTTAGTGATTGAAGAAGTTGAATATGATGGTGTTCCATTAAACAAACCGAAAATGTACAAGGGAAAAGAAATTGTAGATAAAGAACATTACTTTGGACTTGATGCACATGAAGTTGGTGAGTATTTCACAGAGGATATGATTGATTCCTTTATGGATTTATTACCACCAGCTTGTATGAGAAGTGATTGTTCACAGATTGGTGAACCATGTTCAAGTAGAATTGATGAAAATGGAAAGGGCAGAACAACATATTCTACATTCAAAAAGGTAGATGATGGAATTTGGGAATATTGTGGAGATTGTTTTAGAGGTGAAAATTATATGCATGGAAAAGATATTCCGTATGTGAGATAAGGAGATGATACTAATGTTAAATATCAAATGGGATAACGGAGTTACAGGATATTTAAGCAAAAGCGAAAAAGAACTGTGTGAAAAGATTGATAGAGAAATCAGTGCTATCAATGCAGTAAGTAAAACGGAAATATCTGTAATAATCAGTATTGAAGGTGGCAATCAATTCCACATAAAGAAAGATACTGGTTCACTGATTGGATATATGAACGCAGAACAGTGTTGGTATGCATTGAAGGGAATTATGACAAGTTTGTTATACATGGAAAGGCAGGTTGATTAATATGATGCAGTACGAAATAAAAGAACCAAATGGGTTTGGAAGTACATGGATAAAAGTAATAGGTAAAAATGCAAAACAGGAAACAATGACAATAGAGATTGTACATTGTGAAAATCCAGGAGGTAAAAATTCATTACCTTATGCATGGTATAAAAATGGTTGGACTGATAAAGTAATGGAAACCTATATTGGTTGCCATACTTATGTACATGATTCTGAAGGAGCTTGTTTTGGTATTTATAATCCAACAACAAAATTAAGTGATGACGGAAAGAGAAGTGTAATCAACTTTGATTGGTTACTCGAAGATACAGAGGAAAATCAAAAGAAAATCATTGAAGCTTGTATCAAACTATTTGAGTCTGCTACCGGCAAGAGTGCAACAGAAAAGAAAATTGAACATGTAATGGAATTTGCAAAAGAAAAAGGTCTTGAGGTTGTATCTGAAATGCCTAAAGGTTGGAGAAAAAATCCATTTGCAACAGATCCATATGGAGCTGTGACTATTGATAATGATAAGCCAATTTTTGCTAATCATAAGAAGAACCCAGAATATAAGAGAATGCTGTTGATGGAAGGAGTGTGATAAATATGTTACCACAGATTCAGTATGATAAAGTATTGCTTGGTAAAATGAAAAGCAATTACTTTAATGCAAAGGCATTATATGAAACCATTAAGGCAAATGCAGAAGAAATTCAGAGAAAAGTTCTTGCAGAGAATGAATTTTATGAAACAGAAGATATTGCGAAAAGAATGGAAAAGCGGGGTGGAGATGGTAAGCCTAAACGTATCCTTGATCCTGACTTAACATATATGATGGACTTAGACAATGAGTTGCCACGATTCATTGATTTATGTTATCCAGAATATGTGAAAGCTGGAATTGCAGATTCAAGAGGTAAAGATTATATTCCAGAAGCGAATGCAAAAGATTTGATGTATGAGGCAGAAAAGCAGCTTATAGAGTATGGAATTGATATTATTCCCGATGAATTTGGTGAAAAGGAAACTCTTAGAAAAGCAGTACAGATGATTAAGTACAGAGATAAAGTACTTGATTTGGTATTGAGATTAGAAAGTGGGGAGGTTGAAAATTATGCAGAAAATAATTGACAAAGCTGTTTTATCAGACGGAACGAAAATACAGCTTGAAGATTGGCATAGCGAAAATTCAGAAAAATATCCAGACTTATATGGGTATATGATAGGTGCTTATCCGAAAGCAAAAAATACAGGGAAATGGGGTTGGGTTAGAACAGGTGAAACTTTTAGATTGAGCATTGGTAGGAACGAGTATGCAAAATATACAGATGATATGGTACTTGCTGATTATGAATCATTAAAAAATGGAACGAAAACACTTGCTAATCTACGAGAACATTTTAATGATGGAGCAAAGCATGAATTTTACTTGGGCTTGATCGATAAAGAGCCTGAGTGGTAAAGGAGCGTGATTATATGGCAAAACATATTATTGATAAAGATAATACATTAAAAGCATTAGGAAGCATTAACACGTTATTATCTCAGTCATTACAGATAATAAAAAAGGTAAATGAAGATGAGCAATGGGATTTTTGTACAGATGATGTTTTAGCAAGGCGGGTTAATGATGCTGAAAGATTAATAAAAGAAATATCAGACGTTGTATTTCAGAACGAAAAAGCAAAGTAAATTGTAATTTACAGTGGATTTTTAGAAAGATGAAGGTGATTTATATGAAAAAATATGTAGTAATTTGTTATGCAGTTCATGAAAAAGAAATTGCAAGCCATGATGCATTCGATAATGAGGATGGTGCTTATGCATTTCTTGAAAAGGATGCACAGAATACTTATGAAGAAGAAATGAACAACGCAAGCGAAGAAGATAAAGATTCTATTGACTTTACTATAAGTGATGACGGTACAGCATATCTTTCATCTTACGATGGAGAATATGAATGGACTTGGGAAGTAATTGAGGTTTAATACAGAGAATAATAAGGCAGACGCAAACAAATGTGTCTGTCTTATTTATTTGGAAGGAGAATGTGAAATGCAGTTGATGAAATTTGTAACAAAAGACACCAAAGACAAAAATAAAATTCTTGTATGGTGTACAACAAACAGACTAATTACATTCAGAGATTTCATGCAGTATGTATTGGACAATGTGAAAAATCCCAAAGATTTTATGATTATTGATACGGAAAAGGATCTTGTTTATGACATGTATAAAGTTGCAACAGAAATGTATGGAATGAGAAAGAGAACCTTTGAAGAAAGAATGAATGGTGTGGCGACTGGTAAATGGAATAAATATTCTAACAGTGAAGTGAAAGGAATGTAAAGGAGAATGTGAAATGAATAAAAGTAATTTACGGATTAACTATCACATTGAAATTATCAATGATGCAAAAACATGGGATAAATTTGTAAAGGCAACGGAAAGTCTTAATGTTTCACATAGCGATGCACCTTGGGAGTTATACACAAATAGAGATTTTGACAGCTTTGAAAAAGCATTAGAATATTACATGGTTTGGTATGTAAGCGATGAATGCTTTGATATTAAAATGTGGGAACAGATTTTTATAGACAATGAAATGGTTTATGAAGAATATTGTGAACCGCATTGTTGTACTAAAAGCGAAATGAGAAGAATCATAGACAGAGATACTTATGACAGATTGCGCAATTATGATATGCAAACAAAAGAACTTGAAGAATCCAATGAGTTGATGAGTGGATTTATCAAGCGAATGGGAAAGCAGTTTGAAGAAATGTTTAACAAATATGTAAAGGAGATTGCAAATGAGTAATACAGAATATGTAAGACATAGTGCAGATAAATATGGGTGGAAAAAATATTATTCCACATTGCGTCCTGTAAGTATGGGGACGCAGCCTAAAGATGGATTTATGGATTTTATAAATTATGATGACAGAACGGAAGTTGACGGAAAAATGGTGTGGGCTGAGTTGTATTACAACAGGGAACTTACTGAAAAAGAAATGAGAGATTACGACTTAGTTAAATAGAAAGTGAGGTTGATTGATATGACAATGGAGATATTAAAAACCAGAATAGATGAAATATTAAAGAAAATGTTGGGTGTAAACGAAGATGGCGGCATCGAAATTTATACTGACTATAGAGAAAGAGAACTTTCTGATAGTTTCTTAAAAGAGATATTTAAGCATGATAATCCAAGGGAGGCATTTAATGATGAATTAGCTGATTGGGCTATGGATTATGCAATAGAGTACGGAGAAGATGAGCTTGAAAAGGATATTCGTGAAGAACTGACAGATGAAGAGGAAGAATATTTTACAGATAATTTTGATGAGATATGGGAGTATGTAAGAGAAAATACATATTTTTACTACAACGCAGAGGATTTCAATAATGAAGTTAAAGTAAATATCATGGTGGATTGTGGTAATTGGAATTATGATTGCGTTTGCGATAATGTTCTGAATTGGTATGGAAATTCAGGAGATGGAAGTATTGATAAAGAGTCATCTATGCTGTGGTTAGCAAAAACACAAGGTAAAGCAACTGCATTAAGAAAAGCTTGTAAACAAGTACATAGGGATGACGGATATTATGTAGATAGAGATAAGAATAAAGACAAATTTATTGAAAGCTGCATACAGGAATTTGAAAATCTTCCATCACATATGGCAACTGTAACATTTCTTGTAAAAATGTCATTATTTGATTTATTTGATTTAATCGAATTACAGAATAAAGAATATGACGAAAAGGGAAAATACGATCCACGAAAGAATGAAAAATCAAGATCTTATATAGTTCTTGGAAAAGAAACAATGTGCGGATTATACGATTCTTGGTCTGGCGGTGGTTCTGTATTAGAAGTAGAACTGGATAAGGATGTTAAACTTCCTATTAAATATGCAATCTTTTGTGTAGAGGGATGTAAGATGCATGGATATGATATTGATGAAGTTTATGGACTGATTGATAGTTGTTGGAAAGAAACAGTAAAGGAAATAAAAGAGGTGGCTTAGTATGGATAAAGTAAAAATAGTTTTCCGAAAGAATAAACATAATGATGTGATTGCATTCTTTCCAGAAGTGAGAGTAAATTATGGAAACATTATGTCATATATGCATATTGGTCAGCATGACGAAGCAAGTTATGAATTTTATTTGACTACTCGTAAGGCAAATGAAAATGAGTATGCTGATTTATTTGCTGAGTTGCGTAAGATATATGATGATTGTGAATTGGTAATAAAACAGAGAATTAATTACAACGATTTAAGAGATAAAGCATGGAAATAAAACCAAAGGAAAGAACTGTTTATTTAGAAAGTGAGGCAAGTAAAATGGTTGATTATACAAGAATAAATGTGTCAAAAGATGGCAAATATTTATTCGCAACAGAACAAGGACAGCTTACATACGATTGGGAAGCAAAACTGGTTTACAAATTATTAAAAGAAAAATTTCCAGAAAACGAAGGCTACAAAGTTTCTGTAATAGAATGGAGAGCAAGAGGAATTGAACCAGATTGGGCGAAGGAGGTAAACGATAATGAAAACAATAATTGATAGAAGCGAATGTAACCCATTAAGTGACAATATTGAAGGCAAGTTAGTAGTAATTAAACCAGATTTTTTCAAACCAGAATTTAGAGATGCAAAATATCAATTTGTACTTGCAACTGGTGGTTTTGGATGTGACGCAGATAAATTTGGAACTGCTGTGTTTGTAACAGAATGTTGTGAAGATCCCGAAGAATATAGGCAAGAAAGATACAATCTTATTGGTGAACCTACAAAAGAAATGATTGAGAAATGGAAATCTTTATATGGTGAGTTTAATGAGAAAGTACAGAAAGCATTGGAGGTGCAGTAATTATGATGACAGAAGAGAGATTCAAAGAGACTAATTATAAAATGAGTTACGAGGAATACAAGAAATGCTGTTGCCAAAGATGTATGAAGGAAGATTGCATTCATAGAGATGCATATAGAAGATTGCCTGAAATTGATGGTGGTCTTGGTTTGTGTCCTAATTTGAAAGGATAGTGATTAGTATGAGAGATTTAAAACCTGGTGATGTTGTTCATGTTCAAGGAATTGTTTGTGAGATTGCAGAAATTGCATGGCAAGAGCCTTGGGATTGGAGAGAGGCATATTACTTAGAGTTTAGAGATACAAACGGAATATACAGAAGTTGGAAACAAAATTTCGATGGTGGTTATGCTGAGTTGAAGGGAGAGTGATTAAATGGAAGAATTACTAAACAAATTAACAGAAGAACAGAAAACAGAGTTGAGTAATCTGTGCCAAAAAATTAATGATATTTTTGAGGAAAATGATAACTTTACTGAAGATGATGTAGATAAATATGTAGGTACTTCATTGCAAAAGGGAATTTACCAAGTAATGAATGAGTTAGGCTTATGGTGTACTATATAAGCTGTCTGGTGAAAATAAAGGTAATTTAGACCACGAAGAAATGTTCAATACCAAATAGCAGATGGACAAAAGATATGATGAATTGTTCAAAAAAGGATTTGTATGGCTTAAATCCTACGGCATGGAAACAGATTGATGAGAACAGATGGTGTCGATTGGAGGGATATTAAAATGAAAATAAGAACATATCAAAACAAGAGAAATAAACGAAAATACATCGAAGTGCATAATGATGGACATCATCATAATTCTGTTCGTCAGTATATACAGCACGATCAGAAAATTGCAGGTCATAAAGTTGGAGTTGTTAGAAATTATACTGGCGATGGAAAACTTCATCGGTGGAGAAAAGGTAACTTAAATGAGCTATTGGAAGATTACAAAGAGGTATAAGTATGGTAGATCAGTGGACAGGTAAATGGACGGAAGAAAAGGATTATAGTACATATCCAAAAGAAAAATGGTGTGATTATGACTACATGGCTGCATGGATCAGAGAACAGAAATATGAGCCAAAAACATCAATGGAAAATTTGATTACAAATATTTTTGCTCATTATGAATGTGAAATTGGAGATCATGTGAGTGAATATGATACAGAGAATGGAAACTTTGATGGAACATATATTGAAGCTGTACAAACTTATGTAACTGATACAGGACTAAGCGAATTTGATTACGAAGTATAGATTGGAGTGATAAGAATGTTAAATGCAACGAATTGGAAAGAATTAAAGAAGCAGTTACGGCAGATACAAGGCAAGGCAGTTTTTAAATTAGAACGTGTTAATAGCATGAACGATGGAACATTTTATAGAGTGTTACACCAGGTAAAACTACATGAGTTAGTTTTCTTTGATGGAAAGCAACCTGTGTATTTACAAGTAGATACAGAAACGGAAAGTGAAATTGAATACTTTGAGAATGGGTTCAGAATTGCAAATTGTACCTATACATTGGATAAAATTATGGAGGTGTAACCATGAACGCTGTACAGGAAGAATGGGAGAAAATGAGAATTGCATATCAGATTAGATATGCAAGAATGTATAAAAAGGTAAGAGATAATGAATTTAATACTGATAATCATGGAGCATTACTTGAAATGAGCTATGTGTTGATTGAAGTGTTTGGATTAACTGATAAACAGATGAGAGAAATTGAAAGAAATGATGGATTAACGAATGCAGACTTAGAAACACAGTAAATAGCAATTTCATTTTAAGATTGGAGTGATTTTATGGACAAGAAAAGTGAAGAATATTTAAGTCAGTATATAAAACTTACTAATAAAATCAAACAGAAGATAGAATCCCATGCAAATAGATACAATATCAGAGCAGAAATATGTGCATGGTATTCAGGTTGGGAAGATTTTTGTTCAGATTGGTGTGATGGATGTGGTTATACAAGAACAGAAGCACGGAAATTATATCATGGTGGTATAGGTGAATTTATGAATTTACCTAATGGAAACGGAATTATTAGATTTGTTATTTAATAGGCAAGTAAACAAGAGTTTCTTTAGAAGAATGGAGGAATAAATATGTGTATGTATTGTGAAAGAAGAACAGACGTAAAATTTGGATGGAAACAACCGAAACTCCCATATCATAGTGATAATCTAAACGAAGGCAGATTGAATGGAAATGTATTAGAAAATGAAAAATGGGACGGGGTTATTCATGATTATCAAACCGCTACTCCAGAATTGATTCTCACTTGTCCTGGTTATTTTAACGGCGAAGGTGTTGGTTCTATTTACATTCCAATAAAATATTGTCCTGAATGTGGAAGAAAATTGGGGGGAATAAAAAATCATAAGAAATGAGGATTTCAAAAGGAAGGTGAAATTATGAGTCAAAGCAATTATGAAAAATACGCAGTAATTAAACAGCAGGAATTATTACACAAGGAGAGAAATTTGCAGCAAGCTATTAGTTGTCTTAGAGACAGAAGAAAATTTGCTTCGTTGCAATCTATTGATAGTGCAATAGATTTTGTTGCTGATTTATATGATTTGTCTATTGATGAAATTAAAAGAGCAATGGATGGAGAAGAATATTGGTGTGTATAACTATTAAATAATTGTATGATTGGAGATAAGTATGGATAAGATAAATCAAATTAAAAAAGAAATCATTATATCAATGAAAATGATGGATACAACTATTAAAAATGTCAAAGAATCAGAAGAATATAAAATTGCGCAAGCATATAATCAAGGATTGAGGGATGCTATGGCTATTTTTGAAAGAGAAATGAAACGATGATTTACTAGGTTAGAAAGTGAGGAAATAATATGAGTCAAACAATATTTGATGAGAATGATTTTATAAAACGAGTACCAAAAAAGATTTTGGAACGCACAAGAGAAAATATGGAAGTGTATCATATGGATTTAGCAGATTCGTTTCAGGAAGCAACAAGGAAATTAGCAAAGAAAGGTACAACTTTGTGGAAAGCATGGTATTATGATGATTTTAGAGAATATGTACCATGTATTTACTGCCCAGAATATTTGGATTTATCAAAATATCCATTAAAATACAAAGGAAAATAATCAAATGAAACGGAAATTTACTTGGAGAATATGTAAGAGGTTGGAATATTCAATCTCTTATTTTTATGGAAAGGAATGGCGATTATTATGTTTAATTACAAAGAATTTAAGAAGGAAATGTCTAAAAGAGGACATGAAGTACATAAAAATGGAAAGTATCTTACAATTATTCCTAATAATAATTACGAGGGATACGCAAAAGGTTTTATATTTGCAACAGATATTGTTAAAGGTTTTGAGGATGTATTAAAGTTACTAAATATGGATCATTTTAACACCTGGATATATAGTGCAAAATTTAAGATTATATGATAAAATTAAAATAACAGTAATAGGAACGTAAACAATTATAATGGAGGCAATTATTATGGCACAGTTAATTGGATTTTTAATTGCAGGATATTTATGTATTTATCTTCCTTGGAAAGCGCACCAAAAGGAAGAATCTCGAAAGAGACAGGATATGTACAACAACTTAAATAAGAAGTCAGTAGACGAAATGGACAAATGGAGAAAATAATATAGAAGAGAAAGGTTGATAAATATGTTTGGTGGCTTATTAGCATTCTTAGGAATCTTCGGTGCAAGTGGTGCGAAGGCGGCTTATGATAATTATGACATGAAGAAAACAACTCGTACAGTTGATAAAGATGGAAATGTGCATTATGCAGACAGGCTGTGCAATGACTACATCAATGGAGAACGAGTAAAGAGAGTTGAGACAACAGACAGAAACGGAGTTAAATTATATTCAACTGTTGGTGTGAATAGCAGTAAAGTGTATGATGCTTCTTATGGAAGAGGTACACAACAGTTATTCGAAATGAGTGAACGTGACAAACAAGATGCAATTGAAAGAGGCAAATTAGCTTATATGCAGTACAATCCTTATTTTGGAAGATCGGTTACAACGGAGATTGCTACTGGTAGAACAATTACTTGTCTTTTTGCATGGGAACATGGAGATAAACCAATTTATAAGAAATGGTACTTCAGACCTGAATGCCAGGATAAATTCGGTTATAGAGAAACTGTTAAAGGCGATTATGGAATCGACATTACAAAAGAAGAATACTACAAGTTACAAACTATTGGAATTAGTTATACAAATCTACCAAGCGATCAGAAAGTATTAGATGACTTATGGGGAAGGAATTGTGTAAAATAAAAACAGAGAAGGGATCACCTTCTCTGTTTAATTAGTCACGTAATTTGAAAAGTTACTAAACATAATCTTCCAACGCAAAGAACATGATAGCATTAAATATTAAATATGTCAATGGAGTGATTGAAATGAAAAGAGATAAGCTGACAGCAGAATTTTTTGAAAATGCGATTTGCAAAAACAAAGACATTGAAACAAAAGAATATTGGAGTAATGTTTTTAAGTCTAATTTAAAAACGATTCTTGACGAAACAAATGACTACGATTTTGAAGAAATTAGAGATGAAGTAAATTCAGATTATCCAATGGACTATGATACATATCAAAATTATTATGGCTTTATTTGTGAAGTGATTGATACAGATATGGAAGATACATATAAGCCATATAAAAGGAAAATAGATAAAATTGAAAAATTGTCTGAAGGATATTCAAACATTATTAAGAATTTTCCAGATGATGTTGATTACGCTGTTGAGTTTTCCAGAAGTAGTTTGTCTGTATATTTGAATATTAATATTCCTGTTACAGAGGATAATATCGGTAAATTTCTTAATATCGGAGAAACAATTAGAGGGATCAATATTACAGAAACGTACTCTGAATATGAAGAAAGTGATTACAAGAATAAAACAATTGTGATTAGAATGTCAGATCACGATTTTGGTGGAAACAGAGACTACTCATATAGAATACCTTGTATCAATATTGTTTTAGAGAATAAATAAATTGGAGTGATAAGAATGAAATCAAATTGATGAGATAGAAAGAGATGCATTGTTGAAGTATAATAAAGAACTTACTAAAAGATATTATTAATTAAAATAATGGATTTAAAACGGAGAAATAATAATGCTATTATACAAAAACGTAGATATTTGTGATTTGAAGTCCATAATGGAAAATGGAATTTTAAGCATGGATGAGTGCGGAAACGATAATTGGGACGAAGGAAAACGAGCAGAAAATGATACATCGGTGGTATATTTATTTAGCCCGATTGGTAAACATAACTCATTCCCTAATTATGGTGCAGCATTGTTGGAGGTTCAATGTGAAGCAAAAGAAAATAAAATTGGTAAAACAGATACACATGTAGATGATTATGTAGAATATGTTACAAAAAGAGTTGAACCATCAGAAATAAAAAGAGTTATTATTCCTAAAATTTTTAAAGATTACATTTCAGTTCCTCAAAATGTTGGAATTACATGGTGTGAATTGAAGGCAGAATGTTATGGTAATAATGGACTAGAAGAATGTAGCAATAAAATTTTGGAACAGTTTGCAAAAACAGCACCATTAATGAGTTCTGAGTGGTTTAATTTCTTTAGAGGTACAACTGAAAAACGCACGATGATTGATTTGTATAATATAGAATACATATTTTAAGTAAATAATAGATTCATTGGAAAATTGGAGGCAAAAATATATGAAATATGGAGACATTGTTGTATACAAAAATCAGATTGGAACAGTAGTAAAAAGCGAAAATGATTTTAAGTTCCATCCATGTAATTATGGAAGTTGTTATTTTAGCGAGTTAGATACGATCACAGATGCTGATGTAAGAGAAGCGACACCTGATGAAAAGCTGGAATTAATAAGGGAAGAATTTACATGGGGCAAAGTGATTGATATACATTGTATTGGAGAATATCAGATTATAGAATACGAAAGCAAAATTGCACCTAAACATTTATGGAATACATATATTAATTATGCTGATACAAATAATTCTTATATGTCTTTAGACTCGGCATTAATTGGTTGTATTGGACGTAAATACGAAGGCGCAAATGGAAAGGCTGCAATGTATTTTGAGAAGATGATTGGATTAGAATAGATTCATTTTTATGGAATGTATATGAACATGAATATGGAAAATATGATTTTGAAAATAATAAAAAAATTGGAGGATTATAAATATGTTATATACAATAGTACATACAGTAATTAATAATAAAGAAGAACACCTAGAGGCAAACGCAAGGGTGCTTGGGATATATTCAAATGAAGATGCTGCTATTAATGAAGCGGAAAAATGGATTAAGAATACAAAGACTTCTGATATAAATGTAAAGAGAATAACAGATACAGAATGGTATTTTTGGTATGAAGAGAATGGAAATACCTATGGTGGTTATGTAGATGTATATGGGAAAGAGTTAGACAAATCAATTGAATAAACCAAGTTTTCTTGCGGAAGGAGAATATAATAAATGAAAGAAACAAAATATAAAACAATAAAAGATTTACCTTCTACTGTTGAATGTTGGGATGAACACGAAACAATTCCAGTTAATACTGTTTGTAATGTTAAATATTGGGAAGGTTCAGACACTATATGTTATAAAGATAAATTTATATGCGATGTCGATTCAGAGATGGCAAAAGAATATTTTGAAGAAATCGCATAAGTAAAGAAATCTAAGTTTACTATGAAAGGATGATATTTTATGGAAAAATCAAAAACTCCAACATTGGATAAAATGGTAGAAATTCAAGAACAGTCACAATTATGCGGAGAATTTTTGGATTGGTTTTTACGTAAATATACTGTATTTGACAGAAAACAAAAGAGGGAAAATCCATTTGCTAATGTTATGGGAAATGGAGATTATATTGACAAAGAAAAATTGCTTGCTGAGTTTTTTGATATTGATTTAGACGAAGCAGAAAGAGAAAAAGATATACTACTTCAAATAGAACAAAATAAACATAAAGCACATCATTGTAAGTTATGTGGCAATTATATTGAAGAAGATAACCTTAGTGTATGTGACAAGTGTGCATCTGAATATCAGATATAAAAGCTAAGAAAATTAAGTTTACTATGGAAGGAGAATAGAATGTATGGAAAACGAATATAAAGTAGAAGAAACAGATTTTGGAACTAGAACTTCCCATCCGTCATATGGAACTATTATGTTTAATAGATCGAATAGCCGTGTAACACCTTTATTCGGCAGTAGTATCAAGCATAATAATGTGATAACAATGGAGTTAAGACATGCAGAGATAGAGCGTGGATTAAATAGAGATTGGGTTTATGGTAAAGCTCCTATTGCAGAAATAGAGATGAGTTATTCACAATTTGCTGAGGCAATTACATCTTTTGGACAAGGAACAGGAATTCCAGTAACAATTCGCTATACTGAAAAAGATGGTAAAATACCTCCTTGTGATTTTGTTAGTAAAAGAGAACAGTTTACTGATGAATTCAAAGGTAAAACAAAGGAAGCAATGAATGAGGCACAGCAGTTAATTCAGGATGTGACTGATTTGTTTTCACAGAAAAAAGCACTAACAAAGGCAGACAAAGAAGCTGTAATATCTAAACTTAGAAAATTAAGTATGGATATTGGATGTGATTTAGATTTTATTGTAGACCAGTTCAATGAACAGATGGACAAAACGGTTATGGAAGCAAAAGGAGAAATCGAATCATTTTGTCAGAATAAGATCAACGCAATTGCAAGTGCTGCGTTAGTAGAGCACAGAGATGAGATTTTAAAATTGGAAAATCCAGTTGATATTGAAATGGAAGGAGAATGATGATGAGTTTAGTATTTGATAAACATGAAGTAGAAATGAAACCATTGCATGACTTATTAAGAGAAAACAAAATGAATTTTACACAGTTTTTAAGAACTGTAAATTTTGTAAGAGATATGAAGCAGGAACAGTTAAACGATTATATTGAAGCCTATAAAAATGGTGAGTTTGATAATCATGGATGGTATTAAAAAGCCAAGTAAATTTAACTTTCTTTAGTTTGGAGGTAATGATATGACAAAAAGTCAAATAGAAAAATTTGCAGTAGGTTATTCTTCTTATCCTACAGACTGTGTGGAAGAAGTATTAAAAGTTACTAATTTCGATGAAGATGTGGCGAGAGAAATTTTAGATGACAAAGAGAAAACATTAGCAATTTGGCAGAATGGAACAATAATGATTGATGGAATAACACTTTGTTGTGGATATGATTTCGCAGAAGATGCTTTTAGCAAAAAGATAAAGATTGGTTATTGCCCGATTTGTGGAAGAAAAATTGTAATTAAGAAGCCAATGAATGAATGATTTGCTTGGAAGATTAGAAGAGGTAATATAAATGAAACAGTATGAAAAATTACAAACAGATATGCAACAGAATTTATCAATAGATGAAATATCTGGGTATTTATTTGCATTAAAAGATGAATATGTTGCATATTGCAATCAAAATGATAAAAGAGTTGATGATATATATTCATTGGCTTCATTTTTAGACACTGAGTACAAAGAGGTACAATAAATAATGGAACAATGGGATATTACATGCTGTAGATGTGGAAAGTTTATTCTGACAGAGCAAAGAGAATCATTTTCTGGAAATATAAAATGTGTCAGAGGTAGTTATGACAATGGATTCTATAATGGAATTGAGGATCGGTTTTATTGTAAAAAATGTGCTGATAAATTAGGATTGGGGTGATATAGTGTACGAATTTTCAAAAGAGATTATCGAAAAAATCAATGCAGCAAAATGTCTTACTTTAAAAGAATTAAGGATAACCGAACTTGCATTAAGAATGTATGAAGTAAATGAAGATATTTTAGATGAATCTACTGGCTTATCGAATAATGATAAATACGAACTAAAATATAACTGTTAAAATAAATGATTTATTGGGAATATTGGAAGAGGTGATATAATGAGCCGAATTAATAAAACGCAAAATAACTTAGATACCGTGTGGAATAATTTGGATTTAGCTTATGAACATATGGAAAGAGCTATTGAGGATTTGTCACAAATGACTGGATTATCTGATGAATTAGAGAGAATGGTTGATCAGTATGATTTGTCGGAAATAAGTATAATGAAGCAGGAAGTTGAAGAATTGATGTTTAACGCTGATGGAACGCAAAGAACCACTAAAATAGAAGATTATAGAAGTGGTAAAATTCCACTGTAAATGACGATTTCTTTTGAAAATTTGGAGGTGAATAGATAATGGATAATATAGTTTATATGTTTGGAATTGCTCTTTTAGAACATGATGGATATTGTGAACCTATGGATGACAGTACACAGTATAAAGTTGTTAAATGGAAACTTTCAGATATGAATAAATATAATGGAGAATATGCTGTTATAGGATTCGATGGTGCATTGAAAATATATGAATCAGAAGGTAAAAAAATATTTGACGGCTCATTACTTGATTCCTCTGATTTTTGCAATAAATTAAGAGAAAAGATGTAACCCAAAGAAAAATTGCTTTCAAGTGGAGGCAGATGTGTTATATAATATTGGTGATAAATTGAAATGTAAACATGAATTTAGCGGTGAAACCGAGGAGCAGCAATGATTAATTTGAATTGGTTGAAAAATAAGATATGTGAAAAAGAGATTGTTTGGGATAAAATCCGAATGTACGGAGAGGAGGAACATCAATTCAGCTATTGGATAATGGCAGTCATCTCCACCGATAATAAGATAGAATGGTATGTAAAAAATACAGCTATTAACGAAGTTATTTTCGAAGGAAATACATATGAATCCTGTGTTAATTTTCTTGAAACACTTATAAATAAGTTGGTTGAAACTGGAAAATATAAATATTTGGAATAAATGAAAGTAGAAGCAGAATAAACTGCTTCTTTTTTAATGCAGAAAACGAGGTGATAATAATGAATATGGGAAATCCAAAAAGAGCATCAAGATTTTTATGTCTTCACTGTATGAAAATTAATCAGTTAGGAAGTGGTATACAGAGAAATGGAAATCAGCGTAAGAAGAAACATATCAAAGACTTAACATGTTTTAATGAAGGCTGTAATGGAGAAATCACGAAAAACGTAGAAATTCGTTGGTGTGACGATTATCTGGAAATGTTGGATTATGCTCAACGAATTAGATCACGTTATTATACGGATAAAGTAGAGAATAATATGTAGGAAGGTGGAATATAGTATGGAAAATTATAAAATTAGTTATAGTGGTGATACTCAAATTAAAAATATTCACCATATAGGTGTTGATTATAATGGAAATTACTATAGTGTAATTTTCGGAGAATATGTAAATGGAGGATTCTTTAGTATTCCGAACTGGAATTGCGGTGGCGAGTTAGCTGGGCTTAGTGATGTGTTTTGGAATACAGAATCTATTCAGAAATCATTAAAAAGTAAAAGAGCAGCTAAAGCTATTGCAAAAGCGATAGCAGATTACACAAAGGAGTGATAATTATGTGTTATAAGATAGAAGTACAAAATAGAAATGCTGAGAAGCTTAATAGGAAGTTGGATGAGTTAAACGCACCACAGTTTTTAAGAGATTACTTGAATGAGTTGGAAAGTAAAAGTGGAGCGTTAAATTATTTAGTGGCAATTAAAGATTTTTTACAGTGGTTGATTGAAAATAATATCATTAATAAGAAATCAATTTCTGGAATAGAAGTTCCTGATTTTAGTGACTTGCGACCACAAAATATTAGTTCGTACCTTAGATATAAGGAAACAAATGGAATGTCGCCAACCACAACGGAAACAAGAAAAAATATCATTAAAAGTTTTATAAAAAATGTATATTCATATAGAGAATGTTTATTGAGAGAACTCTATAATAGTATGGAAGATTTTAGTAAACAAATAAAGTATAAAGGAATATCTTCTAAAAACAACTTAACACAAAAACTTCCAACAGAAAATCAGCTTAATGATATGGAAGAAAAAATAATGTGGAAAAAGGATGAATGTGTAAGGAATAGAAATATTGCTATTTTTCGTGTCTTAAGAGGAACTGGAATAAGAGAGTCTGAACTTGCTGGCTTGGATTTATCAGATTTGCATTTAGATGAAAATAGTGAATGTATTGATCTTAATGATATGTCACATATTATGGTTTTACCAAAAGGATATCAAAGAGAAACTGAAAAAAGACCTGTATATCTTACTGGATCTGCTCTGAAAGCATTAAGAGAATGGCTAGAGTACAGAAATACATTGAATAATATTGTAGACAAAGAAGCTGTGTTCGTAAATAAAAATGGTACACGTACAACAGAGAGAAACATCAAACAGATATTTGAAAATTATGGAAATGGTATTACTCCACATATGATGAGACATTATTATGCCAGTATAATGAACAGAAATGGAAATCTTGCATTTGTTCAGCAACAGCTTGGACATAGTAGTGTGAATACAACAGTTAATAACTATGCGAATGGTGCAGTGGGAATGAAAGAGAAACTGATGGAGATGTGATTATGGTTGAATATATTGGAAAGAAAATCAGAACTGAAAAGAGAATAACAGTAAGAGGGCTTGCGAAAATGGCTGACATTGCACCAAGTACAATCAGCAAATGGGAAAATGGAAGTGCTGTTCCTGATTTAGCTGTACTTGATTTGGTTGCTAAGGCAATGGAAGTGAATCCGTTCGATCTTGTTAAATTTGTGTAATATGTATACGACACTAGTTTTTAGTGTCGCTGTGAACTTTGTTAACTTCGTTTGTTACGAGATTTCGAATCCACCCAGATAAGGTTCGCCCATCTGTACATGCAATTTTTTCAGCCTTTGCTTTAACGTCTCTTGATAAGACAACCATTACTCTTGTGTTCTCTGGTTTGATTTTACCTTGTGGCATATTATCTTCTCCTTTATCATTTTATAAACTATATTATAAGTTGTTGTAAACTGTATGTCAATTATTTTAAAAAACTGGCGTAAACCTATTGACAAGTTGTCATCAACTCGCTATAATGCGAAGCATAAGAAGTAAACAAAAAATAAAAAACGTAGGACATTACATAAGAAGAAAGGAGGTAAAAGGAATGACTGTAAACTTTGGGGATGTTATGATGATTGACTTTGGAAAAGACAAAATTAATTCAGTTCAAGTAGGAGTAAGACCAGGTGTAATCATTCAGAACGACATCGGGAACAAATATTCTCCAACCTCAATAGCTGTTCCTTTGACCAGTGAAATCAAGAAATTAAATATGCCATGTCATAAAGTCCTACATATGAATGAACAAAATGGCTTGACGGAAGATTCAATGGTGCTTGGAGAGCAAGTAAGGGTAATTGACAAAAATTCGATATTATACAAAATGGGCACTTTAAACGATGGCGAATGTGATCTTGTCGTTAAAGCATATTTTGCAAATGTACCTAGAAGGAGGGTTAGTTGTGGCTGAATATAAGACTATCACAAAGAAAGAATTGAGAGAATTGCTTGATAAATATCCAGAAGATGAAGAGTTCAATATTATCCAAACTCAACTTGGAATGACAATTATTCCATTAGGAGAGCGGATAGCAAATAAGGTAGACATTTTGGAAATTGCAAATGCAGCAAAAACAATGATTTATTCAGAGAATAAATTCATGTCACAAGTTGACATGCACAGTGTAAGGCAAGATATATTTAATATAGAAAGAAATGGTGTAATGAATACGTTACTACTGCCGAGATTTTCTAATAAAGAATAACTTTAGTGTCCTGATTATAGGACACCATACATATTAAAATGCAAACATGAACAAGAAATCGAACAAGTGTTTGTTTTATACTTGACACAAACATATGTTTGGACTATGATTATTATTGTAAGAGAAATAATGGAAATAAAAAACAGTCCGAATGACGTGGCTGCAACCACATATGTCATTCAGACTGTAACTCAACCAACCAAGATTAAGTCATTACATATTTTGGCATAATTTTCCAGTTATGTCAAGTTCAGTATGGCTAAAATCATAGCCTGTTTCCAATATTTTATCAAAATTTAATATTTTTATAGGGCATTCGCCAAGTGGTAAGGCACAGGATTTTGATTCCTGCATTATATCAGTTCGAATCTGATATGCCCTGCTTTGTGACATTCCACCCGGTATGTTACAGAACGCAAGTGATTTCCTTGTAAGAGCAAAATGTGTAGTTGCTATAGTTCTACCATAGTTTAATCCACTAACGGATTACAAGCTGATACTATAGGACTTCTTGATAAACTTACGATAGTGTCAGCAGCTTGGATCATTAGCACAATTGGTTAGTGCATTCGGCTCATAACCGAAAGGCTCAGAGTTCAAGTCTCTGATGATCCATTGCTAAATCAAACAAAGAGAGGAGATGATTACGTTGGCACAATATGTAATTACAGACGGTTCTCGTTGGATTATGAGAAATCGTAATGGTAAATATGTTCCAACATCTTGCGAGGCATTGGCTGATACATTTTCAAATAAAGCAGCCAATAATCTATATAATAACTCGCTACCCAAAGCCTTGAAATCAGTATTTTATATCCAAAAAATTGACACTCCACCTGATAATGTAAAGCAGATTACTCAATCGGAAGTGGAAAATAACACTGAAAAGGTTATGGTTGCCGAAAATATTCAGAAATGGATCAATAAAATAACTGATCTAAATGGATTGGCAACAGATGCATTACATAGAAAAGAAGAGTTGTGTGAAGAACTTAGCTTTGTAGATAGGGAATTATCTGATATCAATCATTATATAGAATTTTGCAATCTTAATGCAGCACAAGGATGGAAAGCATATAAGATGATAAAGGAACGGAGGATAAAAAGAAGAAGTATCAAAAATGAGATACAAATTCTTAACATTATTCTTGATAAAAAGATTTCTGACACAGTTACAAATGAGATTTTGGAATCCATGTCGAAAATGGATAAGCGTACATATGAACCACGAGTAATGAACGAGCTGTTTGATTTGTAAAGGAAGGATATACATATGGTGATTTGTAAAAATTGTTATATTCCGATGATTGGTGTTATGTCGTTCTCAAAGGACAAGCATGAGAAGTTTTGTCGTTGTCCTAAGTGTAGGGCAGAAACAAGACATACAAAATTAGACGATTCTGAATTAAATTTTGGAGAATATTTACATAGAGAGTTAGAAAGAAAAAGGAAATGAAGTAAGGTAGGTGCATGAAGTGAAAGACGAAATATTGCGTGAAAAATTAAATAATCTTTCATCACAACAGTTGGAATGGATTAATGAATACTGTGTAAATGATATGTCAAAATTGAAGAAAATTAGTTACAATGCATTTTTCAGGTATGGGATTCCAGCACATGAACATGACGAATTGTACGATGATGCAATGAATGTTCTGATGGAAAGTGTTATCAACTTTGATTCATCTCAAGGTGCGAGTTTTAAAACTTACCTTATCAATAATATTAAAAAATCTGTTATTGACTGGTATAGAGACAACTATCAGAGATGTAAAAGAAAAAATCTATTAACTGATAAAAATGGAAAGATAGTAAAGGTTGATAAAAATGGAAATGTAACAGATGACGATAAAGGAAAACCAGTTATTATTCCAGATACTTCATTTGATGCACCTACTGAAGAAGATAATGATTTAGTAGAAAAAATTGCATCTGACTTTAACGTAGAAGACAAGAGTGAGTTCGATTTTAGTGCCGATGAAAAAGTTGATAATTTTATTGATTCTTTACCGAAGATACAAAAAAATATTTTGCTGATGCGGATGGAGAATGTTCCTGCTGATAATATAAAACAAAAATTGAATATATCAGATAGAGAATATAGTAGTGCTATGAAGTCAATTAAGATAAATAAAGGACTTTCAGTGTTTTCAAAGAATAAAAATGATGGGAATTATGATGTGGAGGTAAATAATATGGAAGACAGAATTATTGAAATTAGCGAATCTGAAAATTACAGGACGGACAAGTATAGTATGTATTCGTTGTTACAGGATAAGAAAAATGGAGACGTGAACTGCAACTACATTTTGCAACGTGAACCTTTTCAGTGGACTACAGAAGAAGCAAATAGATATTTCTGCCGTATTCTAAGTAATCTTCCTATTCCTGAAATTATTCTTTGTGAACAGAAGAAAAAAGGCTTAACAATTTCTCATTTGATTGATGGATTGCAAAGACTTTCGTATGCTGAAGCCTTCAAAGAAAATCGTATTAAGATTGGTTCAGCAGGAGCAGAGAGACATTTAATTCAGTATAGAGATTATGTCTTAGATGATAATGGAAATCGTGTACTTGATGAAGATGGCTTACCAGAATATGAGATGAAAATATTTGATGTTATAGGGAAATATTATAAAGATCTTCCTGATGAGTTAAAGAAACGATTCAATAATTTCAATATAAACGTAACAAAGTTCTTTGATTGTACAGATGAACAGATTGCAGATCATATTCGTGATTATAACAATCATGCGAGCATGAATAAGGAACAGGGCGGGTTTCTTAATGTATCTGCACAGACAGCAGGATATATTAAAAATATTTCACAGAAAAACACATTCTTTAAAAATTGTGGGAAGTTTACAGATAATAATGTTATTAAGGGAAAGTTGGAACGTGTTGTTGCAGAATCAATAATGTTAATGTTCTTCCGTGATTCATGGAAAGCAAAACTTGATACAATTTACAAATATGTTGATGAAAACGCAACAGAACAGCAGTTCTTAAAACTTAATTCACACTTCAATAGATTAGAATTGGCGTTAGGAGAAGATAACAAAGATTTAAAATTATTACTTACTCCAACAACAATGCCAATGTGGATTGCTGTATTTGATAAATTTACTACATATAACATGGATGATTCTAATTTTGTTGATTTCTTAAATGCATATAACACAGAGTTAAAAGACAAGGAAATTGATGGTGTTTCTATGGCAGATTTTAAGGATCAGCAGACAAAGAAAAAGGCAACTATTACAGGTAAAATTGATTTACTTGTAAAATTGATGAATGAATTTTTACATATTGATATAACAGAAACAAGTAGTACGGAAGTAGAGAATAACAATACGGAAGAAAATGAGCAAGATAATCCAGAAGAAACAACTCTTTCTTTTGTTCAGGAAAATGCAAATCCAAATGTGACGGACGAAGATATAAGCCTTTACACAGACATGGTAGAAGATTGTGTTAAGATTGACGATCCAGTTTATAAAGAGTGTGGAATGGCATTAGTAGCACTCATGGCATATGCTTGCCAAAACGATAAGGATCAAGACTTTGAAAGATGGATTGAAAATTATCGTAATAAATCCGAATTTAGTCCATCGCAGAAAGTTAATTATACATATATGAAACGCAGCTTTGATAATTTCGTAGCAAATGCGTAATCAATTTGGTAATAAGCAATAGCTTTTACATAAAAAAGATGGACAACGTTGTGTCGTGAAGTTCCTGTTGTCCATCTCTCATATCAAACTAAAGGAATAATCCAAAAGTCGATATACATATATTGTAGTCTTTTCTTAAGGTTAAATCAACAACCAAATTGACATTCTTCTCGTTCTGAGTTGGATTATTCCATTATTAAAAATTGTAAGGGAGAATATTTATGATGAGTAAACGCACTACTTAATGGGAAATTATGCAAATCTTGTGAGACATGGTGCTTGTGGTTTGTGCGAATGAGATTATGCAGGCACCGACTTATTGGAGATATTAGAGAGGAGTACAAATATGAATTTAAAAATCAGAAGGAAGAAACGTTATAAGAGAGGTATGCTTCGTAAAATTCGGGCTGGTTGGCATGAATTTGACGCAAATCATTTCTTCCTTTGTAAAAATAATTGGTTGAAAATGCATGGTTATCCAATGAAAAGAAAGTTGTATAACAAATAAATAGAGGATGTTTTATGAAACATGGGATGAATTGTGTGATATGGGAATAGACTTGTTCCAAAAATCGAAGAATGTTGATGACTAAATATAGCAAAAGGTATCTTTTTCAAAAGAGAAAAAGATACCAATTACTTAATAAATTAAGTTTATACGACATTGAAATTCTTCTTAGTTAATTCTTTATCGTATTTTTCTACTGCTATATTAGCAACATATTCAGCAAATTTACGATGGTGTTCTTTCCATCCACCATCTTCTTTAATGATATGTTGCTGCGCAGCACCACCATAAACCATGCGACCATCTGGCATTTTGGCTGATAAAGACATAAAACTCACCTCCTCTCGAATTATATGTATTATATGTCGGCTTTATTAGAACGTCAAGCAGAAGCAAGATTGAAACACGGAAAGGAAAATTTTTTTCTTTGGATTGTGAGGTGAAATAAGACATGGATAACAATAAAGACTTTGATGAGCTTTTATATTTATTGGATAAATATAAAGATAAAATCACAGTAAAAGTTCATCATTATATTCAAGGAAATATTGATAGTGGAATTATAGGACATAGGAGTGATTACCCAGATTATGAAGACATAGAAGAAGTCAGCAAAGATAAAGATGGGAATATTGAATTATCAATTTGTGTAATGGATTGAATACGAATAAAGTTCGTTTCTTTGGAAGAGAGGTAAAAGAATGAATAATATTGATGAAATGAAGAAAGAAGTGTATTTTGCAAATAGAGTGATTGGGGCGATTGATAATATCAAAACTCCAATGCTTATGTATGAAGAAGAAAAGCAAGTTGTAAGAAAAGCACTTCAAATGTACATTGATAAAATTGAAGATAAAATGTGTGGGAATTAAATCACAGTAAAGTTCGATTTCTTTGGAAAATGAAAGGAGAAAAATATGATTACAAAGACATTATATACTTGTCAGTTCTGTAATACTGATTATACAAAGAAAGAAAAAGCAATGGAATGTGAGAAGAATCACAAAGTTTTGGAGACAGCAACAATTATAGGCAACTATAAATCATTAAAATCTATCCCAGATGGATGCCCTACGAAGGTTAAAGTGAAGTTCAAGGGTTCAGATAGGTGGATAGAGTATAAGAGATAATTAGGAGGTTGTTTTTATGAGTAATGAATTTAGAAAATGTAATTTTTGTTCGTACTACGATGAATATGAAGGGTGTGAATGGGGATGTAATAACTATGAAGACTTTAAACCAGATAATGACAGAATTATTACAAAAGCAAAAGAAAAAGGAATATCTGTAGCAGATGTGGTAGCCTTAATAAATATAAATTGAAGCACAAGAAAACTTCGTTTCCTTTGGATTATAAACGGAGAATATAACAGTAGAAACAATTAACAAAAAATAAATATAAGAAAGAAGAGGTACAAAATATGGATGGATTTATGATGTTTAAAAGGGCTTTACAGAAGCACTTCGATGAAATGCAGAAAGAGGCAACACATTTATTTGAGGTAAATGTAGATAAGGATGAATTATGGAATATATATCTTGATAGCTTCCCTGCTGGTACAAATGAGATTTTCAGAGAGCGTAGAGAACATGATTGTAGTTGTTGTAGACAGTTTATTAAGAATATTGGTTCTGCTGTCACTATCAAGGATAACCAGATTCACACAATTTGGGAACTGAATCTTGGTGATACAACATATCAGCCAGTATGTGACGCACTTGACGCATTTGTAAAGGCTCATACAGTAACAGATATTTACACAACTAAGTTTCCTAAGATTGGTACAGATTTTAATTTCGAGGAAATCAATGGCAAGTCTCATCAGTGGGATCATTTCTTCTTAGAGTTGCCAAGTAAGTTTGTGAACAGAACAAGTCGTTCTAATGAGGAAGTTAAGGGACAGTTCAGAGATACAAGAAATGTATTTAAGCGTTCTCTTGATGAAATTACTATGGAAGCACTTGAGACAATCCTTGAACTTATCAATTCCAATACTCTTTATAAGGGTGAAGAATGGAAGGGTGTTCTTGCAGAGTTTAAGAGATATAAGAAAGAATATGACAAACTTAATTCTGATTCAGAGAAGGAGTTATTTGCTTGGGAGAAGTCAGTAACAGCAGGTATGGCTATTGGTAGAATTAGAAATCATTCTATTGGTACACTTCTTATCAATGTAAGTGAGGATATGGACTTAGATACTGCTGTTAAGAAGTACGAGCAGATCGTAGCACCGAGTAATTATAAGCGTCCAAAGGCTATTTTTACAAAGAAGATGCTTGAGGATGCAAAGAAGACCATTACAGAACTTGGATATATGGATTCATTACAGAGAAGATTTGCTAATCTGAATGATATTACTGTAAATAATGTACTGTTCTCAAATAAGAGTGCTGCAAGAAGAATGATTGGTGCAGATGATATTTTTGGTCAGATGGAAAAGGATGTTGCTGTAAGTCCTAAGAAGTTTTCTAAGGTTGAAGAGATTTCAGCACAGGATTTTATTGATAAGGTGCTTCCAACCGCAAAAGAAATTGAAGCTTTTGTAGAGAATAAGCATGAGAAGAATTTTGTATCTATGATTGCACCAATTAATCCAGATGCTAAGACAATGTTTAAGTGGAATAATGGATTATCTTGGGCTTATTCAGGAAACATTACAGACTCAGATATGAAGCAGAATGTTAAAGCTGCTGGTGGTAATGTTGATGGTGTACTCAGATTTTCAATCATGTGGAATGAGGGACAAAATGACAACAGTGACCTTGATGCACATTGCAAAGAACCTGATGGAAACGAGATTTATTTTGGTAATTGTAGAAAACCTAGTATGTCAAGATGTGGAGGTCAGTTAGATGTTGATATTACACATCCTATGGAGCAGATGGTGGGAAAGCCTTCTGTGGAAAATATTACATGGGCAGATATGTCACGTATGAAGCCAGGTGTTTATAAGTTCTTTGTAAATCAGTATGCAGCAAGAGGAAGTAAAGGATTTAAGGCAGAAATTGAATTCAATGGTGAGATTTTTGCGTTTGAATACAATAGACCTGTTTCTGGTAATGTTCAGGTAGCAGAAGTAACACTTGATGCGAACGGAAACTTCTCAATTAAGGAGAAATTAGCAGGTAATTCATCTGTTTCAAGTCGTGAGATTTGGGGTGTAAATACAAATCAGTTTGTGCCTGTATCAGTAATCAGCTATAGTCCAAACTACTTTGATGAGCAGGATGGAATTGGTCATAGACATTTGTTCTTCTTCCTGAAGGATTGTGTTAACAACGAAAGTCCTAATGGCTATTACAATGAGTTCTTAAAGAGTGACCTTGAAAAGCACAAGAGAGTATTTGAGGCTTTAGGTGCTAAGTGTCATGTAGAAGATACTGATGATCAGCTTTCAGGAATTGGATTCTCTATGACAAAAAGAGCAGATTTAGTTGTTAAGGTTAAGGGTGCAACAGAGCGTGTAATGAAGATTAAATTTTAATTAGAAAAGGAGATTATTACTATGATAAACAACGAATTATTTATCAACGCAACAAGAGCAAATTATCAGTTCCCATTCAGAGGAATGATTAATGTAATTGATTTGTGGGATTTATCTCTTACAAATTTGGACTCAGTATTTAAGACACTTAACGCAGAATCAAAGAAGTCTGAGGAAGAAAGTCTTCTGAATACCAAGTCAAAGGAAGATGAAGAGGTTTCTAATAAGATTGAAATTGTCAAGTATATTGTTAGTGTGAAGCTGGATGAGAAGAAGAAGAGAGAAGACGCTAAGAAAAATGCTGAGATGAGACAGAGATTGCTTGAAATAAAGGCTAAGAGACAGGATGCAGCACTTGAAAATATGTCTGATGAGGAGCTGGATAAGACACTTGCAGAATTAAGTGAGTAATTGTTATTGATATACCATATATAGTATTAAAAATAAGTAATATATACTATATATGGTATATATTTTACATTAGAAAGAAACGCACATTTCCTATGGAATTTTGGAGGTGAAATCTTTTTGAAGGTTGTTGGAAATAAAGAAAATGTCAATCAAATAAGATTGACACATAAAGGTTTGAACGTCAGATTTAATTGTTTTATGAAACCATTACCCTACACTACTGACAATAATATTGATATATCTAAGCCTGAAATAATTGAGATAACATTTAAGGATTCTTATGAAATAGATAACTTAATACATATATTGGAAAAATTCAAAAAAGAATGTTCTGAGTATATTGGAGAATGGAGATAACATTATGACGAATAAAGAGCAAAATAATTTAAGTAAATACATAGCATTAATTCTTAGACATAGACCTGATGTTGTTGGCATCACATTAGACGAACATGGCTGGGCTAATGTATCAGATTTATTAAAGGGGATCAATAAAACTCAAACAATTACAATGAAAATGCTTGAAAAAATTGTAGAAGAAGATTCTAAACAGAGATATTCATTTAATCGAGAGAAGACGCTTATCAGAGCAAATCAAGGTCATTCTGTAAAAGTCGATGTAGAATTGAAAGAGTGTATGCCACCAGATATTTTATATCATGGAACAGGTGTTAAATATTGCTCTTCAATCAATAAACAAGGGTTAATATCCAAGAGTCGTTTATATGTCCATCTATCAAAAGATATTGAAACAGCAACAAATGTTGGTAGTAGACATGGAGAACCGTTTATTTATAAGGTTAGAGCAAAAGATATGTATAATGACGGATATAAATTCTTTTTATCTCAAAATAGTGTATGGCTTACAAAAGAAGTACCAATCTGTTATTTAGAAGGAGAATAATACAATGTCAAATTTATATGTATATTTAATTCGTTCTCGTAACAAGGATAATAAGGATGTCCCAAACTTTAAGCAACGAGATAAGACAATTCTTGAATATAAAGAGAATGAAGACAAAATAATTGAAGAATTTAAAAGTTTTGCAACTAAAGGAGTTCCTGGTGAACAGACAAGATTATATAGATCAGTTAATTCTAGGAACGAAGAGAAAATCAGGGAAGAATTTATTATTCGTCTGCTGAGAGACAAGCCAAGTATGACACAGCTTAATCGTACATTAGCTTCAGTTGCGCAGCAGGTACAAAATCGTGATGAGAGTAAATGGTTGTTCGATTTCGATGTGGATGATGATAAATTAGCTTTAGGATTTATTAATGACATTACAAATTATGGATTTGTATTTAATCAGATTGAAATGTATAAGACTCCACATGGTTATACAATCACCGTTCCGCATGGATTTGATACAAGAGAACTGGTGGAAAAGTGGAAAGATTATGACATCACATTGAAGAAAGATGAATTGTTGTTTTTGGATATGATAACGAATAAGTGATATTTTATTGATATACCAAAAATTGAGGTGAATTTGAATGAAGAAATTGAAAATTGAAATTCCATCTGGTGCAAATGAAATTATTCATACTTTACAGGATAATGGATATGAAGCTTTCTTGGTCGGAGGATGTGTGAGAGATAGTATTCTTGGTAGACCAATTCATGATTATGACATTACAACTTCTGCCACACCAAATGAAATGATGGAAGTATTCAAGGACAAGAAAATTATTGAAACTGGTTTACAACATGGAACTATTACCATTGTAATTGATGGCGAGGGATATGAATGTACCACTTACAGAATTGACGGTAATTACTCAGATAGTCGTAGACCTGATAGTGTAACATTTACACGAAGCTTTGAAGAAGATTTAAAGCGTAGAGATTTTACAATCAATGCAATGGCATACAATGATGAAGTTGGTCTTGTAGATCCGTTTAATGGTATGGAAGATATTAAATACCACAAGATTAGATGTGTTGGCAGAGCAGAAGACAGATTTTCAGAAGATGCATTAAGAATTTTACGTGCTATTCGATTTGCCTCACAGTTGGAATTTGTCCTTGAACCTGATACAGATTGGAATATCTCTAAAATGTATAAGAATTTGGAGAATATATCTATTGAAAGGATTAATAGTGAGTTCTGTAAAATTGCTGCATCGAGTGATTTCTGTGTACAAATGGTCTTATATCACGAAGTATTCTCGTTGTTCATTCCTGAAATTAAAGATATGCTTGGTTTTCAACAGAATAATCCATATCACATGTATGATGTATGGAATCATACCGTACATGCAATAGAATATTGTGAATCCGATGATTTAGTAACAAGATTGGCGGTATTCTTTCATGATATAGGAAAACCACATTGTTATCAAGATGGCGAGGATGGTATTAGACATTTCAAAGGTCATGGAAGAGTCAGTGCTGATATGACTGATAAAATAATGAAGCGATTAAGATTTGACAATGATACAAGAGAAAAGGTCGTTGAATTAGTCTATTATCATGATGCTACTTTTGAGGTGGGAAAGAAATATATCAAGAGATGGCTTAATAAAATCGGAGAAGAACAGTTCAGAAGATTACTAAATGTTCGCAGAGCTGATATTAAAGCACAAGCAGACATGAATCAGGAAACAAGATTACAGAAGATTGATAACATCGGCTATATCTTAGAAGAAGTCTTACAGGATGAAGAGTGTTTTTCTCTAAAGGATTTAGCAGTTAATGGCAGGGATTTAATTACTATTGGATATAAGCCAGGAAAAGAAATTGGTGAGGTATTAAATAATCTGTTGGATTCAGTTATTAGTGGAGAAAATATAAATGAGAAAGAAAAATTATTAGAAATAGCAGAGAGGAGATTACATGGTTAAATTATTCAGTCATACAGATTTAGACGGAATCGGTTGTGGTATTTTAGCACAACTTGCATTTGGTAAAGATAATGTAGAAATTTCATATTGTGATTACGACAATATTGATTCAACTGTAAAGGAATATTTGGAAACAGAACAGGACGACACAATCCCAATTTATATTACCGATATTCGTGTCAATGAAGAAACTGCTGAGTTACTGAATAAAAGAGGCAATGTTAAGTTATTAGATCATCACCCAACAGCTCTTGGATTAAATAAGTATGATTGGTGTGATGTAGTTATCGAAGATTCCAAAGGAATTAAAACATCGGGAACTATGTTGTTTTATCATTGGTTAGGTATGAATGGTTGTCTGAGTGAAGAGTTAGAGAATAATAAAGCGTTAGAGAAATTTGCTGAACTTGTGAGAGATTATGACACTTGGAGATGGTCAGAACTCGGTGATGAAGGTGTTATTTGTAAGCAGATAAATGATTTATTATATCTTTACGGTCGAGATGATTTTATTCATTGGTGCATTTCAGAAATCCATGATGAGGTATTCCCAAGATTATATGCCAAAGATGAAGTTATCCTGAAAATTAAACAGGATGAAATTGATAGATATATCGAAGAGAAGAATGAAACTATGTTTACCAGTCCTATGTGTGGTAAGGTTTGTGGTTTTGTATTTGCAGATAGGTTTGTTAGTGAATTAGGTAATAAACTTTGTAAAATGCATCCTGAAATTGATTTTGTGGCAATGATTGATATTGATGGTTGTACGGTATCTTATAGAACCGTTAAAGAAGATATTGATCTTGGTAAAGATGTAGCAAGTTTATTTGGTGGCGGTGGTCATCCAAAAGCTGCTGGTTCAGAATTTGGTCAGAGTATTAAGTTGAAAATTATTGGGGAAATCTTTGGACAGTGAGGTGAGAGAATAATTGGAATGGATTAAATGTGTCGAAGGACAAATGCCAGAAGATGATAAAAGATACGAAGGCAAGAAAGTAATCAATGTACTTGTTACCACAAATCGAGGCATAGTAACAAAAGTACAAAGACAACGCTATGATGGGACATGGTTTTGGGGAAGAATTAATGGTGGCATGAAAGCTTGGATGCCGTTGCCTGAACCATACAGAGAATAAGCGAGGTAAAAGAGTGAAATTAACAATTGATATTCCAATAGGATATGAAAGAGATTTTAATGTTGATAAGTTTAAAGATTTCTTTTCAAGAGTAATTGCAGATATAAACTGTCATGGTCTATGTGGTAATTATGAAAAAGAAATTGCAGAAATGTTTTTAGAAGCGTTTGAAAAAGCTATTATTGGTGATGTTAATTTAAATGCAAAAGTTATTCCAGTTGCAAATATATCTTTTGACAAAGAAGATATGCAGAAGATGATTCAAGATGAATTAAAGAAGTTTCAAGTAGAGAATAATCTAATATAGAAGTAATTCTATTCACGGCTGATCAGCCAAATTAAGCGAGGTGATAAAGTGAAGAAATATTGGGAAACAGGTGAAAAGAATGACTTTGGTAAGGAATGTTACAGGTTACATTTTAGTCAATTTTATGAAGAAGATGATGAAAATGTAGTAGCTGGTTTTGTACAAGATGAGACAGACGAAAACATATTTATATATGTATCAAAAGAACTAAATGTTGAATATGATACGTTGTTTGCAGACAGTATAGAAGATGCAAAGCATCAAATCGAAGACATGCTAATAGACCATTGGAATGATGAGATTGATTATTTAGAAAATCGAATTAAATCATTTCAAGACGAAGAATAATCATACATAGAAATTTCTATCTTGGCGACTCAGCCAAATTTCCCAAAAGTAAAAGTAACAAGAAATATTTTTTTCTTATGGTTTTTGCAGACGTGCAAATTCCATAGGATTTTACAATAAAATAATTAAGAAGAAAGGAATTAACAGTAAATTCTAGGATAAATGATTGCGCAATCTCTGTAGATTAAAGGATTTTGACAGAGAATAAAGAAAAAAATAATTATTGTGAGTTAAGTGTAATTGAGCTTTGCAGTGGTATTGGTGCGCAGATGAAGGGAATTGATAATACTCATCTCTTCAATGCAAATATGATTGCAACAGCAGATTTAGACAAAGAAGTAGTAGTTAGTTATGCTGCAATTCATTGTGGATTAACTAATGAGATGATTGAAAATTATGAAGATTATCCAAGTAAAGAAGAAATGGTAAAACAGCTTACAGATAAGAGACTTGGATATGATTTTAAGAAAGATGTTCCGTATGATTGGGAGAAGCTTTCACGAAAGAAGAACAAGGCAAAAGGTATTGAGAAATATTGGTTAGCAGACCATATTTCACATAATCTTGGCGATATGATGCAGATTGAGTCACTGCCATATAGTGATTTACTTACATACTCGACTCCATGTACAGATTTGTCAATCGCCGGTAAGCAGGAAGGATTAAAGTGGACATGTCATGATTGTGGTTGTGAATATGATCCATCTGAATTAGACGTAGATACTCGTTATACATGCCCTAATTGTGGCAACCACAACATTAAATCAACTCGTTCAGGTTTATTGTATGAAGTTGAGAGACTTCTTGTAAAAGCAAAAGAGAATAATACATTACCAAAGTATTTGCTTATGGAGAATGTAGATGCTCTTGTATCAAAGAAGTATATTGACAGTTTTAAGGATTGGCTGATTCGGCTTGATAACTTGGGATATAACTCATATTATCAGACAATCAATGCAAAGAATACAGGTATTCCACAGAATCGAAATAGAATCTTCTGTATCTCTATTCGTAAGGATATTGATACCAAGTCTTTTGAATTTCCACAGCCTTTTGATACAGGAATCAGATTAAAGGATTTATTAGAAACAGATAGCAGTGTTCTGGAGAAATATTTCTTATCTGATGAAGTACAGAAAAGACTTCAGATAACAGATCCAAAATTTGAAAAGAATGTAGTAGGAACAACAATTGGACAAAATTGTACCAGATTAGGTAACAGAGATTTAGTTTATCAGCAGGATTCAGTAATGGGTACTTTAGTGGCAACCGATTATAAACAGCCAAAACAGATTCTTGCCGACTCAAACGAACCAATACATATTGCTGATTTATGCAGCGAAAAGTTTCAGAGAATGCATGAACAGTCTCGCAGAGTATATAGCGAAGATGAAATTGCACCAGCTATGCATACTTGTGGTGGCGGTAATACAGAACCAAAAGTTGAAAGAGACAATTTAAGAGTTGTGAGGAAGCTCACGCCAAAAGAGTGCCACAGGCTCATGGGATTCGATGATATTGATTATGAGAACTGTAAAGCAGTTGGAATGTCTGATACTCAGGGATATAAACAAAGCGGTAACAGTATAGTGACAACTTGCATCTCTTTGTTGATTGAGCATTTATATAAGGCTCAGTATGACAATACATATATTTGTACAGATGAGAAGATGGTAAATTTTCATCAGCCACAAGTGGATTAAGTTCTGCTTGTGGTGATAAACCACAGTTAGTTGGTGGTGTCGGTGAAATAAATTTTGGAAAGCAATTTCGTCAGGGTAATAGAGTATATGATTCAGATCATGTAGCAATGTGTTTATTGGCACAGCCTGTAGGTAATGCTGGTGGGTTCAGTTACTTGTATACGGTGGCAAAAAATTTTAATTTACCCTCTATTCAAAATGTAACTTATGAAAACGATGTACAAAGAGTTGGAACTGTAAGTGAGAATAGTCTTATTGGCGGTAGAGTTATTGGAATAGAGGGTATTTGTTTCACATTAATGGCTTGCACTCATGGTTATGGTATGGGAAACATCTATGACAGTAGAAAACTAAAATAATATACAATATATAGTATCAAGGAATTGCAAGAAATACTATATATTGTATAAAAACCAAGACCGAAAGAAAGCGGAATTTCTTGTGAGTTTTTAGAGAATAAATACATATAAAAATAAAGAAAAGAGGTAACAAAATGAGAGAAACATTAATTGTTGTAGACATGCAGAATGATTTTATTGATGGAACACTTGGTACAAAGGAAGCACAGGCGATTGTATCAAATGTAGCAAAGAAAATTAAGGAGTATAAGGATGCTGGTAAACAGGTAATTTTTACAAGAGACACACATCCTGAGAATTATTTAGAGACATATGAAGGTAAACATCTTCCTGTTACTCACTGTGTAAAGAATACTATTGGTTGGCAGATTTCCAATAAGTTAGATTTTGATATTGAGAATGATATTCTGATTGATAAGCCTACATTCGGTTGGTTAAACTGGAAGGACTTTGGATTTGAAAGCGTTGAGATTTGCGGATTATGTACCGACATCTGTGTGGTTTCAAATGCACTTATTATTAGAGCAAATTATCCTGAAATTGATATTACAGTAGATGCAAGTTGTTGTGCAGGTGTCACACCTAATACTCATAAGGCTGCATTAGCAACTATGAAGATGTGTCAGATCGAAGTGATTGGAGAGTAGAATATGATTAAAATTAATGGCGATATTGTAACAATCAATAAGTTCCCAGATGGAACACCAAGAGTAAATATTGATACAAACAACATTGAGGAAGACTCTTATGATGGCTCTCCTTGTATTTGGATTGAATGGATTTATGAGAGCAACGATGAGATGTTTTATCTGATGTTAGTAAGGAAGCATCTTGAAAGATTTTTTACTAATGTGAATTATTATTTGTCTCTTCCATATATTCCTAATGCACGAATGGATAGAGTAAAAAATGATGATGAAGTATTCACATTGAAGTATTTTTGCGATTTTATCAATTGGTTAGGATTTTCATCAGTTTATGTTTTGGATGCTCACAGTGATGTTTCTACTGCATTACTTAATAACTGTGTAAAAGAAAATCCAAAAGAGTATGTTGATAAAGCTATTTCAAAGATTGGTATGAGAAATCTTGTACTTTATTTCCCGGATGCAGGTGCAGCTAAGAGATATTCAGATTTATTCCCTGAGTTACCGTATTGTTATGGTGAAAAGAAGAGAGATTGGAAGACTGGTAAAATCCTTGGATTAGACATTAGAACAAATGGTATTGATTTGAAGGGTAAAGCTGTGTTAATGATTGATGATATTATCGCATATGGCGGTTCACTTTATTATAGTGCAGAAGAATTGAAGAAACATGGTGTAACTGAGATTTATGCGTATGCCACTCATACAGAGAATTCAATTCTTGATAAAGAAAAAGGAACATTGATCAAGTCTTTGGAGAATAATACAGTGAACAGATTATTTACTACAAACAGTTTGTTTAATGGTAATCATGAAAAAATTACAGTTATGGAGGTTTAAAATTATGGATAACACAATGGCTTTATTATTATCAGATACTTATAAACAGTGTCATGATCGTATGTATCCGAAGGGATTAACTAAGTTAGTATCGTATTGGGTGCCTCGAAAATCAATGTTAGAGAATCAAAATGAAATGGTTTTCTTTGGATTACAGGCATTTATCAAAGAATATTTAATGGGATATTTTCAGAAAAATTTCTTCGATTTATCGGAAGATGAGATGCTAACTCTTTATACAGATTCGATGGACGTACAGATTGGTAGAGACAACTATGATTTAGATAAAATTGTAGAGCTTCACAGATTAGGATATTTACCACTTGAGATTAGAGCATTGCCAGAAGGTACACTTGTTCCTATGGGTGTTCCTTGTATTGAGATTACAAATACAGATGATAAATTTGCTTGGCTTGTTCAGTGGATCGAATGTATTCTTCAGGTAGAATTATGGAAACCTTGTTGTCATGCAACTATCGGTCATATGTATCGTGAGATTGCAGATTATTGGTATAACAAGACAACAGACGGATTGCCTGGAAGTATGGCTTGTGCAGATTTTGGTATGAGAGGAATGTCTTGTATGGATGAAGCCACAAGATGTTCAGCATCATGGTTGCTTTCATTTAATAAGACATCTACAATTCCAGCAATTAATTATATTGATAGATATTATAATGCCGATTGTAAGAATAATGGTATTGGAATCGGTGCTGTTTCAACTGAGCATTCTGTAATGGGTGCTAATTTCTCAATTGATGGAGATGAAGTTACGTTTGTTAAGAGGCTTTTAACGGAGTTATATCCGAATACATCATTTAGTATGGTTTCAGATACTTATGATTATTGGAATATGGTAAATAATATTCTTCCACAGTGTAAAGAAGAGATTATGAATCATAATGGAAAGCTCTTGGTTCGTCCTGATAGTGGTGATATTGTAGAAATTTCAGTTAAGACAGTTGAAAGGTTATGGGAGATTTTTGGTGGTTCTGTAAATGGTAAAGGTTATAAGGTATTAGATCCGCATATCGGTATTATTTATGGTGATGGCTGCACACTTTCTAATGTAGAAACTATTTGGAAAGAATTAGAAAAGCGTGGTTTCGCAGCCAATAATATTGCTTATGGTGTAGGAGCTTTTTGCTTCACTGCAATCGTTGAAAACGGCAAGATGATTGTTGTTACAAGAGATACTTTTGGCATTGCAATGAAAGCTACATATGGAGTAATTGATGATAAGAAGTTAATGATTTTCAAAGATCCTAAGACAGATACAAGTCACTTAAAGAAATCTCATAAAGGATGTTGTAGAGTATACGATGATAACGGCGAATTAAAGTGTCAAGATCAGTTACTTGAAATGAGTGATAACAGTTTACTTACTATCGTATTTAAAGATGGAGAGTTAATAAGAGAAGACACATTTGCGAATATCAGAAACAGAATGTACGGAGGCAAGTAATGATTAAAATTATTGATGGAGACTTACTCACTTCGAGCACTGATATTATTGCGCACCAGGTTAATTGCAAAGGTGCTTTTAATTCTGGTGTTGCAAAAGCAATCCGTGATTATGATGTGCAAGTATATAAAGATTATCATAGTTTTTGTTCGATTAATACACCTGAACAATTATTGGGTTCTGTTAGATATTTCCAGTCTAATATTGACGCAAGAATATATGCAAATTTATTTGCACAAAAATCATATGGCTATGACGGAAAACAGTATACAGATATTAATGCTTTAAGAAAATGTTTTGATAATTTGAGATCATATGCAGTTTTGGAAAATATGAGTATTGCAATGCCATATAAAATTGGATGTGTTCGTGGCGGTGCAAATTGGGAGGAAGTACATCAAATGATAGAGAATATTTTTTATGATTGCAATGTTGAATTATGGAGGCTTGACAAAGGATGATAAATGAATTTAGAGGTAAATACTATTTTTTAAGTAACTTTTATTCTTCTCCTGTAACATATGAAGGACTTACATATTTGAATAATGAAGCTGCTTTTCAGTCAGCAAAAACATTTTCGGATAGAGAATGTTTCACAAATTTAGATCCATCATCTGCAAAAAAGCTTGGTAGAAGAGTTCAGCTTCGATCTGATTGGGAAGAGGCGAAGTACAACATTATGTACGAAATTGTAAAAGCGAAATTTACTCAAAATTTAGACCTCAAAACAAAGTTACTTGAGACTGATAATCAGCATCTCGAAGAAGGTAATACTTGGGGTGATAAAATTTGGGGCACAGTGAATGGTGTTGGAGAAAATAATTTAGGAAAAATTCTTATGAGAGTTAGAGAGGAGATTAGACATGAGTAATTTTGATGTAAAGAAAGCAACTAATGATTGCGTTCAGTGGATTAAGGATTTCTTTGAGAAGAATGGTAAAGACTGTATGGCAGTCGTTGGTATCTCAGGTGGTAAAGATTCAAGCGTTGTAGCTGCATTATGTGTAGAAGCTCTTGGCAAGGATAAAGTTTTTGGTGTGATGATGCCACAGGGAAGACAAAGAGATATTGAATATAGTCGTAAACTTTGCAGTTTTTTGGACATTCCATGTACTATTATTCCAGTCGGAACAATTGTGAATGTTGCTGAATATGAAATTAAAACATCATTAGATGAAGAGTTATCAATTCAGACAAAAACAAATCTCCCTGCTCGTATTCGTATGGCTACTCTTTATGCTGTATCACAGACAGTAAATGGTCGTGTTGCAAATACATGTAATCTTTCCGAAACATTACTATCTTGGGAAACCAGATGGGGTGATGCAGTTGGAGATTTTGCACCAATTAGCGACTTAACAGTAGAAGAAGTGAAAGCTATTGGATATGAACTTGGATTGCCAAATGAATTAATCGAAAAGATTCCGTCTGATGGACTGTGCGGAAGTACAGATGAAGATGCATTGGGATTTAAATACTCTGTTATGGATAGATATATTAGAACAGGTGAGATTGACGACAAAGATATTAAAAAGAAAATTGATAATCGAGTAGAAAAATATCGGTTTAAGAGAATGCCTATTCCTTATTATAAAACAGGTATGGAAAGATATGTAGACTAAAATGGCAGAAGACTTAACTAATTTACAATTTGGAAAATTAACAGTCATCAAACGTGGAGACAACGATAAAAGTGGACATGTGAGATGGTGGTGTAAATGTGGCTGTGGCAACCCTAAATTGATTTTAGTTGCCGCAGGACATTTAAAATCAGGACATACTCAATCATGTGGATGTATAAGAAAAGATAATATTAAACCACAAAAGAATTTAGAAGGAAAAAGATTTGGAAAATTAATTGTAAAAGAATTTCTTGGTATAAAAAATCATAGATCATTATGGAGTTGTGATTGTGATTGTGGTAAGAAAATTAACGCTTTATCATCGTCTTTAACTTCTGGAAAACTTAAGTCATGTGGATGTTTATCTTCTGTAGCTGAGTTCGAATTAAGCCAGTTCTTAACAGATGAACAAATTATATTTGATACGCAATATAAGTTTGATGATTGTAAATATAAAAGAAGATTGCCATTCGATTTTGCAATTTTTCATCCACAAAATAAGAAACTCTTATTTTTAATTGAACTACATGGAGAACAGCATTATTTTCCGTTTACATTCAATAGTGAGTCTGATATGCAAAAGAAGGAAAATTTTTTGCATAGAAAACATTTGGATAAATTAAAAGAAGATTATTGTAGTGGAAATAATATTCCATTGTTAATTATTAGATATACAAATTTTCAAACAAAAGAAAAAATTGTAAAAGGGTTTTATGAAAAGCTCTTGCAAAAGAATATTACATTTGATGATTATATATTTTCATCAAAACAAATAAAGGATGATTTACAAGTAAAGCATAAACGTGTTTATAAAAGAAAAGTAGTCCAAATAGACATACCCAACAAGAATATTATAAGAGAATATAATAGTATGGAAGAGGCATATAAGATAACTGGAATATCATCTGGACAGATTTCGGATTGTTGTAAGGGTAATTGTAAAACAGCAGGTGGATATGCTTGGGCATATAATAACGGAAACGTTAATATTGAAGAAGTAATTAAACGTGCAACAATTCCAAATAGAACAAATGCAGTTGTGATTTTTCAAAAAGATAAAAATGGAAATATTATAAAAGAGTGGCAAAGTATAACAGAAGCAGCACATTCTTTGGGAGTAAGTCATCAAGGTATTCAAGCGTGTTGTTCAGGAAAGCAGAAAACTTGTAAAGGATTTGTTTGGAATTATAAGCAAGATTGATTCAATGCATGAGAAAAATCTGTTTAAATTACAGCCGATGCCAAGTTTTGTGTATCAGGTGTAAATGAGATACTATATATAGTGTTTATAGAAAATATAGACACCGTATATAGTAATATTTTTACCAAGAAACATAGATTTCCTTTGGAGGTTGGAATGGGATTAATTGAAAAATATGAAAAAAGAAAACTAAGATATGAGAAGCAACTTTCTCAAATGTCAGATGATAGTGAACTATCAGAGTATGGATTTTGGGATAAGGGGTATCTGCGTGGAAAAATTGTAATATGTGATGACATTATAGACGATTTGAATAATATCTTAATTGGGAAGGAGAATTGATATTTTGAAAATTGCAGAAATGGATATTTCGGTTAGATTGTACACAATTTTACATAAGCACGGAATTGAAAACATTGAAGATATGAGTAATTACACATCTGATGACATCATTCGTTGGAAAGATATTGGAAGAAGATCGTTAGAAGAATTATTAAGTACAATGAAAAGCAATAACGTCAAATTTAAAGGAGAATAAAATAACAGGAGGTAAGCAACATGAAATACAGAAAGAAACCAGTAGTGATCGAAGCAGTTAGATATATGATTGACAATTCTTTACCAGATTGGTTTATGGATAGAGTATCAAATAATACTATTGTAATTCACGAAGATGGTACATGTCATATCAAAACATTGGAAGGAACAATGAAATCGGAATATGGTGATTACATAATTTTAGTTGTCAATGGTGAAGTATATCCTTGTAAGCCAGATATTTTTGAAAAGACTTACGAAAAAAATTAGATGATAGGAGAATAAATCATATGAAGAAGAAAATTTTATATAGTTTGGTTTTACTATTAGCATTAATGTTTATATTAACCGGCTGTGCAAAATGCATTAGCACCGAAACATCTACGGTTCAAGTAAAAATAATAGATGAATATCACAGGGCTGTTTATACAACAATGCATTATAGTCCTGCGACTAAAACGATGATACCACAATCGCATCCAGCAGTTTATAGAATTACTGTTGAATATAACGGTGTAGAATATAATATTTCTGGTAGTAATACATATAACAAATATTCAGACAAAATTGGAGAATATGTTGATGGAATATTAGAAACCAGGAAATATGACGATGGTACTGTTAGATACAATATTGTTGACTTACCATAGTAAATAAATGATATTACAAAAGACACAGTAAACCGAAGTTTTTTTTGAAAATCTAAGAGCAAGTCGCTCAAAAATCACAATAATTAAGAGAATAAAATAATGAAAGGAGATGAGGTTCGTGTACACAAGAAGGAATTCCTTACTCCAAGTAATTTATGAAATACGTTGGTAGCAAAAATAGATTAAGTAAAGATTTAGCACCAATTATTCAATCATACATAACTAATGAGACGGAAGGATATTTAGAGCCTTTTGTTGGAGGTGCTAATATGATTGATAAAATTAAATGTAATAAAAGGATAGGTACAGACAATCATAAATATTTAATTGCTGTACTTAAAAAGTTATCAGAAGGTTGGATACCGCCAGAAGATATTACAGAAGAAAAATATAAAGATATTAAGAACAATAAAGAAAAATATCCAGATTATTTAGTTGGGTATGTTGGTTTTCAGCTTTCATATGGTGGGAAATGGTTTGGTGGATACAGAAGAGACAAGGTTGGAAAACGTAATTATTCATTAGAGGCATATAAAAATACTATCAAACAAATCCCAAATCTTAAAAATATTCAATTTGAAGTATTCGACTTCAGAGATATTCCCTTAGACAAAATTAAAAAATATGTAATTTATTGTGACATTCCGTATCGTGATACAACAAAGTATTTAACTGGAGGCTTCCCATATGAAGAATTTTACGAATGGGTTAAGAAGGCAAGTGTAAATAATACTGTTTTAATTAGTGAATATAACATGCCTGATGATTTTAAGTGCATTTGGCAGAAAGAAACGAAAACACTTTTAGATAGTAATAAAGAAAAAAGTGATGATAAGAATATTAGAATCGAGAAGTTATTTACATATAGTGAAAAGTAAAACTAACAAGAAATTTTGGTTTCTTAATGAGGTGAAGGTTTGAAGAAATGGATATGTGAAGATGTATGTGGGTTTCATTTGGTTGCTGTTTATCCAGAAGATCCTCAAAAAACTTTATGTGAAATGGTTTCAGATGGTAACTATGGTGGCGAAACTGTAACATTAAATAGTCAAATTTCTATTCAAGAAGATGAGGGGATTTTCATTATATTGGTAGATAATAGATATGAAATCTGTGTTAAAAAGATTAAGCTTGTTATTGTTGATTAAGTAATAGAGAGTATGGCTCTGAAATGCCATAAAATCAAGGATTTCAGAGGTTGAAAAACCACATGAAACGTTTCTTCGAGGAGGTGATCTATTGGACTTAGATAGAGCGATAAGAATTATAAATTATGATATAAATGAAGGTGAAAGAGTATCTGATCAAGAACAAATTGAAGCACATAAAAAGTTTTTCAAGGAATTGTTTAGTGTCGATCTTATGGACGAAAGAGGCAAATATAAATCTGCATATCAAATATTTTCTGAAGCAAGCAACAATAAATTAAAGAACAATTCTGTTCAGATTTCCAATCATTAAAGAGAATAAACCAGTAAGAAAACCACGTTTCCTTCGAGGAGGTGATTGATTGGATACATCGTGTGAAACTTGTAAATGTAATACCTGTAAGATGAATGAAAATGGCGGTATTTATGGTGGATGCTTAGACTGTGAAGATTGTAAAGAACAAGATTTATACTGTGAAGATTGTTCAATGTATGAATATGACAAATACAGACTGAGTAATTAGGAGAATAACAATTTGAAAAACATACTATTAGATGTAGCTCAGAACTTTGATAAGATGAGTGATTCAGAAAAAGTAGAAGTAAACGATAATGTCAGAAAGCAATTTGACAACATTATTCATGGTAATCCTCCGAAGACTGAGCGAGAAAAAGAAATTGATAAACTTGCAAGAGAAGAATTAGAAGAGTACAGGCGAAAGAAGAAAGCTTTTTATAACAATCCTATCCATTGGAATAACAACAAGCGTAGAAGACATGGACTTCCTGTATTAAGAGGTGGCGTTAATAAATGCCGTTTGAAAGAATATCCAGGATTTCATCCATCTGTACGATTCTTTTGTATGATGGAAGATTTATTTGATGAGATATTGATTACAACTATGGAAGATAATCTAAATTCTTTTGTAGAAGTAAAAGGTATAGCGGCTGGCGATACAAATGTATTTAGAGTAATTGAATAGGAGAATAACAATATGAGAGCATATGAATTACGACAACATGACGTAATTTCCTATTATCCTCCACAACCACACAAACAAGAATACAAACTTGGAGAATACATTTCTATTAACGAACTAGCTGAAGCAATGTTTGGTTCACCTGCTTTAAGGTTAGATAGAAATAAAAATGAGGACAAGATATTTCGAGTTATAGAAATACAATATGTGAAATTTCCTTGGTGGAAATTTTGGAAGAGAAGAAAATATGTTGAAGAATATCATTTAGAAGTTATGTAGGTAGGAGAAAGAATATGTTTCAAAAATCAGAAAAACAGAAAATATGTGATTGGGTTGCTGATGTAGTGCAACATAATGTTCAAATTCTCAATGAACTATCAGGAAAGAAAACACCAAAAGACATCGAAGTTATCGAGAATGATGGTAAAAAGTATATTGCATTGGAAGATGTACATAAATTACTTGATGATAGGTTCGAAAAGCATAGATTATTGGGACAATAATAATCTCAGGAATGAAGCATTTCCTGTTGATTTTATCTAAGAGCGTTTCTGCTCACAATTTCCAAAATAAAAGAGAGAATAATTAAGCGACAATAAAAGTTTGAAGGAGATATGTTTTATGAGTAAGAAGCAACAATTTAAAGGTTTGAAATTTAATTATTCCATAAATGGGAAAGGCTTGAAAAGTAAATATAAGACAATCAAGGATTTCTTAAACACAGAATTCCCAAAGAACAATAATCCATTGTCGCCTACTCTTGATACAGAGATTACAGGAATTAAATGGAATGGTAATACTATTTCTATTTCCAATAAAATTCACACAGTAAGAGATTTGGTTAACTTATTAAGCAAGAAAAATACAGAAAATGTTTTTATTTCAAATAAAGATATTAGATTGCATGAGTTTAAACCAAAACATGACAATCTCATCAGAAAATCCACGTACTCCATAGGAGAGGTACACGATAAGGTTAAAGATGTTTTATTTGAGAAAGATAAAAGACTTGCAAAAGTTGATTTCGATGGGGATTTAATTAAGGGTAACAGCCAGAGATACCAGACTTTTTTCACTAAAGGCTGTAAATGTGCAGTTTGTGGAATTGAAGGAAAATATTTTGCAAAAGAAAGACATTTGCAGGATAAGAATTATCATCTGAATTTGTATGCAGTTGATGATAATGGTGATGAAATTTTAATGACAAAAGATCATATTATACCACGCTCAAAAGGTGGTATTGATGATATTAGTAACTATCAAACAATGTGTAAGCTTTGTAATGAAGCAAAAGGCAACAAATTAGAAGATTAAAAATAAGAAAGGAAAAATAGAAAAGTTCCTATAGGATAAAGTGCGCACTACTTACTAAGGTAAGAGGAACTTATGTATTGTGCTTATATCACAACATTAAAAGGATTAAGAAAACATAGTAACGCTGATAGATTACAGTGTGTAGAAGTATTTGGACAGAATGTAATTGTAGATTTGAGTTATCATGAAGGGCAGAAAGTGGTCTTCTTCCCATCTGACGGTCAGTTATCACTTGAGTATGCAACAGATAACAACCTTGTAAGGAAGAAAGACGAAAGCGGAAACAACATTGGTGGTTATATGGATGCTGAGAAGAGAAATGTAACCGCTATTAGACTTAGAGGTGAGAAGTCAGAAGGACTTGTATTACCTGTTGAGACGCTTTCTAAGTATACAGATATTTCAAAATTAAAAGATGGCGATCAGATTACAGTTCTTGGTGGTCATGAGATTTGTCAGAAATATATTCCTAGTGGAAAGAATCGTTCAAGAAGTGATGGAAATAGTTCAAATAAGAAGAACAAGTTTCAGAAAGAAACAGTATCATATCCATTTTTTGAGGAGCATAAAGATACTGCACAGCTTGCATATAATATGTCAGCATTTAAGCCAGGAGATACAATTTATATTACTCGTAAGCTCCATGGAACATCAGCTCGTACTATGAAGACTGTTAAGGTTACAAAGAAGAATAGTAAACTGAGAAAGTTCTTACATATGCAGCCAAAGGTTACAAGAGAAGTTTCTGTTGTATCTGGTAGCAGAAGAGTTGTATTAAAGGATATGACAAAGAATGATGGATATTATTCTGATAATGGATTTAGAAAGAAGTACCACGATTTATTAAAAGACAAGCTTCCTGAGGGTGCTGAGATTTTCTATGAAATTGTAGGATATGTAAATGAAACAACACCAATTATGGGTTCAGTATCTAATAAAGGAGTTAAGGAAAAAGAATTTACAAAGAAATTTGGCGACATCACAACATTCTCATATGGTTGTGAGCCAGGCGAAAATGAGATGTATGTATATCGAATGACAATGACAACAGCAGACGGAACAGTTGTTGAAGTGCCTTGGGAGATTGTAGAGGTATGGTGTGACAAGTTGGGTGTTAAGCATGTACCTGATTTAGAGAAGTTTATTTTTACTACACCAGAAGATTTGAAAGAAAGAGTAAATAAATATCTTGATGGTATGCCAGCAGATGAAATCGGTAAGACACATGTTGCCGAAGGTGTAGTTGTTCGTATTGATAACAGAGCAACATTCACGGCTTATAAGGATAAGGTGTTTGAATTTAAGGTAATTGAGGGGATCGCCAAAGATACATCTGATGTACCTGATATGGAAGAAGCTGAAGAATTATTTGAGGAGACTTTAAATGAATAAACCTACAATGTGGGTACTCGTTGGACTGAGTGGTAGTGGCAAGTCAACCATTGCTACTCAGATTGCCAATGAGAATCCAAATACAGTAATCGTATCATCAGACGCAATTCGTGAAGAATTAACAGGTAATTACGAAGATCAAGAACATAACGAAGAAGTGTTTAAGATTTTTCACGATAGAATCCGCAAGAATTTGGAGAATAAAAAGAATGTAATTGCAGATGCAACTAATCTAACTATGAAATCTCGTAGAGCAATTATGATGAAAGTAAATGGTTTAAATGTCAGAAAAGTATGTGTAATTATTCCAAAGCCATTTAAACAGTGCAAAAAAGATAATCTACATAGAGAACATCCTGTACCTGATTTTGTGTTGGATAAGCAGATTAGAAAATATCAGATTCCGTTCTACGAGGAAGGATTCGATGAGATTATTATTCATAAATTTCATAATGCTAATGCAATGACCACAGGTGGATTGATTGCTAAAATGAAAGATTTTGACCAGAAGAATCCTCATCATACTATGACTTTAGAAAATCATTGCTTTAATACATATGATTTATTTACAGAAAAAGGACATAAAGCTGAATACAATATTGGAGCAGTTCTTCATGATTATGGCAAACTATACTGCCAGACAATTGATGAAAATGGTATAGCTCATTATTATGACCACCCATCTGTCGGATGCTATTTGGTTTTAGAGAGTTTAATGGAAGAGTTTAATAAGGTTGTATTAGATATATGTTTCCTCATCAATTACCATATGATGCCTTTTAGTTGGGATACTGATAAAGCAAAGCAGCGTTGGAAAGAAAGATTTGGAGAATATAAATATAAGATGCTTTTAGATTTCAATGAATGTGATAAAGCGAGGTAAGTGTATGTGTAATCGTTGTGATTATGACTCACCTGATAATCGAATATATGTAGATCCATTGACGAATGAATATTATTTGGATATAGAAACATCAGAATGGGATGAATATGACGATGGATTTGTTCATCAGGAAGAGTATATTGCATATTGTCCTTGGTGTGGAAGAAAGTTAGGAGAATAAAGATATGAGGATAGAATTAATTAGATTAAAATTTAACGACACTCATTCGTACAAGTATAAGCCATTTAAGTATTGTTGTGATGAAATTCAGAATAATGAGTGCATAGAATTTACAAACGAAAATTTAACAAATTTTAATGTTGATTATGATAAAGAATATGGTTTTATTCCTCAGCTCTGTACTTCACATACAGAAGTTATTACATCGTATGAAGATGAATGGGAACAGACAGACAATTATCCAATCCAGTTTTGTCCTCATTGTGGCAAAAAGATTGAGATTTCAGTCGTAGAAGAGATTAATGTATCTGATAAGTACAATGAATTATCTAAGCAGCGTAATGAATTATGGAAGAAGTGTCAGAGAACAGATAGTAAGAAGAAAGAATCTGAATTAAGAGAGCAAGTTAGAAAGCTTGATAAACAGATTGATAGTTTCTATTGGTTAGATGAGTGGAAAGAGGACGTATATGTATAAACAAATTATTATTGCTAGAAAAGATTTGAATATGAGTTCTGGGAAGCTCGCAGCTCAAGTCAGCTACGGCTCTATGGCATTTCTTAGTTGGTTTATTAGAAATAATGCCGATTTAGATGGTCATGTCGATGGCTATATTGACGAAGATATTCTTCACAATTGGATTGAGGGTGAATTTACAAAATGTGTTCTTCAAGCCAAGAATAAGAATCAGTTGCTAAAAGCTAAGACTATGGCAGAAGAATTAGGAATGGTTGAAGGCAAAGATTTCTGGCTCATAAAGGATAACTATCACACTGAATTAGAACCAGAAGAAGATGGTAGAACACTTACTGTAATTGGTTTTAGACCAATGGACAGTGAACTTATTGATCAGATTGGAAGAAAATATCATTTATATATGTAGAAATGGAGAATAATAAAATGGCAAATAGATTATTATTTGAGAAAGATATTATTAGAGCAGTTGATAGGCATACGAATGACGATAGTAAGTTAGATGATGATATTAGCTGTATTCTTGAAGAAGTTGAAACAGCTACAATAGAACTTCCACCTATTATATTATCTCCAAAAGTAGAAACTAAACCAGTGCAGAAACAGAGACGAGTATTATTATTCGAGAATGAGAATCTTGACTTAGAGCAGCGTGGTAACAGATATTATTTATCCCTTTATGATAAGGAAGGAAAATTTCAGAGAGAAGTAACTTTTGACGTGAAAGACGATTACAAAGTTGGACTTTGTAATGGTAAGTAAAGGAGATTGTTTATGAGAGACGAAGAAACAAAGTTATTATTTCAGGCATTGAGTCAGATTTTAGCCAATCAGGATGACATTAAGAAACACTTGGGGCTTAATAAACTTGATTCAGAATATGGTTGGAATGACGAAGATACGATGAAATTGTCAAGAAAGTGTTCAGAAACAGCGGATGATTTTGAACATAATGATAATGATTCTAGTAACTATTGGTAAGGAAATTCAGGTTTCTTTTGGTTACAAAGAAAGAATATTAGAGCGAGGTGAACGATTAATGTCTTTGGCATATAAAAATGACACATACAACTATAATGGCGAATATGAAATGGGTTCATTAAATAAGTTTGCACAAGCAGAAAGAAGATTGTCTGCAAAGAAACAAGCATTGGATGATATGAAGAATGAATATAACCTTATTGAACAACAAACATTTCGCATTTATAAAGAAAACATCCAGTATATGCTGCTTGATCAGCCGTCCACGATTAAAATGTGTAGAGAATGGTTAAATATGTTATTAAAAAATCAGGATACGGACGGTAACAAGCTTGACAAAAGAAAGAAGTATAAAGAAAAGGAAACATATGATTGGTATGTCAATTATATTAAAAAGCTTCTTGATATTGAGTATATGAATGATGTTAAATTCATTGACTTTAATTTTGGGCAAGCTACTAATATTCAGTTTGAATATAAAAAGCATAATTGGCGTTTAGAAATTCCTCATATTAAAGCTATCAAATTAGATGCATATAAGAATTATGGTGGCAGTGTATTTGAACTTGCGTTAGTACACAATGATATAGAATATAGTTGTAGTTGGTCGCAGTTTGGCTCTACATATGAGGAAGATGAATTAAGAGATATTATGACACAAGGTATTGAGAAATATTGTAATTAGTTGGGAGTAACTTTACAAGAAAGCAACATATCCTTGGATTATAGAAAAGAGGTGATTAAGTGTTAGTACCTGCAATTTTATATAAAGAACAGATTGGGAAAGAATTTCAGAAATATTACTATACAACAGATATGATGTATGAAACTGGTTGTATGTGCAATTGGAGTCCTGAAATTGCAGAATATCCAAATGAGAGTCAATTCCAATATGCAATAGTTGATAAGAACGAAAAACTCATTGGCTATTTAGGATATTCCGTTGATTGGTATGTATCTAAAGCATATAACTTTGGATTGTTCTCATTTGACAGAGGAAATATCTTGGTTGGTAGGGACGTATTCGATAAATTAGAAGAACTGATTAAAACATTACATAGAGTTGAATGGAGAGCTGTTGGTGGAAATCCTGCTTGTAGAGGTTACGATAACTTTATCGAGAGACATAATGGAACGAAACATGTTCTGAAAGATTCAATTAAAGATAAGAGTGGTAAATATCACGATGATATTATTTATGAGATTGTGAGTGGAGAATAATACATTGGAGGTGAAAACATAATGGGAATGTATACAGAGATTAATGTGTGTTTTGATTTGTTAAGGAACACACCGAAAGACATTGTAGATATTTTACATTGTTTTGTAGAAGGAACAGATGTTGAATAAATTTAAAGGAGAATATTAAACATGGAAACAATTTTAAGATTATTAGCAGAGAATCCAGAAAGTTTAGGAGCGGTAGTAAAGACATACATTACAAAGTACAAAGAGCCTGTATATGATATTTTGAAGGAACTCATGATTATTGCAAAGGATTATTCTGAGAACACTGAGTATCCTGCAATTCAGGCGAGAACTAAGAAGAATATGTTTGATGCATATGTAAGTGTTGGTTTTACAGAGGATCAGGCATTAGCACTTATGATTAACGACAATATTCAGCTTATGAAGAATATTCAGAAGTCAGTTAATAATACTTCTGTAAAAAATAGTAAGTAGTGGTTTCGCAGTAAACCAATCTTTCTTTGAAATTTTTAATCATATCTAAGCCATTCGGCTATGGGAATCCCAGTAAATAAGAGAATAAAATATTAGAAAGGTGGTGAAAAGTAGTGCATCCAAGTGATTTTTTTGAAAATTGCTCATTAAGAACTGGAATTGATACATTTGAAATTTTTGATGAAGATTTGAAACAAAAATTAAAAAGTATTCATCCTAAAAATTTCTTAAAAACAAAAATTACCCTACCTGTCTATAAGATAAATCTATATTATGTGACAGAAAAAGGAAATTACAAGACAGTTGACAGATATACTGTAATGGATTCGGAGTCAGATGATGAGTATGTAGATTTTTGGATAGATATGTTTATTCGGGATTATAACAAAGATAATCCAAATCATAAAATGATAAAATGTGAAGTCAACAGTATTGAACGAATCTGCGAGGCTGTGCTACCACTTGGTTAGTTTTTCACCATATGTATTTAATGCCTTTGATTAGCAAAGGTTGTCACAATGATTCATAAAACGGATCATTGGTTTATATGAATCGAAAAAGTAATGTGATAGTGACGTAAAAAGACACTCACCAAGTATGGCTTTACCTCATTGAAATGAAATAAATTTCAGTGAGGAAAGTACATATTGGTACAGAAAGCTAATACAATTGAAGAATTATTACAGGATTGTCCTGTAAACTCAGTAATAGGAGATAATTTAATAAGAGCATGGTCGAAAATTAACAGTCCTAAATATTTACATATTCTTTGTAGTGTTTCTGGCGGTTCAGATAGTGACGATATGATTGATATCGTTTGGAGATGCGACAGAGATGATAAGGTTATTTATGTGTGTTTTGATACTGGTCTTGAGTACCAAGCTACAAAAGAACATCTTGATTATCTTGAAGAAAAATATAATATAAAAATTCTTAGATATAAAGCAATTAAACCAATTCCATCGTCTTGTAAACAGTATGGTCAACCATTTTTATCTAAGCAAGTCAGCGAATTTATCCAAAGATTACAAAGTCACAATTTTCAATGGGAAGACGAAAAATTTGATATTCTGTATAAAAAATATCCAAAATGTAAATCTGCATTAGAGTGGTGGTGTGGAGAAAAGGGCGAAGGAAGTCATTTTAATATATCATGCAACAAATATTTAAAAGAATTTATGGTTGCAAATCCACCAACTTTTAAGATTTCTAATAAGTGCTGCCAATATGCAAAGAAAGATGTGGCACATAAAATTTTAAGAGAAGGCATTTGTGGTAATGGATTGCTACCAATTGATCTACAAATCGTAGGGATTAGAAAAGCCGAAGGTGGAGCAAGATCAACTGCATATAAAAGTTGTTTTGATGAAAATGATTCTGGTTGTGATAATTATAGACCTTTATTTTGGTATAAAGACTCAGACAAAATAGACTATGAAAATGCTTATGATATTGAACACAGCAAGTGTTATACAGAATACGGACTGAAAAGAACTGGTTGTGCAGGCTGCCCATTTGGTAGAGATTTTGAATACGAATTAGAAGTAATTCAAAAGTATGAACCGAAACTTTATAAGGCTGTTAATAATATTTTTGGAGATTCTTACGAATATACAAGGAAGTACCGTGAATTTGTAAAGAAAATGAATAAAAGTAGAGAATAACAAAGTGAGAGGTTACGAAAGCCTTGAAAAATAAGGCTTTTTAGAATCTAAAAATATAAAAATATTACATACAAAGGAGATTAAAATGAAGAACACAAATTGGAAAGTGCCAGTAATTATTGGCGTAGGAGTATTAGCAGTTATTTTGATGATTGTATTTGGTGTACAGAGTTCGCAGAATAAAGCTATTGCACTTGAGGAGCAGGTAAATACAGCATCATCAGATATTAAGGTACAGGAAAAACGAAGAGTTGACCTTGTGTATAACCTTGCTGATTGTGTAAAACAGTATGACAAACACGAAGCTGATACATTGACAGCAGTTGCAGATGGTCGTGGATCAACAGGAGATATTGAGAATGTAGCAACAGCTATTACAGCAGTTGCAGAAGCATATCCTGAGCTGAAGTCCAATGAGAACTATAAGACTCTTATGAATGAGTTATCTATGACAGAGAATATGATTGCAGAGTATCGCAGCAATTACAATAAACAGATTAAGGAATACAAGCGATATGTGAGAAAGTTCCCTACAAGACAGTTTCTTGGATTGCTTGGATATGAAGTGCAGGAATATGAGTATTTGGATTACAACGCACCCGTTGATGCTCCACAGGATTTATTTAAAGAGGATTAGTCTATGAGATATGGTAGAAAAGGTTTTGATTTTGGCGATTTTGAAATAACAAAACGTGAAATCTTGGCTAGTATTTCTATCATTGCAGTTATGATTCTGTTTGGTATTCTGATTTCTTCCAAGATTTCAGAACACCAAATGGATAAAAATGAAATTTATAACAAGGCTGTCAAGATAGAAAGTCAAGAAATGTTCCAATACGGAATGGATACAAATGTTGGTAATGCGTTTGTATATGGTGATTTGAAAGCGGTAGATACAGTTACCTGTCCTGAAATTGGTGGAGAATATATGTATGTAGAGAAAGTCAAAGAGCGATATACGATGCATACAAGAACTGTTACTCATACCGATGGCAAAGGACATTCGTATACTACAACAGAAACATATTGGACTTGGGATAGAGTTGGAAGTGAAGATATTAAGTGCAAAGAAATATCATTTTGTGGAGTGAATTTCGCAAGTAATAAGATTGATTTGCCAGGTACTGATTATATTGACACAATTAAGGAATCAAGTCATGTAAGGTATAAGTATTATGGTGTTGGTACTGAATATAAAGGAACAATTTTTACAGATTTGAGAGATAAAACCATTTCTGATAACACATCATTTTATAATAATTCAACTATTGATGAGACGATAGAAAGGTTGGAATCTGATTTTCCAATTATTATTTTCTGGATCTTTTGGGTTGTTTTAATCGGTGGAATGGTATTTGGGTTCTACTATTTGGATAATAGGTGGTTAGATTAAGGATAGAAAGGAGAACAAATGAGTAGCAGTAGCATTTATGGAATAAGAAAAAATTATACAGGAGAAGAAATATTAGAGTATAAAAATTCGTGGTGTTTTTCTCCTATAATTTGGGGAGTCTTGCCAGACAAATATATTCATGACTACATTCAAACACCATATGGATATAAAAAAGGAATTATTGGAATGGATGGAAATGATGTATGGACAAGAACTAATAAAGCTATCAATAAATGTGATAACACACCTGATAGAAT